AATTTACTTTTCCAGTTGACAGACTAAATACATTTGTTATACACTTGCAAGGTGCAGTTGTATATCTAGGCACAACAAAGACCATCTTAAACATAAAGGAAAATTATCATGGCAACATCTTTAGCAGAAATTAGAGCAAAGCTCGCAAGTCAAGAAAACCGCGGTAGCGGTAACACAATGGGCGGTGACAATGGCATTTATGCACATTGGAACATTCAAGAAGGTACTACAGCCCGAGTACGTTTCCTCCCCGACGCAAACACCAAAAACACTTTCTTTTGGGTTGAACGACTAATGATTCGTTTGCCTTTTGCAGGCGTTAAAGGTCAGGTAGACAGCAAACCCACAGTGGTACAGGTACCCTGTGTAGAAATGTATGGCGACGCCTGTCCGGTTTTGGCAGAAGTACGTACTTGGTTTAAAGACCCCAGTTTGGAAGACATGGGACGTAAGTATTGGAAAAAGAAAAGTTATCTTTTCCAAGGCTTTGTCCGTGACAATCCAATGGCAGAAGACAAGACTCCGGAAAATCCAATCCGTCGTTTTGTTATCAGTCCGCAGATTTTTAACTTGGTTAAAAACGCACTGATGGATCCGGAACTGGAAAACTTGCCCACTGACTACGAAGGCGGATTAGACTTTAACATCAAGAAAACTAGCAAAGGTGGTTATGCTGATTACAGCACCAGTACATGGGCTCGTAAAGAGTCTGCACTAACGCAAGATGAATTGCAAGCAATTGAACAGTATGGACTATACAACTTGGGAGACTTCTTACCCAAGAAACCCAGCGACGCAGAGTTGAAGATCATCAAAGAAATGTTTGAAGCCAGTGTTAATGGCGAAGCATATGATGCAGAACGCTGGGGTGCATACTACAAGCCTGCAGGGTTCCAAACTTCCACAGCAGACAGTGCACCACGTACCGAAAGTGCTCCTGCACCTGCACCTCGTCCTGCGCCTGTAGTAGAAGATGTAGAAGAAGAAGCAAGTGAGCCAGTCGCATCGGCTCCAGTTGAAGCCAAACCCTCCAGCCAACGTGCTGAAGATATTTTGGCAATGATTCGTAACCGTCAAAAGTGATTTAGTAGTCGCTTGTGTCAATTCAGTAGGGGAGACGGTCCCCTACTTTTTATATCTATGAATCATTCCCCGTTTATTATTACTCGATTCACACACGGATCTGCTGGTAAATTTTTAAGTACTTTATTGCAAACAAGTGATTCTGTTGATCACTGGTCTGAAACAATTCAAAAAAATAAAACTAATAGAGTGCTGACTCATGGCATTACACTTGAATATGTTCGAAGAAGTTTTCCAGAAAATCATTCTTTACATTTGCGAAATGAACCGATGGTTCCTTACAATACAGAATTGTACAGTGCAGGCTTTGAAAGAGGAAATAATGTATCATATGAGGACTATATAAATTATGCAGTTGTAAATAATGATACTCGTTGTTTAGGATCGATAAAGAATAATTTATTTTTAAATATTATTTTTCATAAACCTATTATCCCTAATTTTTGTCATGGTGCAAAGGTTATTACTATTTTAACAACATCTGAGTATGAACAAACGTGGGTTAAACGTGCGTTGCAACAAAAACATTTTTTAGAAACTGAGGATTCTATCCTATACATTCCGAATTCGCCTATGCACTGTAATTTTTCATCTTTGCCTGTTGTGTTACAATATCAAAATAAATTTAAGTTTAGTAAATCTGAAAAACAATTGTTAATCGATACAATAAATTCTAGTTATAAAAACCGAGATTGGTACACAAATTCTAACAGGTTCTCCGAATTTGACAAGTCATTGAATTTAGATAATCAATTTATAGATTTGTCTGATATATTAAACATAGAAAAATTAATACCAAAGTTAAGTTTTATTTTTAATTATTTTAAACTAGGTAAAATTGATGAAAAATTAATTAGAGACATGCATAAAATTTATTCTAAACATCATGAAACTTTTCGCTAAAGATTATTCAAACATTTTGAATAATAAAATTGATTTTAGTAGCCATACTGTACAGTTAGTAGATCATTTGGGGGGATTTGACAAAAATAATGAAAATTTAATATTGAATTATTTAAATGATTGTAATATCAAGAATAAATTTAAAATTATGTACATAACCGATGACTTTAATGAAAGGTATCGGAATTTAGATATAAATTTTTCTGTAGATTTACAAAATAGATTGAATCTTCGACATTTTAAAAAATACAAAAATCACCCGGCAGTAAAAATTGAAAATTTTTTATGTAGTTTTAACGGTTCAGACCATGTAAGCAGACGACTACTAACGGCTATTCTTTATAAATTTGGATATTTTAAAAAAAACTATTGTAGTAAAAATTTTGTTTACTCATTAGATCAACTAGAAGGCTATATATTTGGTTATTGCAAAGACCGCGAACAATTTTATAGAAAGTTTTTTTTATCCGAAAGTTTTGATACTTTCAATGAAACAATCTATTCTTTCGGTCACATACGGTACGATCATAGAAATAACATCTATAATTTAGAAAATAAACTAACTAAAAGTTTTATTCATATAGTAAGCGAAACATTGGCTACAAGTTATTATCCGTTTGTAACTGAAAAATTTTTGTATAGCATCGTTACTAGAGGATTGTTTTTATCATATGCACAACCAGATTGGCACCGACACATAGAAAAATATTATGGGTTTAAATTATACACAAAATTATTTGATTATAGATTTGACAGTATAAAAAACCCAGTAGAAAGATTGGTCGAATTAGTGACTATGATTTCGAAATTTTCAAAACTAAACAATGATGAACTGTATGATATGTATTTGATGGAGTTAGATACTATAGAATTCAACTATGATCATTATTTTAGTGGTCGTTACTTGGAACAATTAAAACAGCATACCAACACATTTATTTGATCAAAGTACAATATTTGACAAAAAAACTTTTTTAAATGAAATCAAAAAATTATATTCTTTATTAAATTTGGATGATTTTAATGAAGAGGCTACTAGCATTTTTTATACAAAGTATGCTATACTACACAACATATAAGGAACTATCATGGCAAAACCATTTGACGTAAGCAAATTTAGAAAAACAATCACAAAAAGTATTGACGGTATCAGTATTGGATTTAGGGATCCAGATACTTGGGTTAGTACAGGTAACTATGCTCTCAACTATTTGATTAGCGGACAGTTTGACCGAGGAGTGCCAATTGGCAAAGTTACAGTATTTGCAGGTGAGTCAGGTGCAGGCAAAAGTTTTATCTGTAGTGGTAACTTGATTCGCAACGCACAGGAGCAGGGTATCTATGTTATCTTAGTTGACACTGAAAACGCCTTGGATGAGAAATGGCTGCATGCACTTAATGTAGATACGTCAGAAGCAAAATTATTAAAACTAAACTTAGCAATGATTGATGATGTTGCTAAACTAGTAACTGATTTCGTTAAAGAATATAAGACCTTGCCAGAAGATGATCGTCCCAAGGTATTGTTTGTATTAGATTCATTGGGCATGATGTTGACACCAACTGATGTTAATCAGTTCGAATCAGGTGATCTAAAAGGCGACATGGGCCGTAAGCCTAAGGCACTAACAGCATTAGTGCGTAACTGCGTGAACATGTTTGGTGACTTGAACATTGGTTTAGTAGCAACTAACCACACCTATGCCAGTCAAGATATGTTCGACCCAGACGACAAGATCTCAGGCGGACAAGGCTTTATCTACGCAAGTAGTATTGTAGTTGCCATGCGTAAACTCAAACTCAAAGAGGACGAAGACGGCAATAAAGTGTCAGAAGTTAAAGGTATTCGTGCTGCCTGTAAAATTATGAAAACACGTTATGCCAAGCCTTTTGAAAGCGTACAGGTAAAAATTCCTTACGAAACAGGCATGAATCCCTACAGTGGGCTAGTTGATCTGTTTGAAAGCAAGAGTTTGTTGGAAAAAGAAGGCAATCGGCTTAAATATGTCTTAGCAAATGGTACTGAAATCAAACAATTCCGTAAGGCTTGGGAAAAGAACGAAGACGGGTGTTTAGATCAAGTTATGGAAGATGTAGTTAAAAATCCGCATAAAGATCGAGGACAGGCCATTTCTCTTGAAGAGGAAACTACTAATGACGATTGATGTTGAAGTTTTGACAGAAACTTATTCAACCCTTAAACAATATATTCCACAAAAAGACAGGCAAGAAGCCAGCGATACTCTTATGAGTATCCTGGTAGACTATCTTGGCGACACTGAAATTAAAGAGTTCAGTGGCATTGACGCATATACAAAACGTAGTTACGATGAGTATGCAGGTCAGTTTGATGACGATGAGGAATACGAAGACTACGAAGACTAACCATGTGGTATAATCGAGTGGTTCAAGACTTGGGTAACATACCTGAGTTTATTAATTTTTACGAAAACGAATTACAAGAAGCCAAGTACGACTGCGGTGTCAAAGGACATTTGGAACGTAACATTGCAAACTTACCTGGTATTACTGAACACAGGTTCAATCAACTGCAAGAAATAGAAGCAGTGTTAAACTTTCTTAACATACAGTTACGCAAAATTCGCAAAAAGCATTTTCAAAAGTATCTTGAAAACTATGCAAGAGCATTAAGCAGTCGCGATGCTGAAAAGTATGTTGACGGTGAAGATGAAGTTATTGACTTTGAAACTATTATCAACGAAGTAGCACTTGTTAGAAACAAATGGCTTGGCCTAATGAAAGGCCTTGAAAGCAAAAACTTTATGTTAGGACACGTTAGTAGGCTAAGAACAGCCGGTATGGAGGACATTACACTATGATAAGTACTGATACCATGCAAGAAAAGGTAGTTTTAGTTACCGGAGGCTTTGATCCTTTACATTCCGGACACATAGAATACTTTAAGGCCGCCCGTGCTTTAGGTACTAAATTGATTGTGGGTGTAAACAGTGATCAATGGTTGGTGCGTAAAAAAGGACGACCATTTATGCTACAGGAAGAACGCATTTTAATTATCAGTGCGTTGGCATGTGTAGATGAAGTCTTGGTCTATGACGATGAAGATGACAGCAGCATAGATGCTATCCGACGCACATTAAAAAAATACCCTGCACATGAGATTGTTTTTGCCAATGGTGGCGACCGTACCAAAAGCAATATACCCGAAATGGCTATTGTAGATCCAAGAGTGGAATTTGTGTTTGGCGTTGGTGGCACAGATAAAATGAATTCCAGTAGTTGGATCTTAATGGACTGGAAAAGTCCCAAAGTAGAACGCAATTGGGGTTACTATAGAACTATCTATGAGCCTAACAAGCACGTTAAAGTAAAAGAACTTACTGTAATGCCTGGAGAACGTTTAAGTATGCAACGACATCAGGATCGTGCAGAACATTGGTTTGTGGCAGAAGGCACTGCTACAGTATATACTGTAAACCGCAGTTCAGACTATGAGTTGTTGGGTGAGTTTCACGAACATCAAGCACTACACATCAGTCGTACTCAATGGCATCAATTGTGTAATGAAGGCGAAGTTCCGTTAAGGGTTGTCGAAATACAGTACGGTGAACGCTGTGAGGAAGAAGACATAGAGCGCAAACAAAAGGGGCAGTAATTGCCCCTTTTTGTTATTAGACGTACCAGTTTGACCTAGACTGATCAACTCTGGCTTGAGCTAGTTTTTCGCACCAGTTGAAGAACCAAGATTTAAATGCGGCCATGTTGTGTGCCTCCATAGTTACGCATGTCAAATTCACGCATTAGTCGTTCAATATCTGCCACAGTCTGTGGTGCACGGCTAGAAATATAGTGGTCCATTTGACTTTGGTAAGTCGCAGTTTTTACGCCAAGCTTTTGTAAAGCCTGCTTAATTTTTTTCATCATTTTGTGATTGTCCTTATATTAAAAATCTAAAATTTTGTATGCTTCACGTGCATCAACTCCGCACTCAGGACAGTTGGCATACTTTGGTAAGTCATCAAACTTGCCCATTGTTTCTTCGTCGTGAACGTGTCCGCATATCTCGCAAACATATTGGTTCATTTTTGGTGTTCCTATATATTAGTAGAAACTATATCAGTGTTTCTACTGAGTATTTAGCTCAGTGTTTCTACTAATATAAGATATGATTATTCATTCTCCCTGTTCATTAATAAATATATTATTACTATACCAAGAAATATGAGATACCAAGAATTCCTTACAGAAGCAGTTCAAAAAGACCAAGTAGTTGCTGCATTAAAAAGTGCGGGTTTTGAAGACGTTAGAATTAAAGGCAATCTAATTGCAGTTCTAGTTCAAATCCCAGCAAAGCAGAAAAAAGATGCGTTCAGAGTAGCACTATTACAAGACATTGAACGTGTCATGCAACAGGCATTTCCAGAAGATGGCGCTAAAATTGTGCAAGCTCAACGTTTAAAAAGCAGCATCGGCGGGGTTGTGTTTGATGCCAGTCCTATTGGTATTTTAGTTAAGGATATTGGTGCTCAGGGTGATCAAAGTGCCGGTGTTGCTAACGAAATTGAGTTGGCCAGTATGATTGAAAGTGTAATTCAAAAGTACGGTAATGCTAATGTTACATTTGTTGATCCAAGAGGTAAGGAACTTACACTTCAAAACTGCTCAGAAGTACAAATAGCAGGACGCGATACCAAAGGCAGAAAAAAAGCAGACGTGGTACTACGTAGCGAATCTGGTGATTTGCCCATCAGTATTAAGAAATTAAATGCAGATGCTTGGGAAAGTGCCGATAAACTGTTTGGTGGTAAGGCCAGTGCAGTATTGCAAAATCTTCAGGATCAGGGTGTTATCAAACTTAAGCAAAGCAAAGATGATGAAGGCAACACAATCTACAGTTTAGATAAAGAAATTGTAGTAGAGCCTACTGAAGAAGAAAGCATGCAGGCAATATTTGGCAGTGATATCAATCCTGAAGGTGGTGTGGTAATTCAGACTTTCAAACCTGAGCACTTTAGACAAGATGGCAATAATGTATTTGTACAGTGCCATGCAATTATCAAAGAAAAAGCAGATATTCCAGAAAGCCACATGATGGTATGGTTAATTAGAAACGACAGAACTAGGAAAAATCCGCTACCAGGCCTGCGTACACTGGGTGTAACACTGAAACGTGGTATTGGCGCTCGGGGTGACAAACCTGTTATTTTGGTTGACCGATCTGGTAATGTATTAAGGAGATAAAAAATGTGGAAATCTACAGCAACCGTTACTAGTAGCACAGGATGGACATTAGAGCAAATTGCCGTCGCTGTTCAACTATTTGAAAAAGAATTAAACAATGGAAATATTGCAGAACCACCCCTGCCAGATGAACAAATAGGGTCTTTCGATGAAAGTGGATCTCAGTTTATAAGGTATTACCAAACCGAGGCAGATGCAAATTATTGGATAAATTTATTTGAAACAACAGTGACTGACCATCCAACATACACTTGGGTCCTTGAAGAAGTGTCTGAGTAATGTTATCTGCAGTTAACTGTTGACATAAAATCCCCGTTACTATATAATAAGTCTATTGCGCTTGTAGCTCAGTTGGTTAGAGCAGTGGACTCATAATCCATTGGTCGCGGGTTCGAGTCCCTCCGAGCGCACCAGGTTAACATGCCCGGATGGCGAAATCGGTAGACGCCTCAGACTTAAAATCTGATATCCGCATGGGTGTGCCGGTTCGAGTCCGGCTCCGGGCACCACGAGATTATTATGAGTTTAGGTTCATTATACCTTTTGATTCAGTTCTTTAATAAACAAGAAATTTGTTTTTGGGACATTCACCAAGATTAATTTTGGATAAGTACAGTACTTCAAGGAGAACTGTATGGCAGCAAAATCGAAATTAGGTGAAAAACCCCAAGTCAAATTAAAAATTGAAAAGCGTACCAGTCAAGGTGGCAAAGTCAAACGCTCGAGCATGAACAAAGGTCGAAAGCGTGGTTTTAAAGCATACCGTGGTCAGGGACGCTAAGTAAACACGTTCCCTGGTAGCTCAGTAGGTAGTAGCAACGGACTGTTAATCCGTGTGTCGTTGGTTCGAGCCCAACCCGGGGAGCCATTATTTCTTGACAACTGTAGTTTTTGCATATATAATACAGACATAGAGAGATAGGCCGTCTTAGCTCAGCAGGTAGAGCAACGGATTTGTAACCCGTAGGTCGCCAGTTCGATTCCGGCAGACGGCACCATATTAAAGCATATCTAGTCGTATGTTGAGCCTATTAGGCCTACAACGGTGTACGATGAAATTGCTGTGTTGTAGTGGCATGGTATGCTTTAATATGGTAAATGCCCCTTTGGCGTAATTGGTAGCCGCGCTGGATTTAGGTTCCAGTACCGAGAGGTGTGAGGGTTCGAGTCCCTTGGGGGGCACCATATAGTGTGCAGGATTCGTATAGTGGTAATACCTCAGCCTTCCAAGCTGATGCGAGGAGTTCGATTCTCCTATCCTGCTCCAAGTCGGGGTGTAGCACAGCCTGGTAGTGCGCTTGGTTTGGGACCAAGATGTCGGAGGTTCGAATCCTTTCACCCCGACCATTAAGTTGGATCGTTAGCTCAGATGGTAGAGCGTCGGCTTTACACGCCGAATGTCGGCAGTTCGATCCTGTCACGATCCACCATGCTAAATAATCTACCCTGGGGGATTAGTGAAGTGGGATCACGCCAGATTTGCATTCTGGAATCAGGAGTTCGACTCTCCTATCCTCCACCAATTAATACTTTAGTATTATATTGACAGTAATTCAGATTTCACATACAATACACTTAAGTTGACGCACATTAGAGATAAGACGGTACTGGTTCGAAACGGGACTCCTCGTCTAGTGTGTTTCTTGCACGGTTCGTCTATCGGTTAGGACACTGGCCTTTCACGCCGGTAAGAGGGGTTCGATTCCCCTACCGTGTACCAAACATAGTACGGTGGCAGAGTGGCCCAATGCACGGGACTGCAAATCCCGAAAACCGTCGGTTCAAATCCGACCCGTACTTCCAGAACGTTCCGTGTAGCAACGGATACTCCGACCCGGAGGATGAGAAGTGGTGTAGCAACCACGGGTGGTTCCAGTCCAACCGAACTGGCGCTGGCAATGCGATAACGGTCCCCGTCGGGGAGCGGGTGGAAGGCGTGCGTGATGGTATGCTGTTTAACCGAAAGGTGACAGGGTGCTTGATGCGCTATAATTACCGCCGGGGGATGCAGAGCATTTGTTAACTTAACAAAGGAGAAGATGTATGCAGTTTATTACATTAAATCAAAGGCACCATCTAGGCCGTCGAGGTTTTAAATACGCATTTGTGTTTAAGACCTACTCTCAAGAACGGCCTAGCGAATATGCAATTAGTGAAATGGTAAGGAAAGCAGAAGGCATGGGGTATGATAACACATTCTATGGCAAGAGTCCTGGCAATTGCGAGCGCAGGCCTTACTACGTCGGATTTAACAACGAAACAACTGCAACATTGGTACAATTGCAGTTATGATAAAAGGAGAAAGCAATGAAGCCAAAACAAATCGCTAGGCAACGTAACCGCTTCGTTGCTTTGGCATTAATGAGAAAAGCGGGCGCACATCGCAAGTCTAACAAGGCCTTGCGTAGACAACACAAAGCGTCCTTAGATCAGTCGGTAGAGCAGTAGACCATATAAAAACACATCGTCCTAGAAGCAGTGAGATGAAGACACAATAGGCTCACAAGGGGTGTCACGGTGTGTTTCTATATGGTTTGACAAAAGGTGGTATGTAGTCGTTGTCAATGCGGCGAGGACCGGGATTCCTTTCTCAGCAACACTGAGACCATATTGAAGCACATTGCCCGCCGTGGTAGGGGAATCGCAAACAGATTGATCACTGTTGCCGATGAGTGGTTCGAATCCAACAGTGTGCTTCAATATGGTAATGGAGATGTAGGAAAATTGGTAACCCCAGCGGACTGTAAATCCGCCGCCCGAAAGGCACTGTGTGTTCGACTCACACCGTCTCCACCATATTGAAGCACATTCTAGGCACGATCTTTACTGCAGGTGCCGACGAAAAAGAGACGAGTGTGCTTCAATATGGTCTGTTAGTTAAACGGTTATAATAATGGCCTGTCACGCCGTAGTCAGGGGTTCGACTCCCCTACAGACCGCCAAATAAATTTACATACTGATTATAAATCAGTATAATTACTTTAAAGGAAGGTTGGCAGAGTGGTAATGCACCGGATTGCTAATCCGCCGCTCAGAAATGGGCGCACAGGTTCGAGTCCTGTACCTTCCGCCATATTGCGGGATTAGCTCAGTTGGTAGAGCGAATGCTTGCCAAGCATTAGGTCGTCGGTTCGAACCCGATATCCCGCTCCACTTTAGTTTATAACTTTGATTAATATATATTCTGCTGGTCATGTTTATGGTTTAGAGTTTTTGCCTGAATCTTATGAAATCTTTAATAATTTAGAAAAAATAAAACTAGCACCAGGCGCACGTCTTGCATTTATAAGCAACGCAGATATCTGGTATTCTTTACCAAGAGAATTTTTTGATGTAGTTGTTTTTTGGACAACTGAATCGTTATCTTGGGAAAGAACTCAAAACAAACCCATTGTCCCTTTGTCAGATAAAGATATTATTTTCAGCAGTAGCAAAGGGCCAAACAATGATATGGATCTGCTTTATTGGTATGATTATGTATCTGGGATTTATAAATCAAAGTTTAAAAAATTTTTGCCAAGCCTTGAAATATCAAATCATAAGTTGTTTTGTAGTTTAGGTAAAGCCAGATTGCCAAGGACTTATGCTTATTGTAAATTCCACGAATTAAATCTAATAAAATCTAATCATATAAGTTTTGTTTCACGTAAAATTTATAAAAATATAGAATCCCCTGACAATATGGATTTTGAAGGTCAATCTAAAATGGCAGATTTTGTTGCAAATTCTTCTATTGACCTACAAGAACCTATAAAAATTAATTTCAAAGATGATTGGAATATCAGTAAGAGGCAAAATGATTGGTATACAAAACTTAGAAATACAAACGTAAATGTTTCTGCAATTTTCCCAACTAAAGTGATAAATCAGTCTAGTTTGCTTTTTGTATTTGAAACGGAAATGCATAATTTAGAACACTTTTCAACAGAAAAAACAGTAAAGGCACTTATTAGTGGAAGACCATCTATTATAATTGCATCTCAAGGTTATCTTGATTATGTTAAAAAACTAGGGTTTAAAACATGGGACGGGATTATCGATGAAAAATATCAATATTATTCATGCCATAAAACAAGAATAGACAAAGCAATAAACGAAGCACAACGTTTTTTTTCAACCGATGTACTCGGTAGCAAATGCCTACAAAAACAAATTAAAGACATTGCAGTTTACAATAGGAATCATTTATTTCAAACCGACTGGAAATATAACCAAAAAATTGCTTGGAACAAAATTTTAAAAAAACTGAAAAATAAATAATCAATATTATAAAGGAGAACCACCAAATGGGGGCGCCGCGGTTGCAATTATCATGATAGTTCTTTATAATATTGTAAAGAAATAAGGAGACACACTATGAAGCAAGCAGTATATCGCAATGCTGTAAATCAGCGCGACGAATGGATTTGTGACGATCCTAAAAAGACCAAGTACATAGACGGTGTCCAATATCTTACGGTTCGCCGACCTGACAGTGAACGTCTAGTCCTTATTAGAAAGGACAGTTTAATTCGGGTACAAACCAAGTAACATTAAATATCTTGTATGAGAATTATCGAAGAAGTAAAGTTGGATTTCAAAGACGTACTCTTTGTTCCAAAACGCAGTACTTTGACTAGTAGACGTGAAGTTGACTTAGTTAGGAATTTCGAGTTTAAACACAGCAAATACAAATACAGTGGCATACCCATCATGGCATCAAACATGGATGGAGTTGGCTCATTTGAAATGGCTCGAGCCCTAACTGAACACCAACTGTTTACCTGTGTAGTTAAAAGTAAAGGCTATGCTGACTGGGCTCAGAACTGGCCAGCATTAACCCAAGACACCGTGGCAGTAAGCACAGGTATCACAGAAGCGGACAGTAAGAGGTTAGACATAATCTTACAGCATTGTCCCGACATACAGTTTATCTGTATTGATGTTGCCAACGGTTATCACGAACACTTTGGCGACTTTGTAGAACAAGTCAGGCAACGCTATCCAAACAAAACTATTATTGCTGGTAACGTGGTTACCGCAGACATGACGCAAGAACTTATCATGAGAGGAGCAGACATTGTCAAAGTCGGAATCGGACCGGGATCGGTATGTACAACTAGGTTTCAAACTGGGGTTGGTTACCCGCAACTTAGTGCGATTATTGAGTGCAGTGATGCGGCTCATGGGCTCAATGCCCATATTATTGCTGATGGCGGTTGCACTAGCCCAGGCGATGTGGCTAAAGCATTTGGCGCCGGCGCAGACTTTGTCATGCTTGGGGGCATGTTAGCCGGACACACAGAAGGCGGCGGCGACATTGTTGACGGTAAGATCAAGTTTTATGGCATGAGTTCAGACACTGCTATGGACAAGCATAATGGCGGTGTTGCCAGTTACCGCAGCAGTGAAGGCAAAACTGTTACTATGCCGCACAAAGGTATTGTTGAACACACTGTATTAAACATACTAGGTGGACTACGTAGTACCTGCACTTACGTTGGCGCCGTTAACTTAAAAAATCTCAGTAAGTGTACCACCTTTGCAAGAGTTACACAACAAACAAACGACGTTTATGGAAAACCACAATGAGTTTCAAAGAAGAAATTTTAAAATACAGTAGACAAGATCGGATTGCACCCTTAAGTGATTGGTTCGACAATGCGCTCAGTGAACTAATTGATTTTGATGTTTATCCTTATTCAGATAAACTAGATGAGATAGGTAAGATTCTAGTTAAAAATCTCGTAGCGTATAGAGAAAAATATAACGTCAATGATGTTGTAATTGGTATGAGTGGCGGAGTGGACAGTGCTCTTACTGCGGCCTTGTTTAAACGGGCAGGTTATACTGTATGGGGATTTACACTACCAATTCATCAAAAGCCTGAAGAAACAGAGCGTGGCATGGCAGCATGTCGGGCCTTTGACATTATTCATAAGCAGATTGACTTGACTGAGTCTTACGAATTTATGTTAAAGCAGACTCGACTGTTTGATCCAGAGATCGACAATGAAGAGGCAAAATTACGTCGAGGTAATTTGCGTGTACGTCTACGTATGATGACCTTGTACAACATGGCCAGTGCCGTGCGAGGGTTTGTGGCCAGTACAGACAACTATAGTGAACTGGCTGCAGGTTTTTGGACATTACACGGTGATGTAGGCGACGTTAGTCCTATTCAAAGTCTTAATAAGAGTTGGGAGGTACCTAAACTAGCAGAGATCGCGGGCGTACCTCAAGAAACTGTGTTTGCTACACCTACAGACGGATTAGGTATCAGCAACGGTGATGAAGATCAATTTGGATTTAGTTACTTAGAGTTTGATATTGTTTTACATCGTATTGGACAGACTACTATTACCTCTTCCAACCGACAGGAGATTTTAGAATCACTAGCAGTGCCTGATGAGGACTTAGAAAAAGTAAATCGTATTTTAGATAGAATACAGTCAAGTGCATTTAAGCGAGCAAATCCATTTAACCTATTGCATCCCGCACAGCCCACAAGGTTTCAACAACTAGAAACCATTGACACGGCTGTGTGGAATCCTGTAAAATAAATATTCTATCAACAATATTTTATGATTTACGAAATACGAGATGAACAAGATCCCTACAGTTATCTATTAGCAGAAGATCCAGTAAGGGCACACATTCCATTAGCAGAACGTTTTGGAAAAAATCGCCATGTATTTGCCTTGACTGATGAAAATGTAGTAACTGCTATCGTATGTAGTAAGTTATGTCATGGTGTACCTGCCAGTGAACAGGAATTGTTAGCAGACAACGCAAACAATCCTAACACTATTGTGTTTTATACTATCTGGAGCTATAAATCCGGATCAGGACAACAATTAATAGCAGAAGGTCTTAAAATTGCCAAAGAAGCATTTACTAATGTAGAGCGTTTTGTCACACTAAGTCCTCCGACGGAACTTGCACGCCGCTTTCATTTACGTAATGGTGCCACAGTGTTTAGAGTAAATCAAGATACTGTTAACTACGAGTACAAATAATTATGGTACAAATAAAAAACTATTTGGTAGGGTGTGTTAGGCCAGTAGTAAACTATTGGGGTTATTGGCAGGGAACAGGTCCAAACCCAAATTGGGAAAAAGACTATAAAAGTTATGCTGACATGTATAAAATTAGTCGCCAAAGCGCCAAAAAGTTTCTACAAAGCACTTGGAAAGAAGTAGCATTAAAATCTCCGGTGCTTGATGCACGAATGAATCAAATTGCAACATACTATGCAATTAAAGAAATGTGGCATCAAGAACCATGCAACATATTGTTCATGGGTTCAGACACTATGTTTATTAAGCCAACTGAATTTTTTGGAAAATACCGAGAAATGCGTTTGTTTAATTATACTGATCCTAAATCACACCCAGAGCATACGCACTATCTAAATGATGATATTAGATACTATCCTGCTACTATGGACTCTAGTGTTTGGGAACTGGGCGAACAACTTATGGCCAAATGGTTTAGTCATAAAGAAAGCGATTGGAGTTGGGGGCAACTTCTTCACAATCATCAGATCTGGAGTCAAGGACTGACTCCTGAGCAAATGATAGATCCTACTATGGCTTTTCAGGTAGTAAGTTTAGATGAAAATCATTCAAATTCATTTAATGGGTGTACTTTAGCAGAAGCAAAAGTCTTACATTTTCACGGCAGTAGAAATGCAGGAGAGCGTAATGCAGTAATGTTGGACATTGCAAAACAAATGGACATTGACGTTGATTCAGAATAAAAGATTTTTAATTACAGGTGCAACGGGTTTTATTGGCAGTCATTTAGTAGAATATTTTTCTCAGCACAATAATCAAATTGTCTGCGGTGTAAGGAAAGACACAAAAAATTCGTCACGCCTGAAGCACATTGAAAATTTAGAATTTGTTGAGTATGGTCTTAAAGAACCTTGTAATCATCTAAGATCACAATTACTTAACATAGACTATATTTTGCACGTTGCCGCAAACCCTAGTTCAGAAGCCAGCCTACAAGATCCAATTGGCGCAATATTTGATAATGTGGTGGGTACGGGATATATTTTAGAACTAGCACGAGAATTAAATCTTAAACGATTTGTATATTACAGTACAGCAGAAGTATTTGGTCCAGTCAGATTAGGCAATGACAGCAAAGAAGATGATCCTTACAACTCTAACAATCCATACGGAGCAACTAAAGCCGGAGGTGAAGAACTTGCGGTTGCTTACAGTTCAAGTTTTGGCATACCGACATCAGTAGTCCATCTCAATAACTCGTTTGGTGAAAGATGTCAAAGCACTCGTTTCCCAGTAACCACAATTAAAAAGATATTAAACAACGAAAAACTTGTAATTCATACAGGTGCAGATGGACATATTGGTGGCCGGCGCTGGTATTATGTTAAAGATGTAGCCGAACATACTGATTTTATTTTACAAAATCAAAAAAGCCATTGTGAAAAATGGAATAGTGCTGGTGCTGAATTCATTGATAATTTATCGTTTGCTAAGATGATTGCACAAAGTTTGAAAAAAGAGTTACGTTATGATCTTGTGCCAGTAGACAGACCAGGACATGATGCTTATAATCTAGTCAATCCCGATAAACTTTATCGTGAAGGATATAAGAACACCAGTACCACACAGGAAAAAATAGACAACATGGTAAAATGGTATTTAAATAATACTCAATGGTTGGAAAACGTTCAATGAGTAAGAAGATTGTGTATGTTACAGGTTGCCTGGGATTTATTGGCTACCACGTAACTCGGGCCTGTTTAGAGCAAGGGTGGTATGTTAGAGGAGTTGACAAAGGCACTTATGCAGCCAATTGGAACTTATTACCAGAGTTACAAAAGTATAAAACTTTTACTTTTGAACATAAAGATATCAATGACATTGACAGGATCTATGACAGTGACTATTTTATTAACACTGCTGCCGAAACACACGTAGACAACAGCATTGAAAGTTCAGACGAATTTGTACACAGTAACATCGATGGTGTTCATCATTTGCTCAAATTGATCAATCAAAAGAAACTGCAAAAACCGATATTTTTGCATTTTAGCACTGACGAAGTCTACGGTGATATAGAGCAGGGCAGTCATACAGAACAAGACTTGTTACGTCCTAGCAATCCTTACAGTGCCACCAAGGCCGCTGCCGACATGCTGGTGATGGCCTGGGGCAGAACCCATAATTTGCCTTACATAATTGTACGCCCCACCAATAACTATGGCATAGGCCAGTATGTAGAGAAACTTATACCTAAAACTTGTAAATTTTTTACAATCGGCAAACGAGTTGATCTACACAATAATGGGACTCCTGTTCGTACATGGTTACATGCTTCTGATACTGCTAGTGCAATTATTAAAATTATTGAATCTGGCGTAACTAATGAAATTTATAATATTTCTGGTAATTTAGAATTACAAAACATTGAAGTGGTTAAAAAAGTTTCCAAAATAATGCACAACACCGACGATGTTTCCTCTTATATAGAAGATTCGGTTAGAAAAGGGCAAGATGTTAGGTACAGTATAGATGATTCCAAACTTAAAAAACTTGGATGGCGACCACAGGCAGAGTTTGACACGGAGTTGAAAAAAATAGTAAAATACTACAAGAACAATTTTATTTGGTAATATGGAACACATTCTTAAACAGGTTCGCGAATACGTTGAACAAAAACAATCTAATAAGTCCTGGACTGCAGGTAAAGACTTTGTAAACTATGCAGGCGCACACTATGATGCTGAAGAATACGTAGCAGGTGTAGAAAGTTTGCTTAACGGTTGGTTGGCAATGGGCACGGCAGGTATTGAGTTTGAACGACGGTTTCCTTCACAGTTCGGCAAAACACTGGGTATTGTGACCAACAGTGGATCCAGCAGTAACTTGCTGATGATGGCTTCGCTTACCAGCAAACGTGGTTATAACTTGCCTAAAGGCACAAAAGTTTTGATGCCTATTGCAGGTTTTCCTACTACACTTAATCCTACCCTACAAGTAGGATTCTTACCTCAGTTTGTAGACATTGAATTAGACACATTAAACATTAATTTAGACCAAGTTGAACGTGCATTAGCCAATGATCCAGAAATACGTGTAATTACTTTTGCACACGTCTTGGGTAATCCTCCTAACATGGATCAGTTAATGGATCTTGTGCGTAAACACGATTTAATTTTGTTAGAAGACTGTTGCGATGCACTGGGCAGTACGTGGAACGGTCAACCTCTTGGCAGTTTTGGTTTAATGGCATCATGCAGTTTTTATCCTGCACACCATATGACCATGGGTGAAGGTGGATTTGTTGCTACCAATGATCCACAACAAGAAGTTATATTACGCAGTTTCCGTGAATGGGGCCGCGGTTGTTACTGTGTTGGTCCAGAGGCAAACAAACTGAAATGTGGTACTTGCGGCAAACGATTTAGCGAATGGATTCCTGCCATGCCAGGAGAAATATTTGACCACAAGTATGTTTACGATGAGATTGGTTATAACCTAAAACCCATCGAACTACAATGTGCCATGGGCTTGAAGCAGTTGGACAAATTGCCAGAAATACATCAACTACGCCGCCGCAACTACAAATTGTTACTAGACATTTACAAAAAGCACGAAGAATTTTTTATCTTACCTTATGCACAACCAGGCTCGGATCCATCATGGTTTGCTTTTCCCTTAACAATAAGGCAGGGCGCACCATTTAGTCGTAGTGATATAGTAGACTATTTGGAAGAAAACCTTATACAGACACGCCCGTATTTTGCAGGCAATATTATGCTACAACCTGCGTACAGCCATTTGATGGATCCGAATGTGGCCCGAAACTTAATGCCCAATGCTACACACGCCATGACTCATACTTACTTTCATGGCACCAGTCCTGTGATTACAGAACAGCAAATTCAGTACATTGGAGAAATTGTAGACGGCTTCTTAAGTTTGTTTAAGTAATAATATAGAAATGGTAACAGATGATTAACAACGCTATTGAAGTAAGAGAATATCAAGGAAACTCTTGGTACTGGCCCAAACAAGACGGTATTGATGAAAATTCTTGTTGGGACTATCTTACAAAACGATCAGAAGTTCCTGATAGAATAAGTGAACTAGTAAGCAATAGACAAGTGGTAGTACAAGCAGGTGGTAACTGCGGGTATTATGTTAAACCATATGCAAGAAACTTTCAAACAGTTTACACTTTCGAGCCAGACCCTACTAATTTTCTTTGTTTATGCATGAACGTTCCAGAGATTAACGTTATAAAAATGCAAGGGTGTTTAAGTAACAACCATGCACTATTAGGAATGGAAAATCATAAACTTGGACAAGATGTTGGAGCCGGACACGTAGTTCCGGGAGGAGTTTTCCCCTCATTTAGAATTGACGATTTAGCACTAGAAGAATGCAATCTGATTCATTTAGATATTGAAGGCTTTGAGTTACAAGCATTGCGTGGTGCTGTCGACACTTTAGAAAAATTTAAGCCTGTGGTAGTTGTAGAAATTTTTGAAGACTGGGCTAATAGATACGATAGTAGTTTCATAAAATTAAAATCTTTTTTGTTCAGTTATAATTATGAACTAAAAACTCAAATTGATGGGGATTTAGTTTTTAAACATAAACAAGGATAAACAGTGAGAGTATGTGATTGGATCCCCCAATATCTGCGTTCACAAGGAGTAGAACGTGTTCATGGCTTAATGGGCGGCGGTGCAAGCGGACTCAATGATGGATTTATTAAAGCAGGAATGCCTTATATTTGCTACCATCATGAGCAAGGTGCTGGACATGCTGCCATTGGTGAAACAAAGTTTACTGGCAAAGTCAGTGTAGTAAATCCTACCACCGGTTGTGCTGGTACTAACTGCGCTACCAGCGTGCTTAATGCTTGGCAAGACAGTGTGCCTGTAATCTTTATCAGCGGCAACGTTAGACTTGATGCCTGTAGTGGATATATCAACGAGCAACGTGGTATACAATTACGCAAGTATGGCGTACAAGAACACCACATTGTGGACACGTATGCTACAATGACTAAATGGAGCGTGTTTGTTACAGATGTACGAGATGTTGCTTATACACTAGAACGTGCAATGTGGTTAGCACAGGAAGGCAGACCTGGTCCTGTTTGGATTGACATCCCCAGCGATATACAGAACGCTCCAATGCCAGAAGATGTTAAACATTTCGAACCTCCTGCTAGTGCCAAACTTCCTGTAGACTTCGAGTTTGTAAAAAAATCTATAGAAATGAGCGAACGTCCGCTTATACTTGCGGGCTACGGTATTAGACAGAGCCAAACAGTTGACTTGTTCAATGAATTTATTGAACGATATGAAATACCATTTGCCAGTACGTATGGTGCAAGGGATTATACTCCTGGCAACCACCATTACAGCATGGGCACAGTAGGCATTAAAGGCAGTCGTGCAGGTAACTTTGCAGTACAAAATTGTGATTTATTGTTAATATTAGGTTGCAGTCTTGGCAGTAGTGTAGTAGGATATGATCCTAAACAGTTCAGTCCCTATAGTTACAAGATTATGATAGACATAGACAACAACGAATTGAACAAGGATATTGTGTCAATCGATGCTAGATATCTTTGTGGACTAGAAAAGTTTTTTGGAGCAATGCTATGACAAGAACAGAATGGTTAGCTAAATGCCTACACTGGAAAACTAAATGGCCTGTCATGCAGCCCGAATACCGTGCTGACAATGAAACTAACTCTTTAAACATTTATGCAGTTTTAGATTGGGTTAACAAGCATAGTGATTCAAAACAAGTACTAGTAGGTGATGCTGGTAGCATTAGTTACGCAGGACCTACCGCACTGGAAGCAAAACCGGGACAACGTTTGGTATTCAGTCCTGCACAAGCAGACATGGGCTGGGCAGTACCTGGTGCTATTGGTGTTGAACTAAACAATGGTGCAGGTAGAGGAACAATATGCATTACCGGCGATGGCAGTTTTATGAGTAACTTACAGGAACTGGCTGTAATTAGAGAACATAATCTCAATGTGCAGATTGTTATCCTAAACAACGGCGGCTACCTCAGTATCAAAAATACACAAAGCAAATACTATGAAGGTCGTGTATTTGGAACTAGTGCTGGAAAAGGTCTTTGGTTCCCCGACTTTGCTAAAATAGCAGACTCATTTGGTTTTGAATATTTTCAATTAAAGAGCAAGGACGACTTAGATCGGTTTGCATTTAGAATGAGTAAGACTGGCGGTCCTATTATATGGGACTGTGTTTGCCATATGGATCAAGAAATATTGCCTGCACAAGGATTAAAAGATGGACGTCAGGCAGGCCTACACGACTTGGTACCATTCCTACCAGAAGAAGAACTTAAGTCGGAATTACTTGTAGATTTGTAAATACTGTATGAGTTATACAGACCCTTTTGTAAAAGTCGCATACGACTTAATAATGGAAGGGGAAGAATTAGCAAATTGTGTACTGCCTAATTCAGTAGAAGAATATGTTGTGCTTATGTTTGCCAAAAACTTCCAGCGTACAGACATTGGTGTAAATCCAGTAGCAATACAGATGTTAACGGCTTGTCAGCATAAGGGCACAGACCAATACCAACCAATAGCCGACGAGTGTTTGTTAATCCACAGTTATCCATTAAATCGTAAACGTTGGCCCACAAAAACTTATTATATGGAAATGGGTATGACTGCCTATGGTTTGGCTAATATCGAAATAATGGAGTCAAACTTTGAACCTGCCAGTCGTGTGCTACGCAGAGTGTTCAAAAATTTTGGTTAAACTACAATTTGACACATAATCTATAATATGCTATTATTACACACTCAACTATCCATTGAAGGTGTAATATGTTTGAATCTATCGAAATTCGCAAAGCCGCAAACGGTTTTATTCTTGTAGTTCATACTGAGGATGAAGACAAAGAATTTGTCTATGATACCAGCCGTAAAGCCATGCGAGTAATCAAACAGTATTTGGAAGCAGATCGCCAGGCTGAAGACTAATACTTTAGTACTAATACCTAAGTATTACACCGGGTGTTGCTGAAAAACAACACCTTTTCGGCGTGAAAAACGGTAGTACTAAGGTAGTACTTGCTCGAAATTCCCTATTTCGCTATAATTATGGCATAAGTTAACGAAACAGGAGCAGACAATGACCCAAGTATATGACCAACTCACTGATAGACAAAAGCGTGAAGTTCGTATGTATGGCGTTACCGAAGCAGGTATGCGTGAAGCAGTAGAGTCCAGCATCACTTTTAAGCACTCTGGTCCTGCTATGATGGCGGCAAGTTTGATAAGCGATGCCCAAGAAATGGTTAATACTGAATACGGCGAAGTTGACTATATGCGAGCAGAAGATGCCCGCCAGGCGCTGAATCGTGCCAAGTGGATCTTGTTTGAATATGTTATGGAAAAGTAATACTAAGGTAGTACTTGACGATAATTCGCCATTTTGCTATAATTATGGCATAACGTAACAGAAGTAGGAGCTGACAGTGAGTACATACATCGAGATTGTTGAAGGCACTTATCGCAACCAGAATTGTGCTGGCATGCAGTTTGAACTGGTTAAACAGTTTGAGCGTGGTGCTAAGAAAAGTTTTGTAACAGTCAAAAATCAAGGTCAGTTTCCTGGCTGTCCTGAGAGCATTCGCATTGCCTGCGAAGGTCCAATGAGTTATCAATTTGTAGGAGATGCACCTGTGCAGAGTGAAGTAAAAGATCCTACCGTTCAAGAAACGGATGAGGAAGCAATCAGTCGCATCCGTGAGCGATTTGAAATCCTTACGGAGATGACCAAGGCGGCTACCACTGGTAGCATTCGTGCTATGATTGTCAGCGGCCCTCCCGGCGTTGGCAAGAGTTTTGGCGTTGAGCAAGAAATTGAAAAGGCTACCTTGCTGGATCAACTGGCTGGACGCAAGATCCGTGCTGAAGTGGTTAAAGGTAGTGCAACCGCTCTTGGCTTGTACAGTACTTTGTACAAGTATTCGGACGAGAATTGCGTGGTTGTGTTTGACGACTGTGACAGCATTTTGTTGGATGACGTCAGTCTTAACCTGCTGAAAGGCGCATTAGATTCGGGCAAGAGTCGTAAGATTTCTTGGTTAAGTGACAGCCATTTGTTGCGCCGTGAAGGCATTCCGGACAGTTTCCAGTTTAAGGGTTCGGTAATCTTTATTACCAACCTCAAGTTCGACTCAATGAAGTCGCAGAAACTTCGGGACCACTTGGACGCACTGCAAAGCCGTTGCCACTATTTGGACCTGACCTTGGACACCATGCGTGACAAGATCCTCCGTATCAAGCAGATTGCCAGCGATGGCGAACTATTCCGTGATTATGAGGAGATTGAAACTGTGGCACAGGACGAGATCCTGGCGTTTATGGACGATAACAAGAATCGTCTGCGTGAGATGTCGTTGCGTATGGCGCTGAAGATTGCTGACTTGCGTGTCAGTTTCCCCGAGCGTTGGCAAGTAATGGCTCGTACTACTTGCATGAAGCCGGCTTAAATACAAGAACGGGAGACTTGGGGCTCATATCAAATATCCCCTCAGTCTTAAACAACCAACTGGTGTCCCTAAACAACTTGAGATTCAATTATGGCAACTAAAACTAAATCTGAACAACACGAAGAACTTATCCAAACTCTTAAGTTCACACCCCGAACATATCGTGTAAGCCTAACTGGCTATGGTGGCGAGATTGTTCTTGGAAGTGTGCCCCGAGAGACCTATGAGTACTTTCGTGACAATGAAATTGATGTAGAAGAATATGCTGGCGGCGGATGGGGTTGGGATGATGACGAAGACAGTCCTGAAGTTCCAGAAGAGCATCGTTTTGTAGAACCTGGCAGTTATTATGATTGCGATGACATTGCTCATGAAGTAGGTTGCGAGTTTAGCGAATACAATTACATTACTATTTCGGATGAAAATGGTGATGAAGTTTGGAGTTGCAAACTGGATTATGAAGAATTGGAAAAGCACGGTGTTGAAGTCGAATACACCGAAGAGTTCATGTGCAGTGACAGGCCGGACAGAGAAAACACTGTGGGCTTTATTGGTCAGAGTGTAGAAAAAGGTACATTCTTCGATGGCGATTTAGGTTTAACTGCACCATTGGATCTAGCCAAATTAAAAATCTATGTCTACGAAGTTGAAGGTTGGGAATTAATTGCCAACGTAACTTACGGCGATGAAGACATTGAGGGTACAGATGGATATGATACTCGCGGTAAAAGCATGGAAATGAAATTTTACGACACTGGAGACGAGGATTAAGTTTAGGGTTGCCAATATTCAGTCAGCTCCTGAGGCAACCTTTTTAGGCCCTGTCATTTTTATGGCAGGGCTTTTTTTGACTTCTTTACTAGGATAAATTATAATACTGTATGGAGCAAACTTTTCTTTACGTAGAAGACTACATCGAATTTATTTCTGGTTGGCGTACTCGTGGCGGCAAATTGTTAGGCTTGTTTCAAAATCAACAGAGTCCACTCAGCCTTGCCAGATATGATGTGCAGATTTTATCCAGTCTGGGCGAACAAACTGCACTCAGCCAGAAACCTTACACAGACAAACAGGCAGCTCTTGCAGTAAAGATTGTTACCAAGTATCGTAAACAGTTAGGCAATTTACCCGATCCTGTTTACATTCCTGAAGTGTTAGATAACTTCAGGTTAGGTATTAGACAAGTAGATAGAAGTCGCAAAATTTATATTGAAGACGATAAAATTATTGTTCGCTTTCCCTTTGATGGTTCATTGATCGAGCAACTACGAGACTTGGCCAAACTAAGTCAAGGTGAATGTAAATGGAATCCCGTTCAAAAGGTGTGGTGTGGTGCCTTAACAGAATTTAATGTAAACTACATTGTGGCTTTAGGTCGAGCACAACAGTTTGAAATCAGTGATGAAGTATTGGCACTGCAACAACAAATTCAAGCGGCAGAACAAACTGACTATCGCATTGAACTGGTCCGGGATCGCGATGGGTGCTACACTATTACAAATTCAGAACAATCATTAATAGACTATTTGGAGCAACAACTTGGTAGTCACTGTTGGACCAACTTGGTCGGATTGTGTGATTATGCACAAGTGTGCGGTTATGCGATAAGTACAGAAGTAGAACAAGAACTTGCAGACAAAGTCAAACCTGACTATTATCGAGAAACTGTAAACTTTATTAAGAACAGAAAATTTGGCATTGCCAAAGAAGAGTTCAAACACGTTTTAGAGTATGCACGGTTGACCAACAGGTTGCCTGTGTACTACTATGATCCCACTTCATTGGATAAAACAGATACTGAAGAGATTGTTTATCTTAATATTGGAAGTCGTGATCCGGAATTAATGAATAAAATTAAACTGTTGGTAACTCATAGCAGTTTATTAATTGGTAGCAGACGTCAGGGTTGGGCGCAAAATGCAGAAAAGGTAATTGAATTACTATAATGGAATGTAGATTAATTATTCGTGACGAAGTTAATGTTAAACTGGAAGGTTTAGACTTAGTCACACGCAAAACACTGGTAAACAAATTCAAGTATGAAATACCTGGAGCACGTTACTTGCCAGCAGTGAGACTGGGACGCTGGGATGGTAAGGTTCCCTACTTTAATTTAGGTGGCACAACCTACATCAACTTACTGCCCGACATCCTACCTGAACTTGAAAGTCGTGGCTATGACATTGAAGTAGATGATGTCCGTGACTACAGAACTACATTCGAGTTTGACAAAGTAACAGAGTCAACGTTTGCAGATATTGCTTGGCCCAAAGGACATCCTGCGGCAGGTGAGCCTATTGTATTACGGGATTACCAAATTGAAATTATCAATAAGTTTTTAGAAAATCCACAGTGTATACAGGAAGTGGCCACAGGCGCAGGCAAAACTATTATGACCGCGGCGCTAAGTGCAAGTGTGGAGCAGTATGGTAGAACTATTGTTGTTGTGCCCAGTAAGAGTTTGGTCACACAGACAGAAGCAGACTATGTCAACATGGGTTTAGACGTTGGTGTGCTGTTCGGTGACCGTAAAGAATATACAAGAAAGCACACAATCTGTACTTGGCAAAGTCTAAACGCATTACTAAAAAATACACGCAACTACGAAGCAGATGTTACAATACAGGAGTTTGTGGAAGACGTAGTCTGTGTAATGGTAGACGAAGCACACAGTGCCAAAGCAGATGCACTAAAAAGTTTGCTGACCACAGTGTTTGCCCGCATACCTATTCGTTGGGGACTAACTGGTACCATACCTAAAGAAGATTTTGCTTTTCAGGCACTGAACTGTTGTATTGGTCCTGTGGTAGGAAAACTTAGTGCCAGCGAACTTCAAGAAGCAGGACACCTCAGTAACTGTCACGTAAATATTGTACAGTTATCGGATTACGTAGAATACAAAGATTATCAAAGCGAACTGAGATATCTATTAGAAACAGATTCCAGACTAGATTACGTCAGTGAACTTGTAAACCGTATTGCAGAATCGGGCAATACATTAGTTCTTATTGACAGGGTGGGTCCTGGCAAGGAACTGGCAAGTAAAATCAACAACGCCGTTTTTGTCAGCGGCGCAACCAAAGCAAAGGATCGAAAGGACGAATATGACGAGATTGCTACTAGCACCGATAAGGTTATTGTTGCGACTTATGGTGTGGCCGCTGTGGGTATTAACATTCCTAGGATTTTCAATTTGGTTCTTGTGGAACCCGGAAAGAGCTTTGTACGTGTTATCCAGTCAATTGGCCGAGGCATTAGAAAGGCAGAAGATAAGGACTTTGTCCAGATCTGGGACATTACTTCCACCTGTAAATTTGCCAAAAGACACCTCACTAAACGAAAACAATTTTACCGAGATGCACAGTACCCATTCGCCGTTGAGCGAGTAGATTGGCAGTAAATGATATCACGTGATAAATTTATACGTTATTTAGAAACAGTAGATTACCTTTACGTTGGTAATATATCTGCTGATTGGAATACAATTCTGGATGAATGTTATGCATTAGTTGACAAAAGTCCAACTTATTGGAATTCAGTATGTGCAGAAGGTTTGAAAGATTGGGGAGGAGTCCAAGGTGCAGAAAAGTGGACCGTAACAACAGATGGTGCCGCCGCAGTTGGATACACAAGCCAAAATACTAAATCATGGGGCACAACACACGACAAACCACAGTTGCATATGGAATGGGAAAAAATTGTAAAAGATTGGTTGCCATTAGAGCATGCTATAAGCAGACCGTCTTTGCAAAAACCTGGCAATGTTTTGCCATGGCACAGAGACTATTTTGTGATGTTTAAAAAACATTATCCAGAAGAATCTGAATATGTAATTAGATTTATTGTTTTTATGAAGGATTGGGAGCCCGGCCATATGTTTAATGCCGGCGACTCTATTTTTTCAAATTGGAAGGCAGGAGATGCTATTGTTTATCATCCTACTAGATACCACATAGGCGCGAATGCAGGAATGACAGACAAATGGACTCAAAATGTTACTGGTGTTCTTAAAGAGCAAATAAATTTTCCAGCATTAGATTTAGGTAAAATATGTTAATAGGTCATAAACCATTAATTATTCCGGAAATTATAAATTTTATTGATAATATTTTTCCTAATATTACTTGGGAAAAACTAATGCAAGTGGAGCAGCAAGATTTAGATCTTGCTTGGAGAACTTGGTTAACTGATAGTCCATGTCATGAAATTAAAGGTTTAGATCAATTTAAATTAAGTTCTTTTTGCCCGGGTACCAGTGATGCATTCGGTGAATTTATTGCAAGATATCCAAACAGGACAGTAAGGGTAAGTAGAAGCGATTTTATTTTAACTAAAATACTTTGCAAAACTTGGAATAGAAAACTAGTGTATCTAGAGGATGCACCGCTTGAAATAAACGACTGTATAATTTTGAGTATGCCATATAGCGGAAATGGTAGCGAACTACCCGATCAGGACCAATTATTGGACAATGCAGATAAATTAAATGTTCCTGTGTTTGTGGATGGAGCTTATTTCGGAATCTCAACCTCAGTAATTTATCCATTAGATAGAAAATGTGTAACCGACTTTACTACAAGTTTAAGTAAAAATATGGTAAGTGATCCTTTGCGATTAGGTATAAGATTTACCAAAGAAAAAATAGATGACGGTATTACTGCTACTCTATTGGGTAGTAATGTTTTTGATAGACTTGGTGCATATTTGTCTATACAACTCTTAAAAAACTTCCCCCATAAATGGTTGATTGAAAAATTCCATAACAAGTCATTAAAAATCTGCCAAGATCTTAAATTACGACCCACCAAAACAATTACTTTAGCGTTGGGACCGGAATCAATGATAGAATTCCAAAGAGGTGATTATGTTCGAATCTGTTTAACAGACGAATTAATTGCAGATTAGATATTGACATATTTTTATAAGAGTGTATACTTTGCGTAACACTATTAATATTATATGAGACTATTAACATTAGACAATACCAGTTACGAATTAAATGATATACCAGAAGAAGTAGATGACATACGTTTTTGCGTATTAGATAATTCAGATCCCAAAGACCCTGACTACTTTTTTATTCCTTTAATCTTTTTAGAAAGTTTTAACAGCCCTGCTCTCGTCTTAAAGATAGGCAACGCTACTATAAAAATGCCAATTGATTGGCAACTGCTAATAGGCGAAAAGGACTTGGGCGACTTAGAAGTAGTTCCTCTTACTAGCATCAACGACAGAGGATTTAGTGCGTTTGCTTTTAATCCATTAACAAGTTTTAGGCCAGACTTCTTTCCTGTAGAAGTTGTTGACATCTATCAGGACGTTAAGTGGTACTTTCCTAAACTAAAACCAGGACAGATGTTGGCCGTTCCTTTAGAAACAGGCGTAGAAAAACCTATGTGTGTTTATTTTGTTAAAGACATCAGTAGGCAAAGTGAGGTTGTTAACTATACAAAAGTATGGTAGTATGAGCGACTTAACTGAAAGACCGTACATTTACGAATCGCCGGATGGCGGTAAAACCATATACAGGCGATATGCAGGCGAAACTGCGAGGGAGTTAATTGGTTACAAATACGAACCAACTGACCAAGAACAGTTAGAAGTTTACCGAGAAATGATGGTTTTGGCTCGGACACATCCAGGCTTGGCAGAAGAATTAGAACGTGTTAAAATGTATTACTATCTGTTAAAGCAACAAAACAATGAAGTTTTTTGGCATCCAGTATAATGGACAAACTATCGATTAACAATGAAATGGCTCAGTTCGACACAAAGAACAGACAGTTCTATGACGAACTTACACCAGAAGAACAAAAGAAGTTTAGCACTTACTTGATGCTACGTTATGGTGCCAGCGTAGAGGGTAGTGCTGACTTTCAAGAATGGTACTTACGTGTAACTAACGAAAGGTTGAATGTAAACTTTTTTGATTTAAATAAACATCCTAAACTGCAATGGTTATTGGCTACCACAGTTAGTCCGGGTATGGGTCGGCAACGACATTATTGGCAGGCTGCAAAAAAGAAAGAAGGATCAAACAGTAAAGCAGTAAAGTTTTTGCAAAAGATATATCCAGAACGTAAGCAAGATGAAATAGAACTACTAGCCGCAATCAATGATACTAAGTCTTTAAAACTGTTGGCACAAGAGTCTGGCATGACAGACCAGGACATTAAACGGGAATTAGGGTGACGTATACCTGTAGGTATTGCAACAAAAGTTACAGTAAAGAAAGCACATTGGCTGCACATCTTTGCGAGCCCAAGCGCAGGTATCAACAACAGAATGAACAGGGAGTACAGATAGGATTTAAAGCCTATTTGAGATTTTATGAACTTACACAGGGTAGTGCAAAACTAAAAACATATGAAGATTTTGTTGGCAGTCCTTATTATATGGCTTTTGTTAAATTCGGCAGACATCTTGTGGCAATACGTTGCATTAATACTGCCAGCTTTATTGATTGGTTATTAAAAAACAATAAAAAGATTGATCACTGGACCAAAGAGTCCATGTACACAGAGTGGATGTTAGAATACATTCGTAAAGAAAATGTTAAAGACGCATTAGAACGTGCTTTACGTGAAATGCAGTTACTAGCAGACACAGATGAAAAATTGAAGGGAAATTTTAATGACTACTTTAGATTGGCTAGCAGTAATCGTGTGGTTAAGCAAATTTGTGATTGTCGTGTCACTGCTTGGATTGTGTTTAATTGCGATAGCGGAATACATTTCCTCGAAACGCTCAACGAAGAACAAGTCGGAATGATCTTGCCTTACATTGATCCAGACTTTTGGCAACGTCGTTTCACAGACTATGTTGCAGACACAGAGTGGGTCAAAGATATACTAGCAAAGGCAGGCCTGTGATGCTAATGCCGTACTTGATATTGGAAATAGATTTTGTAGGCGGAACCCATGGTAATTTCTTAGAGTTTATTCTTAACCTGTGTTTAACGAATAAAAAATTGGGGATGCCTTTTACTCAAATAGGAACCAGTCATAAAAAAAGTTATGTGGAAAAAGCGCAGTCAGTTCACAGCGACCATTATATGACAGAAAAAATTCCGTTTAAAGGAAATAATATTATTGTTATAGAGATTGATAAAAAAGTTAACTTACTTAATTTACAATCTATAATATTATACCGTGCTGGCGATAGAAAAATAGAAACTCACGATTTACACATCAAAACTTTTCATAAATTAAACATTAAAATGTATAAATCTCTACTTCAAAATTTATGTAAAAGTTATAATGTAAATTTGTCCGAATTGGAACCTAACTGTCCTAGACATATTCTAAGAGAGTTTTTTAAACACGCATATAGAGATAACAGTTTATTTGGTCCGACAGACGGACAAGAAGAGTTCATTAATTCTTTAATCAAAGAAGGAAAAAAATTATATAGATTTCCAGTTTCATCGTTTTATAATTACGAAAATTTTGACAGGGAAATTAAAAACATCCAACAATTTTATAATTTTAATTTTTTAAATTATGAATATAAAGAAGAGCACCGAGAATTTTTGCATTATTTAGAATATTTCTTAAGTTTAAATATCCTACCGGATAAAATAATAAATGCAGTTGAACATGAGTTAGATCTAGAATTTGATAATTTGACTATTTTACAAGAAAGTTATATTAACGGAAATCTAGAACGTATTTTTAATAAAGAAATGCCATTTTTACAAGAAAAATATTTTATCAACACAAGACAAATTATCGATTACTTGAAAACATGAAATTTCGTTCAGACATTGACATTGACTTTGCAGACAGAACAAAGATCTTGGACATATTGCCACATACTAGTGCCAGTATAATTAAGGATGGTTCCATCTCAAAACACAACACAGGTGTGTACTTTACAGAAATACCGCAAGATCCATTTACAGGATATGCCAGCATAGACTATGAACGAGCAGAAGATTTGGGATATTTAAAGTTAGATTTTCTTAATGTAAACCTGTACAGTCAAGTCAAAAGCGAACAACATCTATTAGAGTTGATAGAGCAAGAACCTGAGTGGGACAAACTGTATGATAGAGCATTCTGTGAGCAGTTAATTCACATAGGTAATCATTACGATACACTGATCAAGATGCCTGAAGCAGTTAACAGTATTCCTAGAATGGCCATGTTTATCAGTGTAATCAGACCTGCCAAACGCCACTTAATAGGACAGGCCTGGGGTGAAGTTAGGAAAACTGTGTGGCAACGTCCCGAAGACGACAGTTATTATTTTAAGCAGAGTCACGCAGTTGCTTATGCTACACTGGTAGCAGTCAACATGAATTTGCTAGGGAATTCTGCGGACTAGGGTAATACTACGGCGCTTACTGCGCTTTTGTGCATTTTCTTTTAGGCTGATTGTGGGCCCATACTTGATATCTACATCCTTGCTGATAAAAGTCTTTAAGCAGACCCTAAAAGGAGCCCAGTCTTGTTTAATGAAAAGATTTATAGGAACCATCCTATTACTTTCCCACCACCAAGTATCTGCTAGTTCCAAATAAACCTGCTTTTCTTCTTGGGTTCTTAGGATACCATAGTCGTAGATAGTAGTAATACTGTCGTCACAATTCTGAATTATGCCTATGTATTCATTGCCGCCGTAGGTCAAAAGACTTAAAAAAGGATACTCTTCTAGTAGTTTTTGGTAGTATTCTTCCACAGTGATATTTATAGTTCGAAAATAAGTCAGAACTTACTTATGGCGAATCCGCTAAATACACTAATGCAGCAAATCTACAGTTATCTTTATGACAATACTATCAACGTCCAGTATGACATAGACCCTACTGTTGAGCAAAGGAATCGTGTAGTGTATACCAGAACTATTAATTTGTATAAAAATATAGACAACATTGTCAAACTCAAGGTATTGAATTCGGACCAAAAGCCTGTGAATATTACAGGCTATACATTGACCTTTAACATGGTGGATGATTATGTGTATGCTAATGCCAACGTAGTTCTACAAAGTAATGTTACTATCAGTAATGCTAATTTGGGATTATGTACAGTTACAATAAGTAGCAACGATTTGGTGCAATTAGATAGAGAAAAATACACTTTCAATGTATTGGTAGATAATGGTAGTGCAAACATTGCTGCTTATGTAGATGATAATTGGGGCGCATCGGGACAAATATTTTTAAGTAATTCAGCCTATCCTATTAATCCTCCAGTAAACTTAGACCTTGGACAAGTTGGTGATGGAGTTACCAGTGCTACATTTAATTTTGGGAACATATAATGAGTAAAGTTGTACAATGGAAACGTGGTAACGTTACAGTAAATGACAGTTATACTGGCGCTGCTGGCGAAATTACCATCGACACAGATAATTGGAATCTGCGTGTTCATGATGGAAGCACTGCAGGAGGCTATACGATCGACAGTACCAGCGGCGGAAGCAGTTTCAGCAATTTAAGTGTATCGGGGTTTGGAAATATTGGTAACGTTGTTATAACAAACAATCAAGTTTATGCTAATACTGGAAATATTAAACTACAGTCCAGTAACACTAGTGTAGACGGAATATTCATTCGCGGCGATAACGGCAGAATCGGTTTTAATACTGAACCTTGGGAAGATGGCGTTGGTTATGATGTTACTTTTGGTAATAGTTCTTTGTATTCAAGAGAATATTGGGCATCAGCCAACTATACAAATGGTTACCAATTCTTAACTCCAGAAGGAAGGACTGGATTTAGTCATGCCTATGATACATCACAAGGCAACGTTAGTTTAATTCAACTTAGACATGATAGTACAGTAGTAGCTAAATTTCAAGACAACAATACTTCACAATTGACAGGGAACCTTGTTGTCACATCCGATGGTTCAACATTTGGTTCATTCCCTAATGCTTTTGTGCAAATGTATGGTAATGTCGACAGTTATCAACAACTGGTAGAACAAAACCTAAGTGACGGCACTAGTGCCAGCACAGATATTGTAGCAACTGCTGACAACGGTGACGACAATATGCATTTCATCGACATGGGTATTGATGGTAGTAATTACAGTGATCCTGCATTCTTTGGTGACGTTGCAACTAAAAACGATGGTTACTTATATGTGGTAGGCAATGATGTCACAGGTCCAAGCCTAGGCAACGTAGGTAACCTAATCTTAGGCAGTACCAATGGTTTGGTAAAAACTTTTGTAGGTAATATTGCACAGGCAAACGTTGTTACAACTGCTAGTGAGTCAGGATTTACAGTAAACAAAGGTGCGTTTGTGGTTGCAGCCAATAGTGCTCCTGCTGCTAACAACAGTACAGGAGTTGCCGGTACTATTGCATGGGATGGTGACTATGTTTATGTTTGCGTGGCCACAGACACTTGGAAGCGAGCCAACCTTAGCACCTGGTAAATACTAAAACGGATAGCAAAATGAAGATAGCAGAAATACTTAGAGCAGTTGCTGACATTATCGACTTAGCACAACAAGATACAGTGCCACAAGAGCCTGTGGTTGCCGTTGTAGACAACAGCCAAGAAAATCAAGAGATTGATCAGTTAGCCAAGTTGGCAGGTATCACACAGGCCAGCACCACACCAGACGAACAAGTATTTCCTGTAGTAGCCAGTTTTCCTGCAGGCACAGACATGCACCGCAGTAAAAATCCCGCAGACATGCGTAGCGACAGTGTAAGTTTATATCCAGGTTATGGAGCATGTGACTAATGGCAGCAATTGATGTAGTCTACAAAGGTCTTACAGGCTTATACAGTACACTAAGTTTAGACACTGCTAATACACTAGCAGAAGTACGCACGGCTGCTATTTCAGACGAAACACTGGACAGCAGTTACTACGGTAACTTAATACTGTTGGCCAATAACTCAGTCGACAGTGGACTATTGGGTTCCAGCACACTAGCAGACGTTGGATACACTGCTAACTCTGTATTTTTCTTTCACACCATACAAACAGGTAATCTGCAACTACGTCAAGAACGTAGGTTAGACATACAACAACTAAAACGTCGTGGAGGCACCGCAGCAAATGTAAACATTCCTGCTTACAGAAACAGAAATACCTATGACGTTGACACACTGCCTGCCAAGTATGTGGGCAACGTCAGCACACCAAATGTTCATCCAGACGGCCTATTGGAAGGACGTCCATGGGCCACAGTTAGTTTAATCAGCAATCCAACATCAATTAGTGAAGGTATTGACAGTGACACACTGTTGACATTTGAAGTTTGGTATGATGCAGCAGATACCAGTACGCTTATCCCCAGTGCCACAGACGAAGGACAAATCACACAATGGACTGATAAGTCTGGCCAAGAACATAATGCCAATCCAGATGGCGGCAGTGCTAAACCAACTTACGAAAACACAGAAACACTTAACGGTTATGGTTATATAGAATTTGATGGTACAGACAGTCTGACAGTTAACCCATTTACAACACTGGCCAGCAAAGCAGGATATACTGTGTTTATATTAGCCAAACAGAGCACAACTTCGGGTACACAAACATTAACAGTTACTGATGAAAGCGATTTGCTGATCAAAGGTGGTACTGGCAACTTTATTGTAGGTATGAATGGTGCTACAGGCGACAGTGGAGTTGCTGCAAACACAAGTTGGATTATTCACAGTTTGGTCTACGATGGTACAGGATCTACCAACAGTGATAAATTACTGTACCGTATCAACAAGGCCAACACCAGTCTATCATTTACAGGCACCATTGCTGGTAATACCAGTGCCAGCAACAAGGAATTGTTTATTGGAAACGATGAAGGCGGCACCAACGGATTGGCAGGTAATGTAGCAGAAGTAATTATGTTTAGTAAAACACTGAACAACATTGAGTACAGGAACGTAGAAAACTATCTATCAACCAAGTGGGGATTGTAAACCATGGCAACTAGTGCAAATACTACACCCTACATACACCCTTTCCCCAACTATCAACTAAATGACCTGCATCAAAGCATGGAATACAATGCTGCTGGTCAGCCTATTATACGCACCGGAGTGGGCAGTATAAATGCACTCAGTGCGTGGGGAGAAAATTTAACTGTAGCTCTACAACCAATTTTGCAATTGGATGCACTATACGGCTTGGACGCAGATAGATTTCAAACCTACGCCGCCGGCGGCGGAACTGCGGTGTCTAACAGTGATGAGATGTTTGAATGCACTTCAAGTGCCACACTCTACAGTTATGGTGTGCTACGTTCAAGGCGTTTTTTAAGATATAGAGCAGGACAGGCCAATATGGCACGTTTTACTGCCATGTTCAGCGGCACAGCAGGCACCAGTCTTAGAGCAGGACTGTTTAATCAAGAAAGTGCACTGCAGGTCGGTGTTAACAATGGACAGTTCGGTGTGTTACACTTCTATGGTGCCAGAGCAGAAATCAGACAACTCACTATTGCAACAGCAAGCTCGGGTGGTACAGCCACTGTGACCGTAAACAGTGTGGCCTATAACGTCACATTGGTCAATGGTGAAACCGCAATTCAAACAGCAGCACGTATTGCTAGAGAATTAGACGGTGTGGCCACTGGCTGGATCGTAGAATCCAAAAGTGCTAAGGTAGTGTTTTTAAGTGAGGCTACCGGTCCTTTAGCCGGCACTTACAGTTATTCTTCCACAGGCACAAGCACAGGCACGTTCAGTCAACTAGAAGCCGGAGTTGTGGGCACAGAAAACTGGATTTATCAAAGTGATTTTAGCCTAGATAGTTTGGACGGCACCGGGCCCAGTGGTATGACCATTGATACAACAAAACTCAATGTGTTCCAAATTGATTTTAGATGGCTTGGCGCAGGCAGAATAAGATTCAGCATTGAAAACAGTCTGACCGGTGGCATAATGCCATTTCATGAAATCAGTTGGAGCAATGAAAACACTTTACCCTGGAGTCATAATCCCAATTATAAAATAGGCTATGTGGCCTACAACATTGGCGGCTCAGAATCGGCTTGGGTGCGTGGTGCTTCCATGGGCTGTTTCAACGAAGGCTTTACTACCAAAAACGACTATACCAGAAGTTTCAGTAACTCAAAAAGCAGTTTATCCAGCGGCACTATACATCAACTGTTTTCAATTCGCAACCCAATCACTGACAATGAAATCATTAACACCAGAGAAATCATTATACAGGATGTTTCGGTTGCACACCAAGGCAACGACCCTATAGAAATATTGTTATTTCTAAATGCCAATTTGGCCACAGGCACACAGACTTACATAGAACTGCCGGAAGCCATTCCCACAGTCAGTACCACAACAGGCACATTTACCACCACCAACAACACACCAGTAGCCAGTTTTGTTGCTGGCATTAATGGATATCAACAATACAATTTGGAACCATATAGAATCACTGTGGCTGCTGGAGATTTTGTGTCGGTGGCAGTGCGATCTGCACAGTCAATTAGTCAAATTGCTGGTGCCATAGTTTGGATAGCAGACTAATTGACTATTCACGGTTTTTGCTGTATAATTACAATTAATGTTTAATACTGTACAAGACGCAGTCCTCGGTTTACTACCTCCGAAACGACGTCGTAGCCAAAGTGGTTGGTTAAGTTTCAACGCGGTCTGTTGCAGTCACAGAGGTGAATCAGCAGACACACGTCAACGTGGTGGTGTAATGACACAGCCCGATGGTGCAGTCAGTTATCACTGCTTTAACTGTCAGTTCAAAACTGGCTACAAGCCAGGAGCGCCTTTGGGATTCAAATTCCGACGTTGGCTCAAATGGTTGGGCGCTGATGATGCAGAAGTAAACCGTTTGGTCATTGAAGCACTGAGAGTCAAAGACTTGGTGCAGCCAGAGAGCCAAGAGCCCGAACCCATAGACATAGAATTTGAAGCCAGACAGTTGCCCAGTGAAGCCAAAAGTTTTATGGCCCTAGCAGACTTTTATGAACTCAATGAGTGGCGTGATGTGCCCACAGCCTACAAAGACAGTGTGGCCTATGTACACAGTAGAAACATAGACATGCAACGCTATGAGTTTTACTGGACTCCGGCAGTAGAACACAAACTCGGCCATAGAGTCATAGTGCCGTTTTACTATAAAAGAAAAATTGTGGGCTGGACTGCTAGAGCACTTAACAGCGGTATAAAACCCAAGTACCACAGTGACCATCCCAGCAACTTTGTGTTTAACTTGGACCAACAACTGTACGACAACAAGTTTGTCATAGTCTGTGAAGGCGTGTTTGATGCACTAGCCATAGATGGTGTGGCAGTGTTGGGCGCAGACATCACAGAGACACAGGCAGAACTGATTGAAAGTTTAGGTAGAGACATAATCGTTGTACCAGACTGGGACTCTGCAGGCAGCAAACTCATAGACAGAGCTGTAGAGTATGGATGGGCGGTAAGTTTTCCCTTATGGAGAGAACAGGCCAAAGACATCAGTGAAGCAGTTGCCAAGTATGGAAAACTGTATGTGTTAAAAGACATATTAAATAACAAACAGACAAACAATCTTAAAATAAAAATAATGAGTCGTCAATGAGCAAAGAGTATACACCAGAACTACAGAAACTATTTTTAGAAATGGTCATGCAAAATCCTGAAAGTTATTTGAGGGTGCAGAACATTTATAACTTTGAAAACTTTGACAGAACACTACGCAGTGCTGCCAAGTTTATCAGCGAACACGTCAAAGACCATAACGCCATGCCCACTGCTGAGCAGGTCGAAGCAGTGACACAGGTACAGTTACGACCAGTACCAGACTTGCAGGACAATCATTATGATTGGTTTATGACAGAGTTTGAAGGATTTACTCGCAAACAGGAACTGGAGCGAGCAATTCTTAAATGTGCGGACATGCTGGAAAAAGGTGACTATGATCCAGTAGAAAAAATCATCAAAGACGCAGTGCAGATCAGTCTGACCAAGGACATGGGCACAGACTATTTTGAAGATCCCAGAGCCAGGTTAATGAAGATCAAAAGCAACAACGGACAGGTAAGCACTGGCTGGCCCACAATGGACAAACGTTTGTTTGGTGGTATGAATCGAGGCGAACTCAACATCTTTGCAGGTGGCTCGGGTAGTGGTAAATCGTTGTTTATGCAGAACATTGCTATTAACTGGATCACACAGGGACTGAACGGTGTGTTCTTAACACTGGAACTTAGTGAAGAACTGTGTGCTATGCGTATGGATAGTATGGTAGCAAATGTCAGTACTAAGGAGATTTTCCGAGACTTAGACACTATCGAAATTAAACTAAAGATGGTGGGCAAGAAGTCTGGTAAAATGCGTATCAAGTACATGCCAGCACAGAGCAACGTAAATCAAATACGTGCTTACCTAAAAGAACTGGAAGTGCAGACAGGACAGCGAACAGACTTTATCATGGTAGACTACTTAGATTTGGTCATGCCAGTCAGTGCCAAAGTGTCGCCCAATGATTTGTTTGTTAAGGACAAGTATGTATCGGAAGAACTTAGAAACTTGGCTAAGGAGTTTAACATCTTAATGGTAACTGCAAGTCAGTTGAATCGTAGTGCAGTGGAAGAAATTGAATTTGACCATAGTCACATCAGTGGTGGTATCAGTAAGATCAATACTGCTGACAACGTGTTTGGTATCTTTACAAGTCGTGCAATGCGTGAGCGTGGTAGGTATCAGATACAGTTGATGAAAACTCGTAGTTCAAGCGGTGTAGGACAGAAAGTAGACTTGGACTTTGACCTAGAGTGTTTGCGTATCACAGATCCAGGTGAAGAAGCACAGGGTACTCCGGGCAGTTTGAAGCCACAGACCGGCAGTATCATGGCACAGATCAAAGCCAAGAGCACAGTAGACGAAGATACTGATACAAAACCACAACGTGCTACAGGAACACCTGTGTGGGAACAACAACCTCAGGTAGCAGGTGAAGCACAGAGTACAAAACTCAAGCAGATGTTAGCAGGGCTTAAAAAGTAGAATAATGTTAAGATATGAAGACATAAAACAAGTCCATTTAGAAATTTCTTCACTATGCAATGCTAGGTGTCCTTTATGTCCTAGAAATTTTCGTGGCTATAATTATAACGATGGATATATTGAAAGGAATCTAACGTTAGATGACGTAAAAAAAATATTTCAAGTTGACTTTTTAAAACAATTATCTAAAATACGAATTAACGGGAATTTTGGAGATATCGTTATGAATCCAGAAGGACCAGAAATTGTCAAATATTTTAAATCTGCTAATTCTAAACTTCAAATTACTATAAGCACTAACGGAAGTGGCAGATCTAAGAATTTTTGGCACCGGCTTGCTGAAAATGCAGAGATAGATTTTTGTTTAGATGGGCTAAAAGACACTCACACATTGTACCGGCAAAATACAGATTGGAAAACTATTATAAAAAATGCACAACATGTTATTAAAAACAATGGTGTAGCCAACTGGAAATTTATTTTATTTGACCACAATAAACATCAAGTCGAAGAAGCAAAAAAACTAGCAATGGACCTTGGATTTAGACAATTCAAACTCGTCGATCATGGAAGGAATACGGGACCCGTTTTTGATAAAAAAGGAAATTTATCGCATGTAATTGGAAATTATAAAGGAGAGACTAGTTTTCCAATTTTGTTTCATAAGAAAAAAACAGACATGGTTCTTGTTGAAGATATTATAGAAAACAGAGAACCAAAATTTAATATAAAATGTCAAACAAAAAAAGATTCAGAAATTTATATAACATCAACTGGTGAAGTTTATCCTTGCTGTTTTACAGGATTTAGTCCTAGGACATATGGGCACGGAGAATATCATGAAGCCGTTAATCAACAGATAAAAGATTTGCTACCAAAAAATAATAATGCTTTAGAAAATACATTAGAGGAATGCGTTAGTTGGTTTAATAAAATTCAAAATAGTTGGAAAATTCAGTCATATGAGCAGGGAAGACTTATTGTTTGTGATGATAATTGTGGATTATGATACTAAATATAACTAATCCGGAGTGAATTAGTGCAACGCAAGACTCGTAGCATATTAGAAGAATTAGACACCTTTAGATCGCCTAAAGACCGTGAAAATCTAATAGAATCACGTGCAAATCACGTAATTCAGGGTGCTATCAACCTCATAAATTTCATTCGTGAAAACTATGACGCCACTCAGTCTGAAGAGTTAGAACGTAGATTGCTTAACAGTATCAGAGCACAAGATTCTTCCAAATTCAGCCGTGGCGTAAAACGTATCAAAAATGAAAATTAAAGACGTTATTGTAGAACAGGGTGTAGGTCAAGAACTGTGGCGTCGAGCTACACTGCGTCCTGAGCAAAAACGGGAACTCGAGCAACTTGAAACAATGTTAGTAAGATTAACAAAACTACCGTTGCAACGAGTACAAAAGAACAGTAAAGATATTTTAAAGCAATACAAAGAACTTTTGAATCGTAACGATGATTGGGAAAAAGATCCTATTGGCAGAGAAGTAGCATTAGCAAAAGCAATTAGTCCTTATTATCCGGATACGGCCGAGCAAATTATCGCTGCGTATAGTGGTGAGAAAAAAGAAATAAACAAAACGCAGCAACAGCCATCAGCCGCAGTACAGACAAAACAACCGGCACAACAAACTAGACAATCGGTTATCCCTAGAGAACAAGGATTTGTTACCACTGTGATTGCACCAACAGCAGGTGGTGATAGAAAGTTCTGGTATGATGGAAAAAACTGGAAAGAATATTTTGGGTCAAATTGGCCAAACGATCTTCAAACATCGCAATCAGTGACAGATGACAGAGTAATTGATTACATCGCAAAACAAGTTGCATTAAAGAATACCAGTAAAGTTCCTTACGGAACAACTAAACAAACTAAAAGAAAATCATGAAGTTATTTGAAATCCGTAACACGGCCCCTCGTTGGCAACTGTGCGAAGCTGCAGAAGGTAAAAATCTACACCTTGAACATATTGAGGATTTGGTATTCAACGAAGGATACTTGGGCGCACAACGTGCTTTAAACTATCTTGAAAGCCTGCGTCAAATGTTAGCAGAAGGTGCTGGCCCTGCTAGTGCTCGTATTACAGTTAAATGGGACGGTGCTCCGGCAATTATCTGCGGCACAGATCCTGTAGATGGTCGTTTTTTTGTGGGCACTAAGTCTGTGTTTACAAAAACAGAGCCCAAGGTCTGCAAAACACCAGGAGACATTAAAAAGTTTTATGGTGATAGACCCGAACTGTCAGAAAAACTCAGCCTTGCCTTAAAGTATCTGAGCAAATTAGGCATTGGCGGTGTGCTACAGGGCGACTTAATGTTTACACCTGGTGACATTGAACAAACACAAATTGACGGTGAAGATGTCTATGTGTTTACACCCAATACTATCAGTTACGCAGTACCTGTTAACAGTGAATTAGGTCAGCGCATCGCTAGTGCCAAAATAGGAATTATTTTCCACACTGCTTATGATGGCAGCAGTCTACCAGAAATGACTGCCAGTTTTGGCGCTGAGGTATCCGGGCTTAACCGCAGTCGTGATGTGTGGTTTGATGACGCTACATACAAAGATTTGACTGGTGTTGCCAGTTTAACACCACAAGAAAATAGACAGATTGCGTCAGTGTTACGTGCTGGTGCTACTACACTACAAAAATTACAGAAAAACAAGTTCGACGTCATCTTAGGTAATCCAGAGTTTAGTCAGTATATCAAGCCTTTTATCAACAACATGGTCAAAGGTGGAGAACAGGTTGGAGAGCCTATTCAGTTTTTAAATGACTTCTTGGAATTTTATCGTGGCAAGATGCAAGACCAAATCGAAAAACTAAAAGGCGGACCTGAAAGCCGAGCAGCCCAAGCACGTATTGAAAAGATCCAGCAAAACGAGCAGTTTGTGGAAGATAACACCAACACACTGCTGGGTATATTAGCAGTCTATAAACGTATTATTGAGGCAAAAATGCTGATTTTACGCAAACTACAGACTATAGAAAGCATTGGCACTTTCTTAAAAACCGACACAGGCTATAGAGTTACCGCACCAGAAGGGTTTGTTGCCATAGGACACGATGGTGGCGCAGTTAAACTGGTAGACAGAATCGAATTTAGCCGTGAAAACTTCCTGGCCACCAAAGCCTGGAGCAAAACCTAACCTATCCCAACCATTTTTTTCCAAAGGCATAAATAATTGTATGCGTTTCGACGCAGACTTTTTAAAGGAATAAGAAAATGGCAGTATTTACACGTACAAATGGTAGCGCCGAAACAGTAGTAAGCGTTGGTGCAGTTTCTGTTAGCGCAGAAACATCCAGTACACCAATCATGGTTGGTGTTGGCCCAAGCCCAATTGAATTCAGAACCCTAGTAGCAAACGCTACAATGGCCGCTGAAATGGGTACAGGCGAAGCAGTTGAAGCTCTACTCAAGTGGTTAGGCACAACTTCGACAATCCTAGGATACCAAGTTGACACAACAACACTAAGTGTTATGACACAAGCAGCCGACACAACAAGTTGGACAGCAGCAAATGCTAACACCGCTCTAGACGGTGATAGTATTATTAACATCCGTGTTCAAAGCGTTAACGACACAGGCTTTAAACTAGCAACAAGTTAATTCTACGGAAATTAGCAAAGAAGGCAGCAATTATGCTGCCTTTTTTGTTGGCTATAAATATTTGACCATGCGTGATATATTAATGACCACACTGGTAGACATTACCAACACTGGTGTAATCAAAGGTGAAAGCCCGGAACGTGATCAAATGCGTAACTGGCAGTCAGTGCTACAGGTCTTGGGACTGCGTACACAAGTAAATGTTATAGCAGGTCCTGAAGTGTTCCAGTTAGAAGACCTTGAAGGTTTAGACTATGGTGAAGATTATCGGGGACAGCACAACGTATGGGCCATGCGTTTTTGTGAAATGGACGCCAACGACATTTATTCAGTCAAAGAACTTAGAGAAGATTTCAATGAAGTGCCTGTTATTGTAGGATTAGAAGAAACTGCACGCTTCATGCTGCCTATATTTTTCAGCTACGGCACACTAAAAAACATACACTTTAGATATAACGAGCACAGATAAATATTAGTTGATGCTACGGCACCACTAGGCACTCTTTATGGCTCACACTGGCTTACTAAAAAAGCATCGTATAACTATACGAGAATATAATGTCATCTACAGAGATAGAGAAAAAGAACCTGGAGGCGCACGTAGAACTATGTGCTGAAAGGTATGAAGCTTTGGACCACAAATTAACAAACTTGGACAACAGGTTAACCAAAGTCGAAGAGCACGTTATTGCGATACGTGATAACATCACTCAAAAAACAGGTGGCATTAACAAACAGACAATCACAATGTTAAGTGGAGTAGCCGGAATACTGCTAACTACTATACTAGGATTGTTATTACACTTGGCAACCAAATAACGTGAAGATCGTCGAAGTAACCAAATCATTCTCAGTGGCTATCACTAACGAAGAAGCAGACTTGTACATCAAGTTTGACACAGATACGCCCATGATGAAACGTCATGAAATGACTGAGCAACAAATAATAACGGCCAATCAACTAGTAAACAAAGATTTATTAATACGTAAAAAGAATGAAGACGGCCAAATCATCTATAGAAAAAGAAGTAGCAGGTAAACTGCTGGTAGACGTTGCGTTTGAACGAGCACATCGTTGGACAGAACGCGAGTTCAATCAACTAAGATACAAAGAAGATTTTATCATACATGTACCCATGTCTAAACGTTCGTGGGCAGTGGGCAAATTTGATCTAACCTTAGTGGGCGATCATCGTTGGCACTTAACTGATAGAGACCGAATTGACCTAACGTTTTACAGCAGAAAAGCCGCAGTATTTTATGCGTACTTTACTCAACGTCGACAGTACAAATTAGCGGATCCTCTGGTTAGATCGGATCAGGATGTTGCCAAATACAGAGATGAACTAGAATTTTATAGCCAAAAACTTGCAAAACAATTGAAAAATAAAAAAATAACATTTGACACACAACTGTATCAAAGCAGGTATTTAGAAAGTCGAGCACGGTACAATAGTGCTAGAAAAGAACTAGAAAAAACTCTAAACCAAACTAAATATACTAAAGTTTGGGACCAAATATTATGAACTTAAAAGAATTAGCACCAAAGCCTACAAAGCGATTTAACAAAGTTATGGAAAGCCGTTTCGGCTTCGCCATCGACTATGACAACCTAAGTCCAGTTAAGGCACAAAAGATGAGTTTCGCCATTGGCGAGCAACTAACAAAAATCCGTCAAAGTTACGGAGCACATACCGCAGAGCAAAACCCCAAGTATATGGAAATGCTCATGGTACGTGAAGGCTTAGATGCTTGGTTGGCAGAAAACTTTGATGGAGAAGTTGAGCCTCAACAGCAACTAACAGAAGGTGAATTAGAAACCGCTGAAGTAGTATTGGCTGCAAAAGACATGCAGGACAGTGTACAGGCAATGGTTGAAGACGCCAGCAAGATGCTTAACGAGCAATTGCCCCCATTGTTAGATACCATCCGTGACCAAGTTGGTGTAGCACAAGGTGATCAGTTTAGAAATACTGTAGCACCAGCACTGCAAACACTATTAGATCAGTTAAACACAGCACGTGACACACTAGATCAAGCAAGCCGCGCACTAGCAGGTGAGCAAACTGCTGAGCCAATGTCCATGGGCGGTGAAGAACCCGCTGCCGAATTACCTGGTGGTGATGAAGACTTAAGCGACCTAGACAGCGAAGATGATGGTTTTGCTACCAGCGACGCTGCTGCAGGTGGTGAAGAAGAAATGGGCAGAGAGCGCCGCTAATGCGTCTAAGCGAATTTGCAGGAGACAACCCAGACAGGAGCAGTGACTTATATGCAAATGTAGTCACTGCTCTTAGTCTCATGCAGAATCAAATTAAAGATAAAAAACTTAAAGCAGAAATTCCCACAGAACTGGTATTACGATATATTCGTAATACTGGAATGGCTGGTTTTAGTTATCAGGACCTTGTTGCTGCTAATTCCCAAGAGCCAGCAATGAAATCAATAGTAAAAAATATCACACCAGACACTGTTACTGTAAACACTGACACTGCTGCAGACGTTGAAAATCCAGACGAAGTAGCGCAGGCAGTAGACAACCCAGAACAAGTTGTTTCGAACATGGCCAAAGACGCCATGGCTCGTAGACAAGACTAATTAAATACTGTATAATATTTTTTTTAGGAAGATACTATGGCGTATTCTGATAAAGTTCTGGACCACTATGAAAACCCCCGTAACGTAGGCAGTTTTGCCAAAGATGAGCCAGGCGTTGGCACGGGCATGGTTGGTGCTCCGGCTTGCGGTGACGTCATGAAATTACAGATCAAAGTAGACAACGGTGTAATCACAGATGCACGGTTTAAAACTTATGGGTGCGGTTCGGCAATTGCAAGTTCCAGCTTAGTTACAGAGTGGGTCAAAGGAAGAACATTAGATTCTGCTGCCCAAATCACCAATAGTGAAATAGCATCAGAACTTGCATTGCCTCCAGTTAAAATACATTGCAGTATTTTGGCAGAAGATGCTATCAAGGCAGCAGTAGAGGATTATAAAAAGAAAAACTATTCATGAGGATAAAAATTTGTTCCCACGGAAAAGAAAAGATCCAAGGTTCTCATTATGATATAACAGCAACAAAATTATACCTCAAAACATGGTATGATTTATATGGATCTAATCCAAACACAGAATGGTTATTGGGGGGTTACTGGTTAGGCAATTCTAATAAATTGACTGCCGATTCTATATTAGATGAAAACCCAGACATAGTTGGCTTTGGTTGTTATGTATGGAATTACTTAGATCAACTTGATATTGCAAAGACTATAAAACAAAAAAATCCAAACATAATAGTGGTTTTTGGTGGTCCAGAGTTAAGTGTACACAAAGATATAGAAGGGTACGAAGAAGTCCAAAAAAATTTTTTTATTAATAATTCTTTCGTTGATTACGTTGTATACGGTGAAGGCGAAAAACCATTTCAACAAATTATAGATTTTGAGTCGGGTTATTTACAAGATACCAATTCTTTTATTAATATAGTTAAAAACAATAATGGTACTCGTCAATTATTTCCATTTGAACGAATTACAGACCCTGCATTTTTAAATTTAAGCATCTACCTAGAAAATAAAGATTATTTCTTAAAGGAAATACAATTATTAGAACAAGAAGGCATACATCGTGATACTCAAGCATGGGTAATTGAATATGCAAGAGGATGCATGTATAAATGTAGTTTTTGTGACTGGAGCCAAAACCTGACCAAAAAGGTATCTAGAAAAAAACATAGTTGGAAGGATGAAATAGATTTATTTTGTACAGCAGGTGTTAGTGCAAGAGTTATTGACGCTAATTTTGGGCAATGGCCACAGGATGTTGAAATTTTTGATTATGCTATGTCAAAATTTGAAACTTATAAAAGTTTCATATTTATGGTAAGCAATACGTCAAAGTTAAACAAAGAAAGAACATTATATTTTAATTTAAAAAGTATACAAACTTATGGTATGGGCTCAGGTATAAGACCTAAGATTTCTATCCAGGACACTCATGGTGATGTTTTAGAGAATATAAACAGACCTGGTACTGATATGGTTAAAATAGAAGAATCTATAAAAACCTTTAAAGAACTTTTATCTTGGAATGAGTTCCTTCAGATAAAAGTTGAACTTATATTGGGTTTACCTGGGCAAACTTTTAATCATATGAAAAATACGTTTAAAGAGTTATTTCGAATAGGAGTACGACAAAATATTCTTTTATTTGACTGGTATTTGCTTCCAAATAGTCCAGCCGCAGACGAAAATTACAGAAAACTTTGGGGTATAAAAGCAAAAAAATATTATACTATCTCAGAAAGTTTTGCAAATGCTCCTTTTAAATTTTTAAGTTTAAAACATGCTTATCAAGAAATGTTAGACAATACAAAGACTGAATTTAGAAGTACAGGAAATATAGTGTCTGAAACAAAAAGTATGTCATTTTTAGAAATGCAGGCTGTTAGAATCCTTTGGAACTTTCTTCGTTCTAGACTGATTCATGTTGAACATGAATTTCCTGATCATAATTATTCGTATGATGAATATTGTAATGAAGTTGATGAATATTCAATAAAAGCTCTTAATATGGCCGAGGAGCAATGGTTATATACAAATAAGTTAATAGATGAGTATGGATTTGTTGTATATGGATATTGGGATGATAAAGAAAAACTATTGTACCCTAGGTACCATTTTATAGATATGATAAAAGATGATATCACTTACTGAATTAGCGGCAGAAAAAGTTAGAACTCAATTACAAAAACGTGGCCAGGGGTTAGGTATTCGTATAGGAGTAAAAACCACTGGCTGTAGCGGTTTAGCTTATGTATTGGAATATGTGGACAGACCCGATCCCATGCGACCATTGACTTTTGACTGTCATGGTGTTACAGTATACGTAAACACAAAAGACGCACCATACTTAGAAGGTTTAGAAATGGATTGGGTCAAACAAGGACTAAATGAAGGATTCGAATTTCGTAATCCGCAGGAACGAGACCGTTGCGGCTGCGGAGAAAGTTTCCGTGTATGAAACCTTGGACCAGAGAAGACACTCAATATTGGATTAATCAACTTGAAAATAGAGTTCAAGATATTGAATTTTATTTAGACATTGCTACACGCTGGTGTGAAGACAGATTTATACACGATGAGCAACGAGTAGCAGCCTGCTATGTAATTACAATTATTTGGGTATGTGCCCAACGAGATGAATCTGTAAGTAGACAAGAAGTAATGGAAATAATGGGCGTAGAACTTTGGGAAGATTTCGAAGATCATGAATTTTTCCTTGGTGATGAATTTATGGATAAAGAATTAGAAGAACTACTGGAGCATGTTGTAGAGAAATTCGAAGATGATTATTGAACGATATAATTATAAAACTATTACAAGAGAAAGCGTAGACGGAAAACGGCATTACTGTTTGCCTGATGGATCTAAAGTACCTAGTGTAACTACAATCCTGGACAAAACTAAACCTTTGGAAAAACGGCAGGCACTAGCCAACTGGAAGAAGCGTGTGGGCGAAGAACGTGCTCAACAGATTACCACGGAAGCAGCCGGGCGTGGTACTAGAATGCACAAGTGGTTAGAGGATTATGTAAAAACAGATGTGCTGAACGAGCCAGGCACAAATCCTTACAGCCAACAAAGCCACACAATGGCTCAGAAAATTATCTCCGAAGGTCTAAACAAAGTGGACGAGTTTTGGGGTATGGAAATTCCCTTATACTACAGCGGACTGTATGCTGGTACTACAGACTGCTTGGGCTTATGGCAAGGTCAGCCTGCAATAATGGACTTTAAGCAGACCAACAAACCCAAGCGGCGCGAATGGATTGAAGACTATTTTTTACAACTCAGTGCCTATGCACAGGCGCACAATATAACACACGGAACTGACATCAAAACCGGTGTTATTTTAATGTGTAGCGCCGATTTTGAGTACCAAGAGTTTGTTTTAGAGCCCGAAGATTTTGAGTATTGGAGTCAGCGCTGGTTCGACAGAGTAGAGCAGTATTATAGAGAAAACTAAATATACTATAGGACATAGAACGAAAACATGGCTATAGTACAAATCAGTCAAATCAAGCATCGCAGAGGTACAAATGAAACACTACCTCAACTTGCCAGCGCAGAACTAGGCTGGAGCATTGATACCCGTCAACTTTATATCGGAAATGGCACACTAGAAGAAGGTGCACCTGAAGTTGGTAACACAGAAATTTTAACTGAATTTAGTAATATTGCTGGAGTTACAAAATATACTCAACAATTAACAAATAACACCACTGCAAATATTGCCAGTCTAGTATTTGATTCAAGCGATCCTAGTGTAATTATAACTTACAGTCTTGTAAGAACACACACTGATACAGTTAATGCCAATGTTAAAACAGGAACACTAACTGTAAGCCAATATCTTTCCAGAAATTCCAGTACTGATACAAACGTTGAACTAGGAGACACCGGATTTAGTTTCACTGTAACTCAGGTAAACAATGTTTGTTTTATTGCAGGTACTATTACTGACCAAAGTATTGACGCAAATTTAACATATACAATTAATAACTTAGCAGTTTAATCAATGTGGAATCTACTACCGCATGAGCGTCTGCGTTCATGGCAAGAGTTTCGAAATGATCTATCTAATTTAGATTTGGCATCTGCTTGTTACCAAACAGAGCATCTTTGGAGTTATGCTCCCTACGTCCAAAACTACTTACATTTTGATTATGTAGATGAATGGCCCAATCCTTGGGAATTATTATATGATAATTACTATTGTGGACTTGCAAAAGCATTGGCAATAGTGTATACTTTATATCTTAGTAGCCATAAACCCCAAATCGAAATAAGAGTATATAATGACCCGTCAACCATGGAACAATATAATTTAGTTTATGTTGACAAAGGAAAATATGTTCTTAATTACATTCATGACGAGGTTGTAAATAGTACACAGGTTAGCAAACAGTTAGTGCTAAAGAGAACGATTAGCACTGAAGAATTAAAATTAGAACAATTAGTTTAAGAGAGATCAATGACACAAATTCAAGTATTAAAAAGAAACGGTGAGAAAGAACCACTAGATTTAGAAAAACTACACAAAGTTGTTTTCTGGGCTACCAAAGACATTACAGGTGTAAGTGCAAGCGAAGTAGAAATTAAAAGTCATATTCAATTTTACAATGGCATCAAAACATCGGATATCCAGGAAACACTAATTAAAAGTGCTGCTGATTTAATCAGTGAAGAAACTCCTAACTATCAATTTGTAGCAGGTAGGTTAATTAACTACCACTTGCGTAAAGAAGTCTATGGTGAGTATGAGCCATGGCCATTGTTAGACATTGTTAAGAAAAATGTAGACAAAGGGTTTTATGACCGGGGCCTGCTAGAAGCATACTCAGAAGAGGAATGGGCTGAACTGGAACGTGCAATCGACCATCACAAAGACGAGCACTTTACTTACGTGGCCATGGAACAGTTCCGCGGCAAGTACCTTGTGCAAAACCGTGTAACAGGTGATATCTTTGAAACACCGCAGGTAGCATACATGCTTATTGCGGCAACATTGTTCCAGAGTTATGACAAATCCGTTAGACTACAATGGGTAAAGGATTATTATAATGCTGTTAGCAACCACGATATTAGTCTTCCTACTCCAGTTATGGCTGGTGTACGCACACCGCAAAAACAGTTTAGTAGTTGCGTTCTCATTGAGTCTGATGACAGTCTTGATAGTATCAATGCTACTGCAAGTAGTATTGTTCGTTACGTAAGTCAAAAAGCCGGCATTGGCATTGGCGCAGGACGTATTCGTGCATTAGGTTCGCCTATTCGCAATGGTGATGCTTATCACACAGGAGTAATTCCTTTCTACAAGCACTTTCAAAGTGCCACACGCAGTTGCAGCCAAGGTGGTGTACGCAACGGTGCTGCTACTTTGTACTATCCTATCTGGCACTTGGAAGTAGAAGATCTGTTGGTTCTTAAAAACAACAAAGGAACAGAAGACAATCGTGTGCGTCATATGGACTACGGCATCCAGTTTAACAAGTTGATGTATGAACGCCTAATCCAAGGTGGTGATATTACTTGCTTTAGTCCTCATGATGTTCCTGAAATGTACGAAGCATTCTTTAACGATCAAGAACGGTTCAAAGAACTGTACGAACGTGCAGAGCGTAACACACGTCTACGCAAAAAGACTTACAAAGCAGTTGAACTGTTTGGTAAGTTCATGCAAGAGCGCAAGGATACAGGACGCATCTATTTGCAGAACGTAGACCATGCCAATACACACAGTCCCTTCAAAGAGGATCGTGCTCCTATTAAGATGAGCAACTTGTGTTGCGAAATTGACTTGCCCACAACGCCATTGTCAGATGTAAATGACCCCGATGGCAGAATTGCACTTTGCACATTGAGCGCAATTAACTGGGGCAATGTTAAGCAGCCACAAGACTTTGAACGTATGTGTACATTAGCAGTGCGTGGTTTGGATGCACTACTAAGTTATCAGAACTATCCTGTACTTGCTGCCAAATTGGCCACTGACGAATTTAGACCTTTGGGCATTGGTATTATTAACTTTGCCTACTTCTTGGCCAAGCACGATGTCAGTTACAGTGATCCCAGTGCTCTTGCTCTTGTCGACGAGTACGCAGAAGCATGGAGTTACTACTTGCTGAAAGCCAGTGTAGAGTTAGCCAAAGAATTCGGCCCATGCACACGTTGGCAAGACCTAAAAAGTGCCAATGGCATCATGCCAATTGATACACGCAAACGTGAAGTTGATGAACTTGTGGCACACCAAGAGCGTATGCCATGGGCAGAACTGCGCCGTGAAGCACAACAACATGGACAACGGAATGCTACCTTAATGGCATTGATGCCAGCAGAAACTTCAGCACAGATTTCAAACAGTACAAATGGCATTGAACCTCCAAGAAGTTATGTCAGTGTCAAGCAAAGCAAGCATGGTGTACTCAAGCAAGTGGTGCCTGAATATCGACGTCTAAAGAACAAATATGAACTACTTTGGGACCAAAAATCGCCCGAAGGATACCTAAAAATCTGCGCTGTGTTGCAGAAATATATTGACCAAGGTATCAGTGTAAACACCAGTTACAATCCTCACTACTTTGAAGATGAAAAGATTCCAATGAGTGAGATGTTGAAGCATTTGTTGATGTGTTATAAATATGGTACTAAACAGTTGTACTACTTTAACACCATGGATGGCCAAGGTGAGATCGACGTAGACAAACTAACACAACGGCAAGACGAACCTGTTGAAGTTTTGGAAGACCAAGAAAACTGCGACAGTTGCGTAATCTAATAGGAATAATAACAAATGAGCGTTTTTAAAGTTAATGAAAAAAGTAATCTATCCCGTACCATGTTTTTTGATGGCGGAGTTGATATTGCACGTTATGACACTATCAAGTATCGTCAATTTGAAAAACTAACAGACAAGCAGTTAGGTTTCTTTTGGCGTCCAGAAGAAGTTGATGTGCTACGTGATGCCAAAGACTTTAAAGAACTAACACCATTTGAACAACATATTTTTACCAGCAACTTAAAACGCCAGATCCTATTAGACAGTGTACAGGGACGCAGTCCTAACATGGCATTTTTGCCTGTAGTCAGTATTCCAGAATTAGAAACTTGGATTCAGACTTGGGCATTCAACGAAACTATTCACAGCCGCAGTTACACTCACTTGATTCGTAACGTTTATAGTGATCCCAGCACAGTGTTTGATGAACTAACCACAATTCCTGAAATTCTTGACTGTGCCAAAGACATCAGCAAATACTATGATGACTTTATTGACGCAGCCACGGCCTATGGTTACTTGGGTTTAGGCACACACACTGTTAACGGCGAGTCTGTGGTTGTTGATATGTATGATCTTAAAAAGAAACTATGGTTGTGTTTAAACTCAGTTAATGCACTTGAGGGCATTCGTTTCTATGTAAGTTTTGCATGTTCGTGGGCTTTTGCAGAACTCAAGAAGATGGAAGGTAATGCTAAAATTATCAAACTGATCGCAAGAGACGAAAATATACATTTAGGTTCAACGCAGACCCTTATAAAATTGTTACCACAAGACGATAGTGATTTTGCAAAAATCAAATCGGAAACTGTTGCGGAATGTGAACAAATGTTCTTGAGTGCTGCTGAACAAGAAAAACGTTGGGCAGAATACTTGTTTAAAGATGGATCAATGATTGGTTTGAATGCCAAACTACTCAGCGACTATGTTGACTGGTTGACCTGTAAGCGTATGACCGCTGTTGGTTTAAACTGCGGCATCAAGCCCGGCAGTAATCCTTTACCTTGGACTGCTAAATGGATTGCAGGTGCCGAAGTGCAAGTTGCCCCACAGGAAACAGAAATTTCCAGTTATGTTATTGGTGGAACAAAGCAGGACGTAGACACAGACACATTCAAAGGTTTTAGTCTTTAAGGCCTTAAATTCAAAAACAGAGCAGAAATATTACTGCTCTGTTTTTTTGTGGTATATAATACAATAAAGGAATAACGATGCTGACAGTATATTCAAAAAACAATTGTCCATTTTGCGTACAGGCAAAAAATCTATTAAAACTCAAAGGTATTGACTTCGAAGAAATTAATATTGAACAACAACCAGAAGCAAGAGAGTTTGTTGTAAGTGAAGGTCACAGAACTGTGCCTCAAATTTACAAAGATGGTGAGTTGTTTGTACAAGGCGGATTTCAAGGACTACAAAAACTTACAGAAGAAGAACTACGAACAAAGGCAGGTGTTTAATGTTAGTTAGTAATCAAACGCAGTACAGCAAAGGTGACTTGGTTAGTTTTAAATTAGCCAACGGTGACGAAATCGTGGCAGAAATTGTAGACAGTACAACGTTCGGATGGACTATTAAAAAGCCTTGCGTAGTAGTGCCCAGTCAGCAGGGCATTGGTTTAATGCAGGCATTGTTTACAGGCAAGGTAGATGCCAACATGGATCTCAGCAAAAACAGTGTGTTGCTACACGCAGAAACTGTAGCAGAACTGCACAGCCACTACTGGAAAACTACCACAGGGTTTGAACTAGCACCTAAAGCCAGTATTGCCAAATAGACAGTTTTAAGAGCCATAAATACCGTATAAGGTTAATTTATGCCAGGAATAGCAAGAGTTGGTGATACATATGGACCAGGAGGAGTACTTACTTCTCCCGTCAGTCCCAATGTCATTGTGAATGGTAGACCAGTTGCACTTAACGCAGTTGCCTACACACCTCACCCGTGCTGCGGTAAAATTGGTTGTCCTCCAACACACTGTGGCGGCACAGTACCAGGAATGCAAGCATTGGGATTTCAAGTTTTTGTTAATGGAGTCCCGCCTGTGCTTAAAGGTGATAATGGCATATGTGGACATGCTGTACGTACTGCTAGTGGCGACGTAAAAGTTGGTACCGGCGACGGCTTTGCAGAAAATCCAGATTTTGGCACATTTGATACATTATTAGAGCCAGAACTGGCTTTTGATGGCATAACAAACTTTGATTTTGGATAATATAGTATGGCAGAACCAAGTGCAGTATATCAAGGTAACACACCCTCATTAGAAAGCGGTGGACTTAATGCTCTACAGTTATCATTGGCCAACTTTATGGCTATTGGCAATCCTCCTCCGTTTGCAGTAAACGATGCTTTTATGCAGACAATGAAAACGTTTAGTGACTCGGGTGTATTGAGTCCATTTACACTAGATCCAGTAACGGGCCTGCCTAGAATCCCAGACTTAAATTATAGCATTAGTGATGGCATCGCTTATGTTGCCCGAGGTGATGATATGTATTTGTTACGTCGAGCACAAGACTGCGGCCCAGACGAAAACAGATTAGAAGAGATTTATTTAGGACGTAGGCCTGATGTTGCTGAGGGTACTTGGGCGTTTTACGGGCAAGTTGTTGGCGGAACTGTTTCCAGTGGTGCAAACGATGGTTCGTGGGGCGGCGAGGCAACAGTTACAAACGTTGTTAGCCTGGGTTATGTTGACGTAAACGTGGCTGACTTCTCACTCGGGTTCAATCCTTATTCTGATAGCTCGACGAGCGGTGGCAGTACAGGTAGTTTTGGCGCTACATCAGTAAACGGCGGCACAGATCCAAATGATCCTAAGTATGTCTGTACTGCAATGTGTCGTACTTATGGCTTCGGTGAGTTTAGAACTAAGATATGGTTAGCATGGAGTCGTAAACATCTCAATGACTATCACCAAATTGGTTATCATACTTTATTCCTCCCAATGGTAAACTATGCTTACTACTCTGGTACAGACAGCGTAGGTAAAAAAGCAGTTAGAGCCACATTAGAATTCTTGATGCGCCACAGAACAGCAGACCTGCGTGCAAGACTCAGGGGCAATTCAGTAAAACGTGACACCATTGGCAGAATTTGGAACGCTATCTTCGAACCTTTAATTTATATTACAGGTAAGATAAAAGGACGCAAGTAAATGGCTGGGATTTTTAACATTAACTTAGCCCGTGATGGTGCTTACAACGTAAACGGCAATTACTACAGTAGAGAAAAGTTAATTTATCCTACGCCACGAAAGTTATGGTACAACTACAATGCTTTGGCCATACTGGCCTATATTACTGAAGCAGAATATGATTTAATCGTTGCAAACTTTCCTGGCTACGTTTATCCTCCACAACAAGTTGGTTATTCGAGAATAGAAAATTTTAATAATTTTCAAAAAGCAGATCAACCACAGCCAAACATCGACACCGAACAGGGTGAAATTACTGTATTACAACAACAAACAGATTACTTATTGAATCGACAAAACCAAGGAATTGACTTCATCGGCCCGATACTGCCTAATCCTCCTTTGTTTAGAAGGACACAGGATCCAGAAGTTAGCGGCGCTCCTTACTATTACATAGATAAAAATCCTGGTTCTCCCGTACACAAATTAGTTTATATTACCTACGAAGCACAACAATTCTTAATTCAAACAGACTATTACAATATCAATTTGGCAACCCTTAATTACTACGGTCCTTTTGGTATTCCTATGTATTATGATGATGGCACGGACGGTGTAAACGGTCCACCAGGTAGTGGTATAACTGGCTCATCTCCAAGCGTTAGTGGCGAGTCATGCCCGCCTGGAAGTTTTAGCGTCAACGGTGGTTATTGTGCCCCAGGAGTATTTGACAGTTCCGGACAAGTAGTCACTGACGGTCAAGGAAACCCTGTCACAGTTGGAGGCGGCGGCTTTAGTTTCGCTGGAGGTGCTTCGGGTTACGACGCCGGCCAAAGACTAACTGGTTTTTCTGTGTTTTCTGGTAGCGGTGTATATGACGGTTCACTGAGTGCTCAAGGTAATATGGTTGCCATGCAGTTAAATGAAGGAAAATATCAGACTGAAGTACAAGGCAGATATCTTGTTGCTAAACCTTATCACCAAGGATATTTTAAAACTTATTATAGAGATCCTGCTGCTGATATTTTTGGTGCAAACACACAGATGCCTGCGCTAACAGGTGTCATGCCGGAAAAATACTCAGATGTGCCTGGCAATGCAGTATACTATACAGATCTGCAACTATATAGAATGAGTGGTAGCAACCAGTGGGATCAGTTTTATTTCATAAACACATTTGGTCAGATTGTAGGCTGGGTATTACAATGCAATAATTATCTTGAAGCACTTAAAAAAGCAGAAGATACTAATTTGGCTTACTACGGTGCAGACAGTTTTCAAGTCCTGACTACACAGGGATTTAGTAGGTACCAAACGGGAACTGCACTTGTTCAGGCATTTAGGAATTTGGGGACAATGGCCAGTCTGATAACAGCAAAAAACAGTGTTGGCCAACCTTATTTTGGAACTGCAAATGCAGTTGCAGAAGTTCTAATAGATAATGGCCTTGGGTATATCAACAACCTAAGTACAAACATATATGCTGCAGGTGTAAATTTCGATGACATAGGTAACACTCTTTATACCGACTTTATAACAGATCAGTTAAGGCAGATAACAAACGCCGCAGACCTACAGACTATTCAAGAAGTGCTGCAGAGTAACATTCCTAATATTGCCAACCCTCTTGATTATACAAGAATAGATAGGGCCAGCGGATTACCCAATGACAGTGAATTTACAGACTTTCAGGCAGTGGGCCAAGACTTTGTAAATCGTGCGCCAAATCTCACACTGACCAACGGCATAGATATTGCAAACTTGATTGATAAAATTCAAAGCGGTGTAACTCAAAGCGTAGAAGACTTGGCAGGAACTGACACATTGCTAACCCAGGCGCAAATTGATAGTTTAAGAAGTTTCTTACCATTTGGCGCAAATAACGAACCCATTACAATGCTAAATGTTATTGGTATGTCAAGTGGCTATCAAAACGTGATTATGTCAGAAGTAAATGATGGCATTGCTCAATTGTTTGCAACAAGTTATGGACCACAGATCAGAGATACTTTTACAGAAATCAGTAGATTGAGTGCAAGGCTACCATTAACCACTGCTGAATTTAGTCAAAGTGCGGCAACTTGGGATACACAATTAGAAAACAAGAAAAACGATTACTATACTTTAATCAACACAATCATGGCAGATACTACAGGAAACATTCCTGCTATTGTAGATCAGATTAATTCAAATTGGGATAAGTTTACCAGTAACTTGTACTACGAGTTTAAAAATTATGCTAAAGCCAACATTACAGCCGGCAACTTTGGTGACAATCAAACTGTGTTTAGTTTTGTCCAAAGCATGCCAGGTTATGCAGCAGACCAAGCTAACATTGCTACAGACTACATGTTGTATGGGTTAACTCAGGACAATACGGGCGGTGAAGTAGCAAGAACAGTTTTGGATACTGGCAAAAACGACGACTTTTTACAGCAGGCTGGTGTAACCATAAACAGCACATTGTAACAAAACTGCCAAAAAACTTGTAAAAACCCAATAAATTCAATATAATACACGCAGTTTTTACAGTTCTGTATGTAGTTTATTGCTTTGAACACTCAAGGTATATAAGTTACTACTCAAAAAGAAGGAGTAAGAATATGACAACAAGAGCAACCGAAGTTGCCGGTTCAGCATTTTTTTATCTTTTCAAATTGGCAATGTTTACTGCATTGGCAATTGTGACTGGCATAGTAATTGCTGACTATACACAAAAACAGTTCGACGAACACGGAGCAAGTCTATTAGCCAGCGCCGACTTTACACCCAGCCTGGCTGAAAAAGATAGACAGTTAAGATGTTTGGCACGCAACATTTATTTTGAAGGTGCCAACGAACCTGTGGAAGGCAAAATTGCCATTGCACAAGTAACCATGAATCGTGTGGCACATGAAAACTTCCCTAATGATGTTTGCAGTGTGGTGCATCAAAAATTCAAAGTGGCGGGAAAATATGTTTGTCAATTTAGTTGGGTCTGTGTGACCAAACACAAACCAAAACACATAGACAATCCGCAGTATACAGAAAGCCTACAGATAGCCAAACGTGTGTTCTATGAAAACTATAGACTACCAGGACTGACTGAAGCACTCTACTACCATGCTACTTATGTGCGACCAAATTGGCGTAGGTGGAAAACTAAACTTACTAAAATTGGTTTACACATCTTTTACAAAGAACGTGAAGCATAATGTTTACTGAAGAGCAAAAACAACGGATCCAAGAATTTGTAAACAAAGTCGGTGCATGGCCCGTATGGTCTATGTTACGACATGCCATTGGAGAAAGTTTTGGCTGGGTTGCAATTTTAGTTTTACATAGTGCAACCATACCAAACTTGCTGGCTTACAAAGAAGGCTTAATCGAACAGCCCATGGACTTTGATGTTGTTGTGTTTATTTGGTCTTCTTTAGTACTAATGTTCATAAAAGGTTTGGTCAACCGAGAATGGTTAAATACAGTTACCATCGGTATAGGCTTTATTGTACAGGCTGTACTTTTAGGAATTTTAGTATTTAGGTAACAAAGTGAACTATTTCGACTTACTGGACCGATTACATCAACTGTATTATAAATGCATAGGTCAGGAGTTGACTGCCAAACAGATTTGTTACAAACTAAACAGAAACATTCCCAGTAGAGACATTAGAGTATACGGCTTAGAAAGCATAGGCGTATTAGACAACAAGTTTGAAACATCAGGCTTATACGATCCTGAACTGGATCAAGACAGTAAACAGTGTATCCTAATTGAAATACAGTTTCCGGTTCGCAAACCCACTTTTTGTTTTGATGAATCTGACTTGTCATTTGCTCACTGGCATGAACTGGCAGTGGACATTGCCAGCATCATAGGGCACGAGTTTGTACACATGGGTCAGTTCAGACGCAGACATTTTAATGAAGGCAGACTTTATCGTAGTAGAGAAAAGAATCTATTCTTTAAAGAACACCAAGAATATTACGGCATGAATGATGAAATAGATGCCTATGCTTTTACTGCGGCTGCAGGTATGGCATTGGAAAAATTTGTTTATCAAAAGAAAAATGTCAATATTAAAAAGACACCAACTTATCAAATATATAGACATTATTTTCGTAAAGACACTAAAATAATAGACTTGTTGGTCAAAAAGAGTACGACATATTATCGTAAATTAGAAAGGCAATATCGTGACAAATACAATAAAAAATAATTTAGACATTACTGAAGAAGATTTAGAAGAAATTAATGACACAATTGAGGGAAATGAATTTGTATTTGTTTTAGATGTTGAAGGTAATTTAAAAACTGTAATTTTACCGGGCGAAGCAGATGAGAATGATTTACCCGAAAATGTAACTAAAGTATTACAGGTATTTGAATTAGACGATTTAAACCCACAAACTCTGCACTAATACTTAAGTAGTACTTGCTCAAAAATACCCAATTTAGTATAATATGGGTATGATGAAAAGAAAGCGTCGGCAAGACACCAACCATTGCGTATACGTTATTACCAATCGTGTTACTCTAGAGCAATACATTGGTATTACTGTGTGCGGGCAGAAACTAAGCCGGGCATTGAAAGTTCGGATGCAGAAGCACGTTCGTAGAGCACTTACTGAGGGCAAAGATTGGCCTTTATGCGAAAGTATTAGAACTTACGGCAGTAAAGCATTCGAGTACGGCATTGTGGACATTGTACGGGGTCGCAAACCCGCACACGGCTTGGAGCGTGAGTTAATACGTAAGTATGCACCTGCGCTGAATCAATACTAAAAAGTAATACTAAGGTAGTACTTGCTCGAAATTCTGAATTTTGCTATAATTATTCCATACAGTAACAAAACAGGAGTTGAACATGGAAAAAGCACTTTATCGTAGCCCGGTGTTTAGTAGCGGTGTTCCTTTCTTGGTTCCCGTTGAGGCACTTAGCACCTATGCCAAGCGCGATGAATGCTTGCTACAGATGCAGGCCCTAGGTGGCATTCATGCCGAACCCACTAAGGAGTTTTTGAAACTTCGCAGTAAGATGTTGGCCGCTCGCCGCAAAATTGAGCGTAACCGTTGGTGGGGCGAAGCTGCACCTGTGCATGGTTGGGAATCCGTAACCGTTTAACCTAAGGAGAAAAAAATGGGACGAGTCAAAGGCATGTTGATTGACCTTGCCGAAGATGCTACCTACATCGAACCCGATGAGTGGGCCGCGGCTTTTGAGCATGTTGTGGACAACGACTACATTGATAGTCTTGCCGAAGAATATGAGAGTTACAACAACCAAGGTTCGGAATTTGATTAACCGGGGGAATCGGATGTCTGGAGCCTAGGGCTAGGACTTTTGTCACTGCTCATCCGATTTAATTTTTAACAACCCGCTTCGGCGGGTTTTTTTATTGGTAAAATAAAACTTGCTTTTTTAATACCTTAGAAATTAAAATAAGTAATATTTGCACTATAAAAATTATAAATGTTCTTAGCAAGTTTAACTTTTTTAACTGGTCTGAGTATCTCAGCAGTTGCAATATATTATTCGGTAATTGGCTTGACTGCAATCTTTGCGGCCGCAGTTATTCCAATTGTAATCATGGGCACGGTATTGGAAGTAGCCAAGTTGGTTTCGGCTTGGTGGCTTAAAGCAAATTGGGAACGTGCTCCTGTACTGTTAAAGAGTTACATGTTCATTGCCGTGCTGGTTCTGATGTTTATTACCAGCATGGGTATTTTTGGTTTCTTAAGTAAGGCACACATCGAACAAACTGCCATGAGCACAGAGCAAGTGGCACAGATCTCTACTCTCGATGACAAGATGGCTCGCAGTGAAGCCAAGATAAAACGTTGGCAAGATGAAATCAGTAGGCTGCTCAAGGGTGAAGATGTTCGTGTTGACAACTTAGTGGACAATGAGCAGAAAGAGTTAGACAAAATCTACAGTCGCATTAAAGATGAAAAAGCCACACTTCGTGCCGCCGCTGACAAAAAGGTTGAACAACAGAACCAACGACTAGCACAGGCTACTGCACGTAAAGAAGCAGACATCAAAGCCGCAGAAGAAAGATTCAAAGGCAGTTTTGCTGGCGGCAGTCAATATGATGAAGCAGTAGACAAAGCCAAAAAGACTGAACTTGGGGTTGCCAGTGCCGCACAACGTGAAATCAGAAACGTCAACCGCACATTGGACCAGGATCTTAAACGGGTTGACGACAAGTATGCAACTGCAATTAAAGACATACAAACTCGCATTGCACAACTACGCAAACAGGCTTCCAATAAAACAGTAGACATTGACAAGCGTATTGAAGAACTTGAAGGTAATGTCAACAAAGAACAGGCCATAGTTGACGGTGCTAGAGAAGAAAAGTTTGTGTTTGAGAAAAACTATCGCAAACTGGAAGCAGAAGTTGGTCCTGTAAAATATATTGCTGAGTTTATCTATGGTGAACAAGCAGACAAGAACTTGTTAGAAAAAGCAGTAACTTGGGTTATTATCACAATCATATTTGTGTTTGATCCATTGGCTGTGCTGTTACTGTTAGCCAGTCAGATGAGTTTTGGCTGGGCAAGAGAACAAAAGCAAGAACCTGAAATAGAACATAAACTTGAGGAACTGGTAGAACAGATTCCAGAACCAGAAGAGCCCAAGGTTGATCCCTACGATGCAAAACACACACCGGAAACACATCCCTATTTAAGATCAGGATTCGATCAACCTGAGGGTTGGCCAGGGGATCCTGTTGCGGCCCAAGAACCAGAATCTAAAGAGGAGATAATTGATGAAGTACAAGATGAGACAGCGCCGCTGGGCGACACTACAGAAGCGCAAGAAGATTCTAAGCAAGTTGAGATAGATGGAGAACACTTCGATATTAATGAAGTTAAAATAAAAAATCACGCTGGCGGCTATGTTCAAGTAAATCAGAAATTAATGGCAGGCGATGTATTCCGAAGCCAATATCCAGAACTTGCTAAAAAATTTAGTTTACAAGCAGGTAGAGAAAGTCGTAGCGGCTTTGGTACAGCCTTTCCAAAGGATGCCGAAAAAGGAGACGTATATCTAAGAGTAGATGTAATGCCAAATAAATTGTTCAAATTTAATGGAAGTAAGTGGATAGAGATTGACAAATCCACATCTGACAGTTATACTTACGATGAACAATATATACAATACTTGATTGAAAAACTTGCATCGGGAGAATACGAACTTGATCAATTAAGCCCAAGCGAACAAGAACTTGTGGCGGAACAACTCGAAAGACAGAATGGCAAAACCTAAAATATCTATATTATTACCAACAAGAAAACGTACAGAAGCAGTTATAAAAAGCATAGGCAGTTTACTTGCCTATGCTAAAAACACTGCTGACATTGAAATCTTAATTGCCTACGATGACGATGATGAAGAAAGCAGAGAATTTTTCTCATCGACTTGGTTTGATTTTGTTGGGCAAACAGAAGCAACTACCAAAGTATTCGAAACTGAACGTTTTGGTTATTTAAAGTTGAATCGCTATGTTAATTTGTTGGGCGAGGAAGCAACAGGCGACTGGATTATGTTTTGGAATGATGACGCCTTAATGCAAACAGAAAATTGGGACGAGCATATTGTCAATGAAACAGGTTGGTTTGGCTGTTTGCGTATGCCTTGTACTTCAATGAATCATCCTTTTGCACTATTTCCAATAATTCCTAGATCTTGGGTAGATATTTTTGAAAAAATTAGTCCTGTTGCACACAGCGATTGGTGGATTTATCATGTGGCCAAATCAGCGGGAAGATTTAAAGATATTCCAGTTTTTGTTTACCATGATAGAGCAGATGTTACAGGTGGAAATAACGACGAAACGTACCAAGAACGAAGTTATGCCGCAGATGGACGAGATGCAACAAATCCAGATGATTATAGCCATCCCGACAGACGCAAAGAACTTGAAGAATGGATTACTAAATTAAATACTCTACTTCAAGATAAAGTTTATTAAAGGATTAATGATGCCAAGACTAATTACATATCCAGATATAAGTTTTGATGTTAACATACCTAAAGTTTTAATTAAAAATGCTAATTGGGACACAGAACTATGCCAACGAATTGTTAACGAATTATCTGAAAAAGAATATGACATTTACCTTTCTCATTCAGATATTGGGGATGTTCAGTGGGAAGAAGGTGTAAGGACAAAAGCGAAAATTACACTAGATGCTGATAATTTTAAACATAGGGATACTGTAGAATGGCTCAAGGAATTTGACGGAGACTTTCCAGCATGACCAAGGTATTTGTCAAAGACGACAACGTAGAAAGAGCATTACGTAAGTTTAAAAAGAAAGTAAATGAAAGTGGGTTACTGCAAAACTTGCGAGATCGCGAGCAGTATGAAAAACCCACTACAGAACGTAAACGTAAAAAAGCCGCCGCCAAAAATCGCTGGCGCAAAAAAGTTGAAAGCCAAAAATTGCCAGTTCGGCAGTTTTAATCATTGACTTTTTCTCCCTAAGAAATTATAATAAATAATATTGTAGATGCCCGGGTGGGGTCTACAAGTCATAAACTTGCTTATTAAGGAGAAAAAAATGACAAACTTTCACATTCAAACAATCGACTTACCTACTTTTGCTCGTCATGCTATCGGCTTTGACCGTGTGTTCAACGAATTGAACCGCACCTTTGCCAATAGTCGTACCAGCGACAACTATCCTCCCTACAACATCGCACGTCTTGATGACACTCACTATGTTATCGAAGTGGCTGTTGCAGGTTTTGCCGAAAACGAAATTGACGTTGAAATCAAAGACAGCGTATTGACCGTAACTGGCAAGCAGGAAAAGAAAGAAAAGGAAGTTGACTATGTACACAAAGGCATCAGCACTCGCGCATTTGAGCGCACCTTTACGTTGGCAGACAACGTAGAAGTACGTGCAGCCAGTGTACAGAATGGTATCCTAGCAATTGCACTTGAGCATGTTGTTCCAGAAGAACAAAAGCCTAAGAAAATTGCTATTAGTTACCAGAAGTAACAGCCAGGGGGATCCGTCCCCCTTTTTGGATTATCAATGAGCACAGAAACAGAAACCACAGTAGATGTCAAAATTAAGGCACGAGAGGACATTCCCGAGCCTGTCAATTATAATGTGATTTACATCAATGACGAAGTTACTACGCAGGAATTTGTCAGCGAAACTTTAGTGGTAATATTTCATTACACTAAGATGGCGGCAGACGATATGACAATGAAAGTGCATCAGGAAGGCAGTGCTGTGGTAGCAACACTGCCATTCGAAATGGCTGAGCAAAAAGGTATTGAAGTTACCATGCTGGCTCGTAACAACGGATTCCCACTACAGGTTAAACTAGAACCCGAGGCCTAAATGGACGTAATGCTTGACTTGGAAACACTGGCCACAAGTCCAGACTGTGTAGTGCTGACTTTTGGTGCAGTAAAGTTTGATCCATTCACTGACACTATAGACAAAGGCATGTACATTCGTTTAGACGTAGACGAACAGATTGCGCTAGGACGCAGAGTTGACGAAGGCACACTGGAGTGGTGGGGCCGACAAAATGAACAAGTCAGAGAAGAAGCCTTGGGCGAAGATGGCAGAATTTCAATTGATGAATTTACCAGTCAACTTAATCAGTTTATAGTGGGTGCAAACAGAATATGGGCACAGGGTCCTGTGTTTGACATTGTGATTTTAGAAAACTTGTACAGACAGGCGAGTAAACCTGCTCCTTGGCCTTATTACACTATTAGAGACAGTCGCACACTATTGAAGGCCTTGGGCGATGACAGAGAAGGTGGAGCAAACTTACACAATGCACTAGCAGACTGTGTCAGTCAAGCAGAGGCAGTACAATCAGCAGTAAAACGATATAAACTAACAGAACTATGAAATACTATCTAGCATACGGAATGAATACTAACATTGAGGAAATGCGGCGCCGTTGCCCTCAGGCACAGAGTTTAGGTAAAGTTACTGTGCCCAACTATAGACTGGCCTTCAAAACACATTGCGATGTTGTTTACACTCCAGGAGAAACAATGGAATGTGTGCTATGGAGCATTTCAGATCAATGCGAACTGGCCTTGGATCAATTAGAAGGCTTTCCGGATTACTATGACAAGCGCGAAGTACAAATCAAATACAACGGCAAAACTATTAGACCTATGATTTACTACATGTGTTCTGGGTTCGGTTATGCGGCGCCCAGTGAACATTACTTAACAATGGTGGCTGAAGGATATAGCAAACACAACATTCCTATCGCACAAATTATTACAGCATTAGAGGATATCACACGATGTACATTATTGTCGGCGAACAAAGAGCCAGTGTATTAAGGGATACTCATACAGTACTCAGTCTTGAAAAGATTGTTCACGAAGGCACAGAAGACAGAGCCTACTGTGTTATTCCCAGTGAAGTTGTGAATTTCATGGAAATTCCACAACTCGAACAACACGTGGGTTTGCACGAACAGTTTGTAGCAGAATACGAAAAAGAAAACTATCAGTACTGCCGAGATGCTGCTGAACATTTATATGGTAAGTTTGGCGGCGAACTTGATACATTTTACGATGAAATATTAAAACGCATCAGTTAACTTAAGCCAAACCCTCTGTAAATATCTATGGAGGGTTTTTTATGACTTGGTTCAAGCACAGACCAAAACCCAAGGATGGGGTTAGTTATCATCCTAACAAAAACACACCGGTGCAGCGAGCACTGTGGGATTCCGCAAAGAATCCACCCAAAGAACGGGACAATAAACTGCCACAAGAATTCAATAACCAAAATCAATAAATACTGCTGTCCACTTATAATCAAAACAAGGACAGAGGAGCAAAAAATGCCTAAGGCGTTTCGTTTAGCAAAAGCATTCAGTGCGTTTGCGTTTTTTATGATGGTTGCAGGTGCACATGCACAGACTTATGATAGCACCACAAAGGTTGATACAAACAATACTAGTACCAGTACCAGCACGGTAAACAGCACAAACACTAACAACAATACTAATACTAACACCAATACAACAACGGTGGACAGTACCAGCACGAATACTAATACTAATACTAATACTAACACCAACTATAATGTTAATAGTGGTGAGCAGACTTTTAACAATAACAATGTAACTACCAGTACAAACACTAACACAAACATCAACACAAATACTACCACAAGCACAAACACAAATACCAATAACAACACCAGTACGAGTACAAACACTAACACAAATACGAATACAAATAATAACACTACCACTAGTACCAATACAAACACGAACAACAATGTGAATACTGGCGACATGACCAATCGTAATATAAACGACAGTAAGATAGAGCAGACAGTAAAAAGTCCACCTCCCACTGCTGTAGCACCGTCAATGATGAGCGGAGGTAACAGTGATTTGTGTACTACAGGAACAAGTGGCGCATTACAGACGCAGATACTGGGTATTAGCACAGGCGGCACTGTAAGAGATCTAAATTGTGAAAGATTGAAGAATGCCAAAGTACTCTATGATATGGGCATGAAAGTAGCTGCAGTGGCAGTAATGTGCCAAGACAGACGTGTGTTTGATGCTATGTGGAATGCAGGTACGCCTTGTCCCTACGAGGGTAAAATTGGAGACGCCGCAAGAGCAAGTTGGATATTAAACAACGATAAAATACCTAAACCAGAGGATCCACCACAGGATGAAACTATTAAGAAAATTGGCATCAGTGCTGCTGTTGCCATTGTGCTTGGTCTCGCAGTATTCTAACGCTCAAACAAGTACAACAGGTCAACTTTTCCAAGACAACCAATGGTCGGGCTGTTATACCTATGCCTCCGGAGGATTTTGGGGTGGAACTAGTGGCGGGCCCTGTCCGGCAATGAGTTTTGATGAAGGATATGCAGGCAGTAATCAGATAATTTTTAGTTATGGCAGAGAGACGCTCAGTCAGACATACTCTCTTGCCAACGCATTACCTAACTCGGGCACAGGTCTTCAAGTTAACGGATACAACTGGCACTGGCATGTAAAGAATTCTAATATTAACGGAACGCAACCTGGCAGTTACGATCAGGTTGCCTACGTAAACGTTAGTTTATTAAGTTCAACTGGTTCTGTGCTCGAATCAGACACTTATGATTACGGTTATCACTTACCCGATTGGATTAATCCAAGTGGCACAAGAACTTATACTAATCCTTATAGCACGACTCAAGCCAGTTCAATTCGATTGAGCGTGACAGGTCAGGATGGTGGGAACTGGGCAGGTTATTATGGTCCAGAGTTTATGCACTTTAGTTTAACTGTAAATTATTCAGTTGACCCTTGTGCCGACAATCCATTCTATTCACCAACCTGTCCAGGTTTTGCTGAAGCACTTGCAAAACTTTCTGAAACTGCAAACACAGGCACTGAAGAACAAACTGCGGCCACTGACAGCGCCTCTACAGGAATGGACACAGATTCAAACACGCAGACTGCCGCTGCTGATCCGATACGGTCTGTAACAGAAGTAACTACAGATGTTGGAGGTGCCGAACTATCTGCAACAGGAGAAATAGTTATTGACGATGGTGTACCTAGTGCTGCAAAAGAAAGTGCAAAAGAAAGCATGGTAAAAGAAGAACAACAAGCACAGGAAAGTGCAGTGGCTTCAACAGAAAGAAAACCAGGCGCAAAAGTTAATGCACTCAGTATTGCTCAAAATGCAGCAAGACAAGCAGAACAAACCGCTCTTAGTGTGGCAGCACAGAGTACAGAACAAAGTTTATCTGCAATGTCTAATCCCGCAGACGGAGTTGGTTTAGACAGTTTAGGCACAGGTATTAGGATACCGGGACTTACTTCTTTACAAAACCTTGCTATGACAACAACCGAATCAATGCCTTCACAGTCTTACAGTTTAACAAGAACACAGTCTATGAGAAATCAAGATCAAGCCATCATATCTACAAACTTGTCACAGTCTGAAACTAAAACAACCGCTGCAGTTGATACCACAGTGACACAGTCGCAAGTAGCACAGCCGCAAGAACAAACACAAACAACTGCCAAAAGCGCAGTGCGTAATGGCGGAAAAGTAGAAGGTATGGAGGGAGGAGCGGACATGACCGCATTGACAAAACCTCCTGCCAACTTTAATCAATACTTACAGGCACAATTAGTGGATGCAGCATTTTATCAACAACGTGAAATATATCGCGGGCAAAGAACTGTTGATAATGTTAGAGCGCTGCGTGGATTAGGCACAGACAGATTACACCAACAAATGGTAGACCAACAATACGGGAGATAACGATGTCAGATAAAGATTTAGGCGAAGGCATTGAAAAATTTGAAGAAGAAATAGAAGGTCTTAAAAACAAAGAGTTCAGACTGTTTGGCGTTAAGATGACGGCCATGACTGTAAGTGCTGCATTTGCACTGATATCAGCCATAGTAGGTTCACTGTACGGAGCATTTGAAGTCTACAAAGACTACATGGAGATGAAGGAGCAGATTCAAAGTTATGTTGCTCCTGATCTGAGTGGTATTAATGAACGCTTAACAGCAGTTGATAAAAAGATGGAAGGCATTGCTGCCAACGTACAGCAATCCACAGAATACACCAATGAGATTAAAAATGATTTAAAAGGTGATATTCGTAGAGTTGAAAAGGTAGTTGAGGGCGTAGAGCGTTCAACAAAGGAACAACAACGTCAGGTTGATGCTGATTTAAAGACAGCTAGAAATGAAATGCGCGATTTACAAAAAGAAGTGGATCGAGGGTTAAAAGAAGTTCGTACAGACTTAGAGAAAAAACTTAAGGAAGCATTAGACAATCCATTGGCCGGGCAGTAAACAGCACACTATTAGTTTTTGCTAGTTGCTAGTAAATACTAGTAAGGAGTAAGACCAATGGATCCGCTGACACTGTTAGCCGGAGCCAGTGCCGCATTTAAAGGTGTGCAAACACTGGTAAATCACGGACGTGATATTGAAGATGTATTTGGACAGTTAGCCAAATGGGCTACACACGTCAGCGACTTACAGGAATGGGTCAGAGGGCAAGAAAGCAAGCCCAGCATCTGGAAAAAACTCAGTTTTAAAGACGACACTGCTGAAGCACTAAACACCATGGTAGTGCGTCAACGTATTGCCAATCAAGAAAAAGAAATACGTGAAATGTTTCAATGGTATGGGCCACCTGGTGCATACGAAGAATTTATCCAAGAACGCCGTCGCATTAAAGATCAACGTGAGCGCATGATCTATGAACAACGCAGGCGTCGTCAAGCATTTTTCTGGAACTGTGTAAACGGGGTGGCGATAGCAACACTGTTGGGTATAATCGGCGGTGTTGTATATGGATTAATTGTACTCGTAAGTTAACCTCAGGAGCAAAAAAAATTTATATATTAGTTTAAAGGAAAACACCGCCATGATAAAAACAATAATAACCGCGGGTGTTTTGTTCATTCTGCCAACCTTAGCGATAAGTCAACAGGTACAACAAAAGCCCGTACTCTGTGATCAAACAGTAAACGTTCTACCTTTTCTCGACAAGACATACAAAGAGCAACCTCATTGGATAGGCAAGTCCTCAAAAGACAGTGAAGGTTGGTTTGTAGTCATGCTGAATGAGGAAACAAAAACTTGGACTCTTGTGCAATATAATCGCGAAGTAGCATGTATACTGGGTGATGGCAAAGATTTTAGAGTGCCAGAAAAATCCGCCAAAAAAGCAGACTTGTAATTTTTCTGTAACATTTGTCAAGTTAAATACTGTATGGAACTACTAACATTTTGGATGGTAGTTGGATTTCTATTAGCTGCATATTCGGTTATAGCCAACGACTCGATACAGACATTAGGGACATGGTTAGCGTCAAACAACGACCGATTTCACTGGACAACATTATGGGCCGCCGCTAGTGCGGTTTTATTATGGGCAATTTGGTTTGGGTGGTATGTAAACGGCGGTGACATTTCCTACGATAGATTAGCAAGAATACCTTTTAAAGAAGTACAATGGTACCATGCACTTGCTCCTGCTATTTTGTTATTTTTAACACGGTGGGGTGTGCCTGTAAGCACAAGTTTCTTAGTGCTAAGTGCCTTTGCCAACAGTTTTGTACTTGAAGGCATGCTGTTAAAAAGTGTTGTTGGCTACGGATTAGCCGCAGCCATTGGTTATGTAACGTGGTGGTTTTTAACTACACGCTACGATGAGCACAGACCTATACCTGAACACCACAAACCTTATTGGCGTTGCGGACAATGGTTGGCTACTGGTTTACTTTGGTGGACATGGCTAACACACGACATGGCCAACATAGCAGTATTCTTACCAAGACAAATACCTGTAGATTTAATGGTTATAATTTCATTAATATTCGTAGGTGGACTTGGTTGGATGTTTAAAGAACGTGGAGGAGCAATACAAAAAATTGTGTTAGAAAAACACAACACACGTTATGTGCGTAGTGCTACTCTTATTGTTTTGGTCTATATGGCTATTCTTTACTTCTTTAAAGAACTAAACAACTTACCTATGAGCACCACTTGGGTGTTTGTAGGTTTGCTGTCTGGTAGAGAACTTGCACACGCCACATTCAGTGACAAGGTTGAATTCAAAGGTGTGTTTCCTTTGGTGGCCAAAGACTTCGGCAAACTTATGATAGGTGTGTTGGCCAGTGTAGGTATTATATTGCTAATCCACTTGGTAATTCTTCCACAGACACAGATTACATTATAGATGCCTGAAGAAATAAAGTTCTACCCAAAGCCAGAAGAACCAACGTGGTGTTGCGGCAGAGGTTGTGAAAATTGTGTGCTGATAGATTACTATCATGCACTAAAACGTTGGGAAGAACTTTTTAGTGAACAAGAAATTAATAAAGCCATATAAAATATAGATCATCAGTTGTTAAATACTCTGCACAAAAAATAATAAGAATAAATTCAGTGCGGAGCAGATATCATGAAAAAATTATTAGCGACAGCAGTCGCACTTGCCGTGGCCGCGGCAGTATCTACAGCCACCTTGGCACACACAAACAGTATTGGTTATGTTGGAGACGGTAACGGAGGTTTAAACTTCTGGTACGGTAGTTGGCATGATGGAACAACGTTCAACGAAGCAGAAATTAAAATTGTTAAGCCAGATGGAACAACAAGTATTGATGCTTTTACTTTGTTGTCACAGGATAGTCCTGCAGGCTTGATTAGTGGTGTTAACTTCTTTGGTTCAGACGGAACACAGTTGATACCTTACGACATTAATGCAGGTGGCGGTGAGTCATACACTTGGCAAGGTATAAACTATCAAAATCTTGTAACAGGACAATATACATTTGTTTATATTCCGTTAGGCGATGCTGAAAGTACAATTTGTCCTCAGGCAGATTATCAAGCAGGTACTTGTAACGGCCCAACAGCAGATTGGGATCCAATGGATCAAGTTATTCGCAGTTTGACAATTAACCTTACTACAGGCGACCTAACGGGTGATGCTAACAACAACGGCATTCTTGATATTAACGAAGTAGCCGCTGGTTCAGCATCAGGTGGCCCAGTTGCACCAACAGTAGTAAGTCAAGGTTCAAGCCGTGTAGTCGGTTATGTTGCTGTTAGTGGCGGTGTTATTCAGATTGTACAACGTACACAAACAGACACTACTTGGGACAACATGAGTGATGGTACTACACAAAATGTACAAACTACTAGTACAGCATTACCAGACTGGACTGGACGTATTGACCAAATAGCAACAGGTAATCAAATGCTATCCGTTGTTAATCGTGGGTTAAACTTCAACGGTGTTAACTCAGTCGGCAACATGGCAAAAATGAACAACGGCATGTCAGGTGGTGTCAGTGGTGTTACGGTTGGTGGCGATAAGGATCTGGGCAATGGCTTACGTATCGGTGGTGGTGCTGGTAAATTGTCTACTCGTGTTCGAGACAACGGTAGTGCTGATGTTGATTCAACACTGGTAAATCTACACGGTAGCAAAGAAGTTACACAAGGAACAGTAAACTTCGCATTAACACACAGTCAAAATGATTATACCACATCAAGAACTATTGGTGATTTTGTTAATGCGGGTGTAACTAATGGAACCGATACATGGGTAAACGTAACTTTTGTTGGCCTTGGTGAACGAGTTCGTCCAGTATTTGGAGTAACTCGCGGTGTTCGTGGTGTAAACGGATACACAGAAACTGGTGATGTACAAACTGCTAGAACAGTTGCCAAAACAACAGACTGGTATACATATGGTACTATAGGAGCACAAGCAACATTAAAAGAAGGCATTATTGCTCAAGCACTACACCACTCAGACGGTGTGAACTCTTTAAGTATTGCAGTCAAGAAGAATCTAGAAAAAGATGCAGTATTGACAGCAGGAGTCAGTCGCAACATGACACGTGATGGTGCGTCGACTTCAATTAATGTAGGACTGGTTAAGAAGTTCTGAGTATAGTGCTTTGCATTTTAAAGCCCACAGATGTGGGCTTTTTTTATGTCTGTGGATTTTCCTTGCCTTCGGCATAGTTCTTTAAGTAAGCACAGTACTGTGTCATACTGTGATCACTGAAACTGTCTACCTTGCCTTGTTTTAGTCCTGACCACATGCCGCGCAGTTTGTCTTTAACTAACTGCCAACCGTTGGGATTGCGAACGTTGCCATAACTGTTCAAGTAGTGTAACGTACCGTCATGTCTAAAACCCATTAGGGCCAAAGGCACTGTGGTAACTATGTCGTTGTTGTTTCTCCAACGATGGTGTACCACTGGAAATGTGTTTACATAGGCTTTGTTGCCTACTCGAGGACTGCCATATGTATAAATTTCAACAATGTCTGGCATACTGACATCGCAGTGGCAACGGTTAGCCATAATAGTGGCCATTGCTGCTCCTAGACTGTGTCCGCAGAACCATGCTTGCCGTGTTTTACCTACTGCTACAAGGTCTTCTTTGACCATAGGCCATAGTTCGTCTACTTCAGACTTAAACCCCATGTGTACACGGCCTATTGTTTCTGCTGCAACTTTAAGTGCTTTCAAGTCTGCACTAATGTCGTTTAACTGTGTAGGTTCTGTGCCTCTGCAGGCAATTACGATGTCGTCCTGGTTCATAAATCTATAAGACTGTGCACCTTTTTTATCGTAAAATTCTGTTTCTGTAAATCCCAATTGCAGTGCTGCTGCACGGGCCTGTTCTTCTGGTTGATATGCGATGTTTGCCAATTGAGCAAACAGATAGCTCCTTTCGGCAAAGGTCATTTGCGAAATCATAGTTCTTACTCCTTTTCAATTATATTTACTGGATTAAATATAAAATTGGGAACTACAATGAATCAGTTATTAGATTACTATGCGTGGGTTTGGGTACAGTGGGCATTCTTGCCCTATAGAATCATGGGCAGCACCAACGATGCCACAATGATTAGTTTAAACGGAGTTAAGGCTGCGAACCTTTGCAAGCCCACAGTAACTGAGTAGTTGAATATAAAGCCAACCTACGTCGAATTCAAACCAACGACGACTTAACTTGGCACTGCCTGGATTCAAGTGATGATTATTATGTAACTCTTCACCGCCAACAATAATACCAAAAGGTACAAGATTACGGCTTTGATCAGTTGTCTGTCCATTTCTATATCCCCACCAATGCGCCACACCATTAATTACACCTGCTGCCCAGAACGGTATCCACAGCATCTGTATAGCCCATACTATAACACCTACAGCACCAAATAGCAATAAATCTATCGATAATAAAATTAAAATACCTATCCAGTTGTAGGGTGTGTAAAGTCTGCGTTCTATATAATCATCAGGTGTGCCAACACCGTAAACACTGATAGTTTTTTCATTCCGGCCTTCTTGACGGTATAAGAAAGCACCCCCAAACAGCACACGCCAAATACCAAACTGATGCGGACTGTGCGGATCTCCTGGTTGGTCACTGCGACTGTGATGCTTGCGATGAATTGCTACCCATTCACGAGTTATCTGACCTGTAGTCAGCCATAACCAAAAACGCATAAAGTGACTGATTATGGGATGAAATGTGACTGCTCTGTGGCTCTGACTTCGGTGCAAATATAAAGTCACACAGGCAATAGTTATATGGGTAGTTATTAATGTATAAAGAATTTCTGTCATAGAGTTACCACGACAGAATTTGTGCCGCACAAGTATTTATTGAGCCAACAGTTTTTTAACTTCTGGTAAGTTTAAACTTTCTATGTTATAAATTTGGTCATTTGGATTATTTTTATTGTGCCAAAGCATATAACCTTCAAAATTATCTACAAGTTCGTCAACTATAATCTTTTTAAAATCTGTATAAAAATGTCGATAGTTGTGTTCTAACACTTCTTTCATATCCCAATACATTTCTTCAATTTTATCTTCTGGTAACATTGCAATTTTTTCAACTTGATCACAGACCATCATTAATCGTTTTTCATTGTCTGGCTCACTGTCATAACTTTCATCTATCCATTTGTCAAAAGTCTTAAATCCATAGGACTTTAAGTATTCAAGATTTTTATAGGCGCCCAGCAGTATAAATGGACGTTGACTTACAATTGGTTTGAATATTTTTTCTGTAAGATGTAACTTTCGATCAAAGAAAACTGTTTCAGATACTATATGTAAAAAACAAGATTGCCACAGTGTGAATTCTTCTACTCCTAAGTGAGCACTTGCTGCACCTGTTACTTCTTTGTCTATGATATAATTATTTTTTATATGAGCAAGGTTAGTGTAAATTTTTATTTTTGATTTTTTTGAAAGTTTTGAGTTGGGATCGGCTATTTCTTTTTTTGCAACATTTTTGTCATTTTTTATTATCTGTAGACTGACCATACCCTTATTCATAATTTTGCGTTCTTGTAACTCGCTAACAAAAAGCAGTCTGTGACTACGTAGTTGAGTACATAACCTATTAAAACTTAAAAATTTATTAGAAAATATAGGATCTTCTTTAGTAAAAAATTTGCAATCATTATACCAATCTAAGCAGGCAAATCCATGAAAGAAATAATAGATATTATAAATTTCGTTTTTTCTGCAATATTGCTCTACTAAATTCGAATACTCGCTGGCAACTAAAATTATTTTTTCGTTTGGATGAGCATATTTTGCAAAAATATTATCTAAAACATATTCTTGAACTGGCTCTTGATCATAATGATAAAAACAAGTACTAGATCTGTTTTCTGTTCCAAAGTTTACTGTTAGATCGTTTATGTCGATACTACCAAACAGCCAGAAATATATAATGTCAGCCTTGATTTTCTTAAATAAGTTACAGTACAATACGTAGTATAGATTTTCAACGGAGAACATATGTTAAATCAAAAAATTGGTTTTATCGGTATCGGTAAACTTGGGCTAGACTGTGCAGAAGTTATGGCTGAAAAACATGAAGTTAGAGGCTATGATATTTACCCTAGGCAAAGTGACACAGTAAAAGTTTGTGGTATTGAAGAACTAGTCAATGAAAGTGATTGGATTTTCATTGCAGTGCCTACACCCCATGCAGAAGGTTACGACGGCAGCGTACCTAGCAGTCACATGGAGCCAAAAGATTTTGGCCACGATGCAGTAATCGATGCTATTAAAAATGTAAACAAGTATGCAAAAACAAGTAAAAAGGTTGTGCTGATCAGCACAGTATTACCGGGAACAACCAGACGTAAATTTATCCCATTGTTAGATAGTAAACACGAGTTTTGTTACAATCCATATCTAATTGCTATGGGTTCAGTAAAATGGGATATGACTAACCCAGAAATGGTTATTGTTGGAACAGAGGACGGAGAAATCAGCGGCGTTGCAGGCGAACTAATTGACTTGTATAAAACAATTATGGAAAATGATCCACGCTATGAAGTTGGCACCTGGGATGAATGCGAAGCAATAAAAATCTTTTATAACACTTATATCAGCGCCAAAGTCGGCATCGTTAACATGATTCAGGACTTTGCCATGCGTATTGGTAATATTGACGTAGACGTTGTTACTAATGCATTAGCACGTAGTACTATGCGACTACAAGGCCCCAAGTACATGACTGCTGGAATGGGGGATGCAGGTGCATGCCATCCTAGAGATAATATTGCCTTACGTTGGCTAGCAGAAGAATATGATATTGGATACGACTTGTTTGATACAATTATGCACGCTCGAGAGATTCAAGCAGAAAACTTGGCCAAATTCTTAATTGATCAAAGCAGGGACGCCGGGGATTTGCCAATTGTTATTCATGGTAAAGCCTATAAGCCAGACGTAGAATACTGTATTGGTAGTTATAGTACACTAGTTGGACATTATGTTACTAAGCATAGTGGCAAATCTGTTATGTACGTTGACCCTTTGTCTGATGATCCAACTGACGTGGTTTCGGAAGTCAGAGAACCGGCTGTTTATCTATGGGCACACAATCGTAAAATTACCTACGAATATACCGGACAGCAAGAAGATACGCAACCATATACCGTAATTCAACCAGGCAGTATAATTGTAGATCCTTGGAGAAAACTAAAATCTACTGATACCGTAAAAGTTGTGCATTATGGTAACACAAGGGTACAGTGAAGATTACATAAAACCTTTTTGGGATGACAGTTATAAAAGATTGCACTATATCCAAGAAGGTTTTAATGACATTGACAGTGTAAACCGTTGGCGTAATCAAGGTTACAGTAATCAGTTCACTGGTTATATGTGCGACATGTGCAGTCCGCAGCCAGAGTGGAATCACCAATTTATTGAGCACTTTAGTAATAAAGGTTGGCGTGATATTGGTACCAGTTACTATAGAATGGATACTAGTACAGTCCTACCTGTTCATAAAGATTTGTACAAAAAATACGTAGAACTTTTCAATTTACAAGGAAAAGAATCCACAATCTATCGAGCAATTATATTTCTTGAAGATTGGCAAAGTGGACATTATGCTGAATATAACGGCGAACCGTATGTAAATTGGCTCGCAGGCAATGTCGTAGAATGGCAGTATGATTTAACGCACATGGCCGCAAACTTGGGATTAACGCCCAGATACACACTGCAAATCACAGGTCACGTTTGATGTTAAACAGTCATAATGAATGGGACACTCTTAAAGAAATTGTTGTAGGCAAAGCGGATTACGCTAATTGGCCCAGTAATGATCCAGTGTTTGCTAAAGAAAGTGAACGCACACTTTGGAAAGAATCTCCTGTGCCCAGCGGTCCTATACCTCAACAGATCATCGATGAATCTAACGAAGACTTGGAAGCATTGTGCGATGCACTACGCAAGGAAAGTGTCATCGTACATAGACCTAACGACATCAACTTCCAAGAGTCAGGTGGCATGTATAACTACTGCCCCAGAGATAGATTGATTGTTGCAGGATCAGAAATAGTGGACTGCAACATGATGTATCCTTGCCGCAACATGGAAATATTTGCACTACCTATGGTCACTAAACAAGCAAGTATGATACGTGTCATGCCCAGACATGAAGATATGATATTGGATGCTGCTAACATATGCAGGCTAGGAGACACGTGGTTATATTTGTTAAGCCACAGTGGTAACCAAGCAGCATTGGAATGGTTACGAGAGCAGTATCCTGAAAAGACTATCGAAGCCTGTAACTTTTATTCTGGCGTGCATATTGACAGCACTATTGTGCCAATTAGAGAAGGCGTAGCGTTAGTTAATGGGTCAAGAGTTAAACCAGACAATCTGCCGCATGCATTGAAAGATTGGCATTGTGTTTATATCAACGATGTTGTGGCACAGGATTTTTATCAGTATCCTTATGCCAGTAAATGGATCGCGCTCAACATGCTAATGGTAAATCCCTACCTCGCAGTGGTTGATAAAAATCAGAAAGAGTTAATTAAGACCTTGCAAAAATTAAATGTAGAAGTTATAATGTTAGAACTAAGACATAGTAGAACACTAGGCGGTGGGTTCCATTGTGTTACACTTGATTTATTTCGTGAACATCAATAAATAACTAATTAATTTTAATAATAAAAAGAATGCAGAGTTTTATAGATTATAGCGACATTATTTTTGACGCTTTTTGCCTACACAGCAAAACCAAAGACATAGTAGACCGTAAACAAGAAATCCTAACAAAGATTCAAGAACACTACAATCAAGGCGCCAGCACGATTTTGTTTGTGGGATTTAATCCTGCAATATTGGCCTGCCCAGTCGACAATATCTATGTAGCAGAAGTCAGTGACCGTGTGTTAACATGGTTACAGGAACAAAACAAACGAGTATCGCTATTCAAAAACGAACCAATGAAATTTGACATAGTGGTAGCGTTTGATGAATACTTGACGTTTGCTGACACCGAAGACCAACAGAAGTACTTGGTAGATAACTTGTGCAACCTTAGCACTGGTTTAGTTATTACTACAGTCAAAGATTACAAGAATCAGGAATTCAAAGACAGAGAATACAGCCAACCTGCAATTATTAAAGCCAACAATCGCATGACTGCGTTTACCGAAATACACGATTGGGATCACGCTGACAAGAACAGTTGGAGCACCATGGTCTACGAACTACAAGGTACAGATACCAAGTGCCATGGAGTATATCGTAGACGAGCACTTTATTTCAAACAGTTAGCCAAATTTACTTTGGACAAAGGTGCCGCCGGATTTTTGGTTCACAAAAATTTAATGTACAAGAGTTTGATTAAAAAGAACTACGAACACGTTATCAGTATCCATTTTGAGGATTGACAATAATAGTTAAAAGTCATACAATACAAGTATGTACTATGTTTTCGACGTTGACGGCACACTGACACCCAGTAGAGGCTTGATTGATCCCGAATTTTGCCGGTTTTTAATTGGCTCTGCTCAAAAAGACAGTTTAGTTTTGGTAACAGGTAGTGACAGCGCCAAAACAGTTGAGCAGATCGGCGAAACGCTATTTCGTGCAGTAGAATACAGTTTTAACTGTAGTGGCAATGTAGTCTATCACCGCGGCGGCTTAATATTTACTAGCGATTGGGAATTGCCAGAGGCTCCTTGGCAGTGGTTAGAAAATCAATTATACAAAAGTGAATATCCTTGGAAGTTTGGTAGACACTTTGAACAACGTCCCGGGCTATTGAATTTTAGTTTTGTAGGCAGGAATGCCACAGGCAATAACCGAACAGAATACTATGAATGGGATCGACGCACCAATCAAAGAGCACAACTCTGCAATCAGTTTAATAGAAAGTTTCCAGATTTGGAAGCACAGATAGGCGGCGAAACTGGAGTTGACATTTTCCCCAAAGGAAAAGACAAAGCACAGATTCTAGATTGGCTTACGGGACCTGTGTGCTTTTTTGGTGATAGGCTAGATCCAGAAGGCAACGACAGACCCTTGGCAGATAGAATTCAAAAGGACAAGCGTGGAGCAAGTTATGCAGTTAGAAATTGGCGGGACACATGGCAACTTTTAAAACTAATGAATCTAGTCCAAGAATAGGCTTTGCCTGTAAATGGATTGACACATCAGAACAAATTGATGGCATCAAACCCAAAGATGATGCTAAAAAGTACAACACTGGTACAACCACAATCACTTGGTTAAATAAACAAACAAGGGAAGCTGCCGAGCAACGGCTATGGGACCTTATGGTCCAAAACATTGAATCTACTAGACTGCTAGTGGAGCGAGTAGGAGAACTAGATGAAAACTTACGCATGGTTAGGCTTAGTAGCGATATCTTACCTGCTTATACTGAGCCCAATTGGAGTTACTTCTGGCAACGTAGAGATGTTCGTGAATACTGCGATTTTCATTTTAGCGTTCTCGGCGACAGTGCTCGCAAAAGCCGGACTCGTCTTAGTTTTCATCCTGGCCAGTTTACTGTGTTGGCTAGCGATAACCCCGACGTCGTCCAACGAAGCATAGAGGAGTTTGAGTATCATGCAGATATGGCCAGGTGGATGGGCTATGGTAGAGAATTTCAAGACTTCAAGATCAATGTTCACATCGCGGGTCGAGCCGGCCCAGAAGGCATTAAACGAGCGCTCACGAAACTCTCGCCTGAAGCAAGAAATTGTATCACAATCGAAAACGACGAAATATCCTGGGGACTCGACGCCAGCCTCGAACTACGGGAAGATCTCGCTTTGGTGTTAGACATACACCACCATTTTATTAAGACAGGAGAATATATTGAAGCCACTGACCCACGTATTCAACAAGTTGTTGATAGTTGGCGTGGTGTGCGTCCTGTTATACATTACAGCATTAGCCCTGAAAGCGTACTCAACGACCATAGCCGTTCAGATAGACCAAGTTTGGAGTTTTTGCTCGAGTCTGGTTATAAAAAGCAAAAACTAAGAGCCCACAGTGACTTCTATTGGAATAGTGCAGTTAATGAATGGGCACTGACACATAATGGGTGGGCAGACATTATGTGCGAATCAAAAGCCAAAAATTTAGCCAGTTTCGAACTGGCTAAATTTGGTAAAGAACATAACCTAATTACTTAGATTTTTTTGTTCCTGTAGTTTTTTTAGCAGGCGTCTTTTTGGCAGCAGTCTTCTTGGCTGCTGTCTTTTTGGCTGCTGTAGTTTTCTTGGCAGGTGCCTTCTTAGCGGCAGTGCTTTTTGCTGCTACTGCTTTAGGTTTAGGCTCTGCGTCTTTTTTTACACCAACTGCTGTTGGAAAAGGCCACTCACCTTGTTGTAAACTTGGTGGTTCAATTTTGTAAGGTGCTGCCGCTTCTTGAGCCCGGCGTGTAGCGGCTTCCATGGCTGAGTCCTCATGCTCTCTACCTTTTTGAAAACTACGGTAAATTACATAACCACCAACTGCTACTACTGCAATAATTAATGCTTCCATTGTGTTTTTCCTTATTGTTGATCAGCGAACTCTAGTTTCGTTCTCAAGTAATTTAGTAAAACACCATACGCTGGTAAGAACACTACCAAACCAACTAACATCTTAACGATTGTTTGGTTGAATGCAACATCGCCAACCCAGGGTGCTGGATAAAACGCTGTGTAAAAGAACGTATATGTGTCAATAATGTTTGCAGCCAATGTACTGACAGCAGGTGCAATCCACCAATTGTCTGCCCACTTTTCACGAATATGTTGGAATACATAAACGTCAAGCATGGTACCTACACCATAAGCAACACCACTGGCCAAACCAATGCGTAATGCTTTTTCCCAGGGAGCGCCGCCCAAACCAATTACCAAAATACTGGCAATGATTGCAGGGACGATAGCCATTGCTACAACTGCTCTTCCTGTCTGCTTACCTAACATGCGTACAGTTAAGTCTGTACCAACTACAACCAATGGGAAAGTAAAGGCTGCGGCTGCTAATGGAAAGTTACCAAAAAATGGTAATTCTGCACCAGGGAAAAGGTCGAATTTAAATTGAACAAGCCAATTGCTAACTGCAATGACTAGGGTGTGAAGTACGACTAGTTTTTTAACTAGAGCACTATCAACACCTTCAAGTAATTTACTAAACATTGAGATCTCCTTGTTCGTTGATTAGTGTATTATTTACGACCCGTGCGGTAAGGAAAAAAATTATTAAGAATTAGTATTCAGGTACTAATTCTGCACTTGACTTTGTTTTTGTGCCTGTGTACAATATAAATACTTTGTAGAGATGCTGCATGGTGCGGGTCTCACAGTAACATTTCGTCTTAAGGAGAAACACAATGTTCACAATGGATACAGTAATCGACGCCGTTCAAACAGGCAAAAAAGAATTCGTAAAAACCTTTGTTCGTCAAGAAGACATGGCTGACGTCATGAACCGTTATATTGACATTCAAACAGACTATGCTAAAGATGCTACCAAGTTGGCGACAGAAAGCATGGCTATTGTTGGTAAGCAAGCACAACAGGCTTTTGAAACTTTTGCTAAGTTTGACTTTATTAAATTTGGCAATGACATGACCAAAGCATTTCAAACTGCTACAGCCAAAGCCAAATAATAATACTTTAGTATTATAGATAAACCCGCCTAGTGCGGGTTTTTTATTGGTTGACACGAATTCCCTATTTTAGTACAATTACCATATCGTAATTAGTTGGAGCCTGAATGGCACACTATAGTTTCACACCTGCTCGCAAGTTTGAACCCCGCAAGGGTTTGGAAGGGCCTTTTTATTACAGTTCGGGCAGAGTTCTTTACTATGACCCAAAGCAGGGCGAATACTACGACCCCACCACGGACTTTTATGTCAGTCATGAAGAAGTCCTGGAATTGCAACAACAAGACTTCAAGGTATTGGCACGATGAAACTGGGCAATCTTTTTCTCTATAACGATGCAGTTGAACGTCTAAAGTCTAGGCATTGGTATCGTTATAACTCCGGTGCCACTCGTGAAAGTGACCAATTGCTGACTTTTACGCTGTCAGAAACTGCGGCACAGGACAGTGAAACTAACTTCGAGTATCTTCGCGAGTTTGCCCGTCGACACAGAGCGCCCTACTTTATCATCACCGACTATGGTGTACAATTTGTTGGGCATGATCACGAAATACTTAAAACTGAGTTTATCACTGTAAGAATGATAGATGATTATCACACTTACCGAGAAAATGCCACAGACCACTATTACTACCGAGATCAGAGTCTGTCATCAATAATGAATGAACGTAATTATCAAGGTGATGACACCGACCGGTATGCTAGTCAGTTTGACAGTTGGCGCATGGGCGGGTGTTGGGTGTTGCCCAAACGCCGAGGATTTTACAACACCGAGACTGGCGAAAAAATCTCCAACCGTCGTCAACAGATTGAAACTCTTTGGAAACTGGGTTTCATGAGTCGTCGTGGCAGACCTATAACTGCGGCCAGTCCCAGTGTCAGCATCACACGAGACGAAGTCAATGAACTGATAAGGCTGCTCCATAACATTGAACGAAAACACAAATCGGGCAAACCCCCCAATGAATTTACCGTAACCATTCATAGGTTATACAGACGTGTTATTCGTTACTGCGCTTGGCCCGGGTTTTGGTAATACTAAAGTAGTACTTGCTCTAAAATACCATTTTCGCTTATAATACACTTACATTGAAACAAAAGGAGTTTGAAATGTACACCTGGAGATATCGAGTAAAACTGCAAGGCGGCGGCGAAATTGAAACCACAATGTCTGGTTACAGTGACAGTGAATGTGCCCGAGCACTACAGTCCATGTATCCTGGAGCTTGGGTAATTTGCCTGGGTATGTGTTAGTACTAAAGTAGTACTTGCTCGAAAATACCATTTTCGCTTATAATTGACTTACATTGAAACAAAAGGAGTTTGAAATGTACGCATATGATAACATTGGTAAGCGGGCTGTGTGGCATAAACTCGGTGTGAAGTTTGAGACTGGCGCTTGGTATGAAATCAAAGTGTTTGCAATGAGTTTAGAAAGTGCCCAGGCTATGGCAGAGGCTAAGGCAGAGACCGAAGGTCATAAAATAGTTGCATGGGCATGTGCTAGTACTTAAGTAGTACTTGCTCGAAAATACCATTTTCGCTTATAATTGACTTACATTGAAACAAAAGGAGCCACAGTATGTCTAAGAAACACTTTGAACTACTCGCCAAGTACATCAGTAGTATGATGGACACCAATGCACGTCTGCAAGCGGCAGTTGCCGTTGCTAGTGCCTGCAAGGAAGCCAATCAGCGTTTTGATCAAGATCGTTTTTTCCGTGCCTGTGGCATCAACTAAGGAGTTTAGTTAAAATGAAACAGGAAGACGTAAATCGAGAAAATGCTCAACAACAGAAAGAAGATATTGAGCATCAGAAAAAACAGATTGACGAGCAGGCAGAAGAAATTAAACGTCAGCGAGAACTAATTGAAAAAAGATTGCGAGGCGAATAACATGAGCAAGAAACAAAGAGTTGATTACGGGCGTTATGGATTTGACCAGTATCAAATAACCGATTTGCAGATTATTATGAATTTGGAAACCAAAGAAGACATGCGAGAGTTTGCAGAAACTGTGGGACACGAAGATGTTCAGTACGGTTTGGCTTTATTAGAAACCTTGGCCTTGGCTGTACTTGATGAAGAAACAGAATCAATGACAGAATTTCCTCAAGCCCGTGAAGTAATTGAGCGAGTACGACATGCCTAATTGGTGTATGAATACTATGACAGTGCGTGGACCCAGCAAACAGGTTCATGACTTATTTGACCGAATTGGTAAAGCGGACGAAGATGCATTTTTTAACGTCATCAAACCGCGTCCTGCTGACCAAGAAGAAAATTGGTACGGATGGAACATAGAAAACTGGGGGACCAAGTGGGACACCGATCCTGGCGAATTTACCATAGATGACGGCGACCCCGAAGAGGGCATGAGCACTGTACATCTAAACTTTGACACTGCCTGGGGACCTCCAGACGCAATTGCGGAAGAACTCACAGAACAGGGTTTTGATGTCGACCTAATGTACTACGAACCTGGTGTGGGATTTGCTGGCGTTTATACAAGTTGGGCTGGCACAGATCATTATGACTTTGACGGGCGTTCAGCAGACGAACTTGAGGACATTCTGCCAGAAGAATTAAACGACTGTTTTGGCATTGCAGAAGATATTCGTAATTCAGAAGAACTGGAGGATGAAGATGAGTTTGTAGAATGGTACGAAGACGGCGTTGAAGAACGTAATCTAAAACCGCATGACCCTAAATCAATTTGGAAAGACGAGGACTAACATGGACAAAATTCTTAAATACGCAAACGAGGCAATTTTTCATTTTCAGATGGACATGAAAGCGGCTGTGCGTTATGTAGTAAAAAACACTAAATGCGAACCTGTGGTAGCAACCACAGCCTTACAGGACGTCATGACGGGATATAAATCGCGATGAGCAGTTTTGTTGCAGGCATTGTCTGCACCTTGATCAATGGCTGTGGCCCGCAATTAGGATATGCACCGCCGCAACCTCCTACCAATCCCAACGTCGTTGTTTATCAAGACCGAGGGCCCATGGTTAATCAAGCAGTGCAGGCAGTGGACTTTCAACAAATCGCCAACATTGGTTTAGATTGCAGGAAGAAGGATGTTATCATCGCTTTCATTGAAAGTAAAGTGGGCAACCAGCCCAGACATCCCGAACACCTCAATGACTATGACAGGCGTTTGAATGCAGTAGCACGGAGTAAAATATGGCAGCTAAGAACAAACTGTTACTAGGACTGGTTGTAGTTGCCTGCATTTACTCTACCGTGGAGGCACAGACGCTGGAAGGCAGAACTGAATGTCGGTATGAGCGTAATACTGAACAGAGTGCCAATGGTTCAATCAGCACTTATCAACGTGAGCGCTGTGTTGAAGAACCCGGGCAGACTGTACGACAGGTTCGAATTGGAGATTTGGTAAGGGAAAGTTGGGTACGTGAACATCCCGTAATCAAACAGGACTTTGCTTATCGTGGAAACCGTTGTCGTTGGTTTTTGGAATCCGGAACGGCAGAAAGAGATTTGGTACAGTACCAAGGAATTATCTGTGAAGTACAACCAAATGCGTGGCGAGTTATTGACAAATTTTAACGGATTTGTTATAATTGCTTATCGATTAACTGCTCTTGGAGAGAGTAAATGAAACTGAAACTTGTAACCTTAGCCGCATTGACAGCAGTCAGTGTAACTGTATCAGCACAAACTAATCCGGCTAATCCGCCATCTGAAACCAATGAGTTTTATCTCAAGCATCAGGCCTTGATTGAGCAAAACACCAAGTTAGCACAACAATTGGCACAACGTGATGCAGAAGCAAAAGCAAATACCACTGGTGCTCCCAGTTGGGTCTTGCGCTTGCCCGAATCCCCAGACTCTATTTTTGCGGTCGGTGTTGCTACCAGTATGAACGAACAATTGGCCTACGACAAAGCAAGGCTGTATGCAGAGCGCAGGCTAGTAGAAATTGCCAACAGTGAGATTGAAAGTCTTACTAAGAGTTATGCTCTTGAGCGTGATGAAAGTCTAAACGAAACTACCGAAATGGTAGTAAAGAAAACTGCTAACGGACAGTTAATTGGTACGAAACGTGTAGACACTCATGCAGAATATGATGGGCGCAGATACAAAGTCTACATGTTGGTTGCGTTACCATTGGACGAAAACAATCCTTTGCGTAAAGAGCGTGAAGCACGCCAGGCCAAACGTGAAGCAGAGATTCGTCAGCAACGTGCGTTTGAAGAACTGCAACGTCAAACCCAGGAACGCCGTGAACGTGAACTGGCAGAACAACAACGCAGGGAAGATCAACTCAAACAGAGTGCTCCACTACCGGTTACGCCAAGTGTACCTGCTAGTCAAACGTTGAGTCCCGGTGAAAAGATAGTGGTTCCTGAGCAAAGTCAGGTACAGGCCACTCCGGAGCCAATGAACGGTGCAAAAGTTGAACCCATTGTGCCCGGTACTCCACTCAAACCTTTGGCGGAAGAGACAAAATCCAACACTTAAAGTGGTAGTATGACGAATGCTCCTGGGGTCAATAAATACTCTAGGAGCATTTTTTAATGGCTAGACCAAACCCACTGAAAGCAGTGATGAGTAGTCCATTGCCTTCGATTACTTATCAACGCCGCAGATCCTTTCGTCCCTCACAACGGGAAGTGGAGTGGTATTACGACAAAATAAACTACTATGTTTTTAATGGTCAGTTAAGGCGCCCTATTATTAGGTTAGGCACTATTCGTAAATGTTGGGGCATGTGTGAATGGGAAGAAGAACTGCAACCAACTCGTAGTCACTGTAAAATTAGATTAAGTGATAAATGGTTCTGTGCTCAGTGGTTTGTAAACACTCTGGCACATGAAATGGTACATCAATGGCAATGGGATGTTTACAGATTTGAATATGAATCTCAATACAACAAGGGCATGCCCAGACTAAGCGGTGCCCATGGTCCAAGTTTTTTCAGTTGGCGCGATCGGTTTGCTGAATACGGGCTGTGTTTAAAAATTGCCTACGGACAGAAACGTTGGTTTCGTCATCAAGATTTCTACAAGTGTTAATCAAATAAAATAATTATTTGTATGTTCTTCTCGATCGACAAGACAAAGCAGGAAAACTTTGTCTGTGATTTTCAATTTGATAATTTCTTTATTTCAGTTGACTTTGGCTGGGAAACCTATGAAACCGAAAAACATGTAGTAATTTATAAAGGTTATGCGGATTACCATCATCTGCGTGATTTACTTGACGAATTAATAACAGAAACAGAACCGTCTCGGACTGGTAACTATTGCGCTATTGTTTATCACAAAACTGATAATACAATTAGTATTAAATCGGACAGGTATAGATCGTTTCCGATCTATCTAAATAACGGAAACAAAGTTACAAATCTTGTCAAGCAAGATCGAACAGCCTGGACTGATAGTCTTATAACCATCACTGACAATTTTGAAATAATTGAAAACAAATTTGATGCTATCGGGACCATTGATGTGTCTACAATTTCATTGGAATATGGGATAGAATCAATTGCATCTATATTAGATCGCAAAACAAAGTCCTTGATAGATTTACGATCATCTTTGCCGATGGCATTTAGAAAACCTATACATACTTTCCTTAGTGGAGGAGTTGACAGTTTATTGGTTTATAGTTTCTTACAAAAACATACACAAGACTATAAATTGATAAAGTATGCTCATGTTGATTATACTGACTTTTGGTTAATGAATTCAGGAGATATTGTAGATAATTGGGGATATAAGCAAATACATCATTGGATAAATCCTTGTATTCTTACCAGCGGTGCTCCAGGTGATGAATTTATGTTGCGAAGTCCTGTAACTGCAAACATATTTTTACAAAATAACGGAACAGATTTATTAAAAATGAATCAAGACGTTACAAGTCTTCATTATTCTTATTTTAGTTTACCAAAACATAAAAAGGTTGTGGAAAATCTTGCTAGTGATTTTGAAGTGAATAAAAATTTAAATAAAAAAGAATTAATTTGGAAGTTGTGCAATATTATAATTAACGACTGGCAACATTGGCATATTGAAAATACTCTCACGTGGACTCCATTAAGAGATTTAGAAATATTTAAAATAATTTTACAAATGCCTTACGAAGTTCAAATCAAACAAATATTTGATAGTTATATTAGCAAACGTCTTATCTCAGACATAAATCCTCAGTTTGTAAACCTTATCAGTCATCAAAAAAATACAGCATCAATGATGAGTAATTTAATTAACTTCTACAGACAGCATCATTGAAAGAAACTCGTCTGGTTTTTGATTTTTTAATTGATCCAATGACTGGGTAAGTGATTTCCATGAATTGAATAATTCTTTGTCAAACGGTTGATTTCTAAGATTGTTTGATATGCTGGCAATTGCATTTATAGCATTGTGCCTTTGCCCTTCTTCTATAGAACTATTAGACAATTTTTTCACTATACGATTTAAACTAATAACAATTTGTTCTCGGTGCTCTAACGGTATAGACTTTTCACCCATTTCTTTTTGTTGAGCAACTCCAAAACTTACTACACTAGGCCAATCTTCTATTAGAAAGTCTATTAGTTTTTCTAATAAATGATAATTGTATGAACTTGTTGTTATATTGACTCGTTGTTCTACATTGTTATATTTCTTACATTGTAGGTAGTTGTTGAGCACTTCCTGCCATACTGTCCCATTCCTTACATACTCGGCTGATTCACCAACTGCGTCCAAACTAAAAACTAATGTTATAGTTCCTTTATAGTTTTTAATAAAGTCATAGTCTATACAACTACCATTAGTAAACATTATAATATTGGCAGTTAAATTAGTTTCTGCAAATTTTAAAAACCTTAAACAGTTTTTATCATAGAAAGGTTCGCCGCCTAATAAGATTATGGTTTTTATTCTGTCGTTAAGTTCAAGAAGATATTCAAAATTAGTAATATTTTCATTGATATCTGTATCTTTGATTAAATTAAGTTTGATATAGTATTGTTTGACCCTGCTGCTGGCCGCAGGCCAGCAGGTTTGGCAAGCAAAGTTACAAGTGTTACCTGGTCTAAGTTCAAGTGTAATATCTCCGTCACTAAATTCGGCATATGCTTGCTCAGCGTTATATCTCATGCTGTCTTGTCTTCCCTGCTGTTCGATGTCTCGACATGCTGCACAAGAATCTGGCCATTCGTTGTTTGCTAACTGATTCCTTGCATCTGATATTTCTTTTAATTTATGGAACTTTTGAATATTAATCTTAGAAGTATGAAAACTTTTATTATAGTTTTCATCTGCCGTCCAAGCACAACAAGGTTTGACTATTTGATTGTAACCAATGGCAAGGCCGTGCTCTAAAAATTTACATTCCATCATAATACTTAGTGGGCAATTTTTGCTAAATACAAAATCAAGGAGTAAGTATGCGAGTTTTTCTAATTTTATTAACATCATTTTTAGCGTTTACAGCGTCAGCCAAAGAAGTCAAAATGGTTGAATATGACTGGAAAGTAACTAAAGTCGTGGACGGCGACACTGTTAAGTTTGAAGCACCTTGGGTGCCAGATCCCATTAAAAAGGAACTAAGCATTAGGGTCTATGGAGTAGATACTCCTGAAAAAGGATGGCGTGGTCAGTGTGATAAAGAAAAGAAGGCAGGTGATGCTGCCACTGCTTTTACAAAGGCCATGATTAAAAAAGGTAAATCAATTAAAATTGCTATTTCCGATTGGGACAAGTTTGGAGGTAGAGTACTGGGAGACGTAATTGTTGACGGTAAAAGCCTACGTAAAGAACTTATTGCAAACGGACACGCACGAGAGTACTACGGCGAGAAAAAGCAGAGTTGGTGTGATTAAATGCTGACCCTGCTCTAACACAGCAGACGACAGTTATAATAAACAGCATTAATTTCAATGCTTTAAGGACTTCTTAGTGGAAGTCCTTTTTTTTATAAATACGATACCATGCGCTTTAAAGAAGTAAAAAAAGTATTAAAAGAATTTGGTGGTTATGTGCCTGTCAACGACGCAGAAGCACGTGATCCAAGATTTCAAATGGCCATTAGCCAAGACATCAAACCTGGCGAAGTACAGCGACAGGCCAAGAAGATGGGGTGGACGACGGACCCTGCAGGTGTGCCTCCCCTACTAACAACAAAGAACAAATTTGGGCGTGTACCTAAGTCTGCTTACAAAGACAGAATCACAGAAAGCAAGATACAGGAAGACGAGGACCTGTTTGAAATTAACATGAGTCCCAGCAACTTAGAAAAACTTGCTGGCGAAATCAATGCTCGTGCTGGTATGGAATTTGAAATGATTGTGCCAAATGCACAGGACGAAGACAGTGAATACGAGCCCGACTACGACCAAGATCAGCGCTCACGCAGTTGGTCCGACATCAGAGATTTCTTCTATGACGGTGACTACAACAGCAGTCGCGAAGTCAGCCGACTCATTGAACGTATGCAAGAAGAATTCTGGGAGTGGGAGGATGAACAGATTGGCGAAAATTGGCAGGAAGAAGAATATGAAATGGTCAAGGACTGGATCATCAACAATGTCAGCGACGACGACATCATGGACGCTGGCTATTACGAAGAAGATGACAGAGAAAAGTTTCAAAGAGACAAGGAATTTTATAACAAAGTCATTGACGACTATGTACAAAACGCTATAGACAAAAAGACCAAAGACTGGCAAGAAGCATACGATCTGTATCGTGAAGATCAAATCGGTGACACTGATGAATCAGAATGGTTAGACCTTTACTATCGCTACATGAGCGATGTCGAAAACAATTTCGAAATAAACTGGCCTTATTGGACAAGTGGAGGTGGTGACACCGACGTTGACACAGTGGCCAGCGATTTTGAACTTGCCATTGATAAACCCGTCAAAGCCAGTAGAAGTTATCACGGTGCTCGCAGAGATGACACAAGTTATATTGTAGAACCCGACAGCAGTTTAGACGCAGACGACACTAACGACGCAGGATTAGAATTTGTAAGTCCTCCCATGACAGTGGATGAAATGCTTAACGATTTAGCCAAAGTCTACAAGTGGGCCAAGAGTTACGGTTGCTATACCAATGAAAGCACAGGCCTGCACATGAACGTCAGTATTCCTGACTTTAGTTTAGAAAAGTTAGACTATATCAAACTGGCACTGTTGGTCGGTGACGAGTATGTGTTGGATCAATTTGATAGACGTAGCAACACCTATGCTCGCAGTGCTATCAGTAAGATTAAAGAACGTGGCATAAATGATCCTGACAAAATAAAACAACTGTTTGACCACATGCGCGACAATCTTAACACCATGGCCAGTCAAACCATTCACGGTCCTACCACTGCAAAGTACACCAGCATTAACATACACGACAACTATGTAGAGTTTCGTAGTCCTGGTGGCGACTGGTTAGGCCAGGACCTTGATAAACTGAAAAACACAGTATTACGTTTTGTTGTGGCCTTAGATGCTGCCTGTAAACCAGACAAGTACAGACAGGACTACTTGAAAAAATTATACAAACTGTTTGAAATTAAGAGTGAAAAAGATCCACTGAGTTATTTTGCACAGTTTGTCAAAGGTGAACTGCCTTTCAGCGCACTAAAGAGTTTTATCAAACAGGCACAACTAACTCGCAAAGCAAAAGCCGGCAAGTTAGAGCCCGGTGTAGACTATGTATGGGAAGTTAGAAAACAAGGATCCAGTGCCCTTATAAATGTAATTGCTCAAACCGAGGAAGAAGCCATTGACAAAGCCACAAGAACAGATGGTTATCCAGAATGGCGCGGTGAACCCGGAGTTACAGCCAAAGTGGTACGCAAAGCCTCTAGTGGCACCAAAGATCGTTTCCAGGATATACCTTCGGTGACAGATCCAAGGCCAGCAGGCGAAGCAGGCAGCATTAAATATGAATTATTCAACAGAGGTTCAGGCATAGTGATGCGTACTTACTGGGCCGCCAACGATGACATGGCTTTAGAAATGGGCCGAAGATATCGCGAGGAAGCAGCCGCAGAATTTGACATGGACACTGGCAGTATAGGCCTACGCAGAGCACGTTCACAGCCTGCACCACGTGGTGGCGATTTTACAGGTACTTGGTTAATTAAAGATGCTAATGGCAGAGTCATACACAGAATCAGCGGTATAGGTAATGCACAAAGCGATGCTAACCGTCATGCCATGAACTGGTTAAGACAGAATCCTGACCAAATGCAACAGGGTGTGGAAGTAGTTCCAGAACTAAGGTAACGATGAAAATAGTTTATATACATGGCGCTACTGCCAGCCATAACAGTTTCGCTTTCATTCAGGAAGTTATCAAAGCAGAAGACTACTTATATATTGATTATCCCCGAACTAAGACCGCACAAGAAAATTTAGAAGACATGACAAAACGGATAGGTTCTACAACAGGACCTCTTTTTATTATCTGCCACAGCATGGGCGGACTGTATGCCTTACACCTACTGGAACAGTTTCCAAAACGCATCAAGCAAGTGGTCAGCCTTGCTACACCATTTGCAGGCAGTGAGTTAGCTATCTTAGGTAAAGTAATGAACAAAGACTATCTACTGTTCAACGACATTATGCCTCATAGCGAATTTGTCAAAACTACCAAGTACATCGAAGTCAAATGTCCTTGGACACAGATTGTTACCACAATAGGTGATGTGCCCTGGATGGAGGCACCTAATGATGGCGTAGTGACCAGAAAGTCAATGACTGCTCGCACAGACATCAACTATGTGGAAATCGACGACAATCACTACGAAATAGTGCAAAGCGGCAGGGTGGTCAAACTGTTAAAAGAACTAGTACTAAAGTATTAACACCAAAGTAGTACTTGACGTAAATAGTTTTTGAGCATATAATCACAGTATGAAAACACTAATTCTACTCACTGCACTGGTTGTTGGTTCTGCTCATGCCCAAGTGGTATATCAAAGCCAACAGTATCAAGAACCCAGACTGAGGAATGTGGTACCCAATCCATTTCCTCCCAGTTATTATCAACAGAAAATGCAACAGTATAATTTCCGTCAACCTCCCCGTGTAATTATTGTTACACCACAACAGACTGTGATTCCTACTGGTCAGGTTTCACCACAGGATCAACAAATCATCAACTTAATCAAATAATCATCATGGCAACCTTAAGTAAAACAAAACAAAAAGAGCTGCGTGTCAAAAACTTTTTGTCACAATATTCCAATCCGTTTGAAATGGAAGATGCTGCAATTGATTTGCGTACGATGGCAACCAATTTTCAAAACGGCATTATTGACAATATGAGCATCGCCGATGCCGTTGATGCTATACTGGGTCCTAGTCCTATTCCACGTCTTAGTGTGGATCCAAGGTCATTGGGCGTCCCTCAGTTTGCATGGGCACCAATGGAAGATGTTGGTATTGATCCCAGGTTTCAACGAGATGTAGCACCAAACCACGTGCAAAAAATTGAGGACGATTTTAAGGCAGACATGATTATTGTGCCTTGTGCAATCAAAGACCCTAACACAGGCAAATATCTGTTATGGGATGGTCACCATACTACTCGTGTTTGCGTCCGTATGGGTTGGACTCATATTCCTGTTTGGTATACCGAAGCAGAAATTGATGACGAACATAGCCTGGCAGAAGCAGAAAAGATTCTTATCTTAAAAGCAGGCCGCAGTTTTCTTACAATTAACAAAAAGAACAAGCGTCCAGTCAGCCGTTATGACGAACACATGGTTAGTGTCGAGTGCGGTGAGCCCGAAAGCGTCACGGTACAGAATATTATTGATGCAAACAACTGCCAAGTCAAACGTGTTAGCAGTAAAGCAGGAGATATCAGTCACATCGAGCACTTGTACGGCAGTTACGATTTGGTGCAGGCCAGTTCGGGCATTAAAGGCATTTACCTTGCCCGTAGTCTAAAGTTTCATCGTGCTACTTGGCCCAAAGAAGAAGTCAGAGGTATTATGATGTTGGCTATGGCACGACTATATCAACAAACCGAAGTTCAAACTGGTAAATTGTTGCCACAAGACTTTGATTTAGAATTTGGCGCCATACTTAAAAAGGTATATGGGCAAAGCGAAAAAGTGCATATTCGTATTAAGGAACAGTTTGAAGACCATTTTGGTAGTTTAGGTGCTCACCCGGTTGTAGTTACCAGTGGGTTGGTTTTAACATACAATAAACATCAAAAGAAAGGCTTTAAGTTGATGCAACCTGAAGCCACTTATCCAGTAAAATGAGACCATATGGACTTTATATTCGCAAGTGTCCTGGGGTAGAACACCCCACTGATTTCAAAGTTGGTGTTGCCGCTTTAGATAAAACCAGAACACGACTAGCCGCTTATCAACAAGCAGTCGGTCCTGTTTGGCAAGAGCAATTTATTTTGTTTTGGACTGGCGAAGATGTTGATGTTAAAGAAGCAGAAACCAAAATTAAACGCCAATTTAAAAATCGGATTGCTAGTAGTGAAGCAGGTCTGAGTGAATGGATCAGCAATATTGAATTGAAAGAAATTTTGAATTTCATTGACGAATTAGTTAATGAACACTTTATCAAGTTGACTTTAGTTCCCAGCGAGTTTCTACCTTTGACTATGGATAACGTAGAAGATTTTACTGATTGGACACAAGAAGGTCTAGTATTATAAAATATGATTAATATAAAAAATAATTTAGTACAGGCTTTCAAATTACTAAAAGAAGTTGTAGATTTTACGGGTATAAATCTAATAGATAATTATAGTTATAGAGAATATACTGCTATAGACATTCTCAAAGATTATATTCCTAGTGTGCGTAAAACTATAGGAAGAACAGGTGATGACGCAAGTGCGCCTGAAGATGGATATTTTCATATTGAGCAAAAGTCGGGAACAACTAAAAGTAAAACAATGACAGAAGCCAGTTTCCCTGACATGATGTTTGATAAACAAACCGACCCTGCCAGGCGTGAATACATTTACAAATATGATGGGCTTAGTCTCAGTCTTTTTGAACATTATCGACCTTATCCCACTGCGGTAGTGTTTGTGCCCAAAGAACAAGTGCCCAAATTACACCCTTTGTTCAAACAAAAGCAAGACATAAAAGTGGCAGACTTTGAGCATAGATTAAATGAGGGGAAAAACATCGGACATGATTCGATTGTAGTTTCTCTTGGTGAGATTAGGCAATGCGTGGGAGATAATAATTTAATCTGTTGGCTCCATGGGGAAGTAACCAACCCGGTGGATTTTTTTGGTAAGTTGGATCGTAAGGAAGTAAAACTAAATCAATGAGCGATTATCAAGTTTACAATCAAGACTGCGTGTCGGGCATGCAACAACATGTCCAAGACGATAGTGTGGATTTAATATTCACAGACCCACCGTATGGGATTGACGGTGACGGCCTGGACGTACATTATCACAGAGACGAAAGTAATGTAGTTCCAGGATACATTGATGTTCCATTGAGCCAATACGCTAAGTTTAGCCAGGATTGGATTCAAGAATGTGCTAGAGTCTTGAGACCAGGTGGCAGTTTGTACATTGTGTCTGGCTATACCAATCTGCATCACGTATTAAACGCATTGCATACAACAGATCTCCAAGAAATTAACCACATCATTGCCAAATACAGTTTTGGTGTTAGTACCAAAAACAAGTTTGTGAGCAGTCATTATCATGTACTATTTTGGTCCAAACCAGAAAAAGGTAAGAATAAACGTACATTCAATTCGAATTGGAAATATACTGACCAAAAAGACAGTTATCATGATAGACTAACTGTACAGGATATGCCCAGGGACTATAAACCTGGACAAGTCAAAAATAAAAATCAACTCAGTGAAGATTTTATCAAAAAGTTTATTTTGTATTCTAGCAATCGTGGTGATACTGTTCTTGACTGCTTTGGTGGCGGACTGACCACTGCTAGAACTGCTTTGAGGTTTGGTAGAAAGTTTATTGGGTTTGAATTGAACAAAAATGCCTATGACGCATTTGTACCCACGCTGGACCAAGTTGAGCCAGAATCAGATCCTGTGCCTATTAGTCCAGACCCTACCGAATTGGCTAAACGGGAAAAGATGCGTGAAGGTTGGCGTCGAACTAGGCAGGAACGCAAGCAACAATCTGTTGTATAAAAACAACACTTTTGGTAGTACTAAAGTAGTACTTGACTGAAATTCACCATTTTGCTATAATTATGGCATAGGGTAACAAAACAGGAGTTTGAAATGAGTGTGAAATCCATTGTTCGTAAAGTTTTAGATTTTATCGCAACCAACGACGCAGATATGTCTGACACTAAAAATCAATACTGGAAAAACAAGATTGCAAACTATGCTCGTAGAGTTCGTGCTAACGACATCAACGGTGTCGTTGCAGAATGGAACACTATGAGCAAAAAAGACTATCAAGAAATGTGTGTGTGGGTTGTGCGTAATCGTGCAATTTGGAATCAAGCAGTTTAAGGAGTGGCAATGATACCAATTACAGTTTTTTTGTTTTTTGTGGTGTTTTTTCTGGCTTGGTCAGCATACTATATGTTCCAAGCACTTGACCTAATCCATGAGTGCCGAATCGATGTTGCTGTCATGCAGGAGCAAATGCAACAGGCACGTCAAATCGCAGGAGAATATCGTGTTTAAATTTGTCACAGGATTTGTTTTAGGTGTTGTGGTTGCCAGTGTGGGATTCGGTGGTATTAGCCGCATCTTGGATAAAGGTGTTTCCGAAATTCAAACCCAAAGCAAGGAATTGGCCAAATAATTTTGGCAAAACTAATTCAAAATATGGTTGACATTAATTCCAATATCAACTATAATTTGAATATGTTAGCACATGACGCTAACATGATTTTCAACTAACTTGGAGTGTTTTCTATGTCTACTAAACTGTTTTCTGTTGCTGGTGTTTCTACCCAAAAGGGCGAAGTCAAAGTTCGTTTTGCCAACGACATGACTCGTGTTAAAGTGTTGGCCAAGTCCGGTCACACCGACATTGAGTTGATGGAGTTGCCCAAGGCTATGGACAAGCCGGCAATTGTGTCTTTCTTGAAGACTACGGAGTTGTATCAGACTCCGGCATATCAGGCTGCTATCGATGCGGCTGACACTAAGTACAACGGTAGTAACACCGTTAAGGTCTCGGGCGCCAAGGTGCGTTCCTCGCAGGCAGAAGCAGTTGCCGAAACGGCCTAAGTAATAACTGCGTATAAAACGGCGTTTTACATGGCGCCGTTTTTTTGTGGATATAAATACCTTATATCGCAAGTGTGCGGATTTGGTAACGATGGTGGCTTTGAGTGTTGCACAACAATATTTCATAGTTGGTTTGGCTGTAGGCCTGGGCCTTGGCTTTGGTATCAGTCTTTGCATTGCGGTAATTAGATGGATGTCGAGGTAACTATATGGCAGAAACTATCAATCAAACAATGGCTCGCATTAAGAGCCTACAAGAATTCGAAGTGCAAGTAACTGTACCTGCCGATTTCAAATTTACTGGCCATGTGCCCTATGACATGAACATAGTCAGCGACCAAGCATTCGTAACTGTGGTAGCAGAAAGTTTTGAACAGGCACTCAAAAGAGCACATGACTTTTTTGGTATCGAAAATGGTTGAAACCGTATTGACACTAACTGTGATAGCCACTATAATATGGCTATGGGACTTTAATAAAAAGGTTGGATTTCACAATCTTTGGCATGATCCCCGAATAGGCAAAAGCACTTTTAGTAAATACGATACGGAGGAAGATGACGATGACCGTTGAAGAATATTGGAAGTGGATTCATAGTAACGTCCAATAGTGATTGACTATTTTCCAGTTACGGTTCCTTATAGGGTCGGTCCCACCATGGCCGCTAATGAAGGTCCAGCATTTGTTCCTGTAGAGGACATGTCTCACATAACATCCAAGTTAGCAGAATTAGACAAGTATGGATCCGATCTGTTTGATTGCCGCAGGCCTGACTTGGTTGAAAAAGCCTCCCAAGTTCTAGGATTAAATCCCATAAGTGACATAGTAGAATTTGCATTTTTGTTTAAAGAAGATGTTGCTATTATGCACAAAGGCGTGCTGGAAGCAATCTGTTTCTGCTACCCCAGCAGTTGGATACCAAGTGAACGTATTGGACAAAGCCTGGCAGAGATACACGCTCCTGTTGCAGATGGCGAACTGCTACGACAAATGAGTCAACGTATCGCCGAAGTTATTGCCACCAAAAGTATGCGTAGGCATGTTTGGACCATAAGCACTACAGGCGAACTCAGTAATCATCCTAAAATGGCAAAGCCCGAAGTTACTGACCAAACTACTATAGAGGACCTCTACTTTAGAATGGAAACACAGACCACAATGCCTGTGGGCGATGGCGAAACCGCAGTGTTTTTGGTCAGAGTTGATACTTGTCCATTAGGGGAAATTTGGCAAGACCCTGCTCGGCGCGATTTGATTATTCAAAGTGTTGACACAATGTCCGATAATGTGCTACAATACAAGAACTTGGTTAAGATTAAAGAAGTCTTAAATAAGAGTATTGCTGTAAACCCCGCAAGGGAAGAGGCGAAGAGAAAGGTGTTCTGGACGCGGGTTCGACTCCCGCCACCTCCACCATAAGCACATGGTCTACTGGTGAATGAGATAATAATGCTCATAATAAAAGTCCAAACTGTGTGTTTATGATGGGGGTGTACAGGTTTCGACAGGGCACGGAGTAACAGAGTGGACAGCAGGGCAATGCGAAAGCCCAAGGGTTAGGACTACCTGGCCGAAGAAGCAAAAAACTATAAATGCCAATGATGAGGTATTTGCTCTAGCCGCTTGAGGCTAAGCCGGGGTTGGTAACCTTGTAACCCAATAACCAAAAAGGCTCTCCGGAGCCTTTTTTCATTTATAAATATAAGTCCAGGCTGATAATTTTTAACCATGGAAAAAATAAAAGCTCATCTTAAAGCTGCTAATAAATCTTACTTTTCACACACAAAATTTGCCATTGTAGCAGGTTTTGATTTGATACTCACTGGAATTATTAGCATAATACATGGAATTATTCCTACACTGTTTCCTTTTTACGCAGAAAAAAAGATCAATAAGTATTATGAAAAGATTTTAGAATTAAAACGAAATAGAACAAATATTAACAAAACCTAATAGTCTAAATTAGATTATTAGGAGCCTTTTTTCATTTATAAATATCAGTCCAGGCTCACAATTTTTTTAATCAAGGCACACATTATGGATGGACGATATCAAGAAGTAGAAAATCTTATCAAAAAATTTACTAGGCAAATACCAGACACACCAGAATACAATCAAAGACTAGAACAAGAATTAGAAATAATCGCCAAACTTGGATTTGCCAAACACTTTTTACGTGTTAGAGAAATCCTAGATCTCACACAAGACATTCCACATATTACCAGAGGCTCAGCAGGCAGCAGTCTTATCTGTTACTTAATGGCTATATCAGATGTGGATCCTGTCAAGGAACGCATACCCCTATCACGTTTTATGAATCCCAGGCGTGATGACTTACCAGACATCGACTTAGACTTTCCGCACTGGCAACAGGAAACTGTGATGAACAGAATCTTTAGACGTTGGCCTGGCCAGAGTGCCAGAGTGTCTAACTATGTTACTTACAAGGAAAAGTCTGCACTGCGTGAAGCTGCCAAACGCTATGGTGCCAAAGGCAAACTAAAACGCAACTTTAAGTTAGAAGACGTGGTACCAGAATATGCAGAAGATGCCAAAAGGTTGGCCAACAAACTGCTAGGCAAGAAACGTTGCATCAGCAAACATTGTGGTGGTATTTTAATATTTGACAGAGCAGTGCCCAAAAGTCTAATCAACGCAGAAAATCAAATCTTGTTAGACAAGTATGAAATCGAAGACTTAGAACATTTTAAGATAGACATCTTGGCTAACCGCGGACTGAGCCAACTGTGGGAAATAGAGGAACGGGACTTAATGGACTATCCCGAAGAGGATGCAGAGACCAGTGAACTGCTATGCAGAGGGGAAATACTGGGAGTCACTCAGGCGGAGTCGCCTGCTATGCGTAGACTGTTTCGTGCCATACAGCCCAAGTCACGTTCGGACTGTGTGTTGGCCACTGCACTGATCAGACCTGTGGCCACACAGGGCAGACGCAAAGCCAGTTTCTTTCAGGACTGGAGCAAAGACAACTTTGAAGGCACCATAGTATTTGAGGACGATGCCATAGAACTGATAGGTGAGATCCTAGGCTGTGACCAATATACCGCAGACATGTGGCGTAGAGCGTTCGCCAAAAAAGACGAAGAAAAAATGTTTGAGTTCATGCAGTTGGTTGGTGATCATCCCAGGCGTGACGACGTGTTCTTGGCCCTTAAAGAACTTAGCCACTTTGGTTTGTGTAGAGCACACGCCATAAATCTGGGTAGACTGATATGGGCTCTGGCCTATCAAAAAGTACACAACCCTAAGGGGTTTTGGCAAGCCGCACTCAAGCACTGCCAGGGATCGTATGCACGTTGGGTCTACTGGCAGGAAGCCAAACTGGCAGGTGCAGTGCCCGCTGTCATGGAAGGTGGTGAAGTGGACGACTTAATGCACTCGGGTTGTTGGCGTAGCAGTCGTTTTATTCCTGTCTGTAAAGAAATACGTAGACCCGGACAGATTGAATTTTGTGGATTGGTGGCAAACTATCGTGTGTTCAAAAGTGGGCCCAAAGAATACATTACGTTTGCTACATTGGGTACAGGTAACGGCAAGTACTTAGACGTAGTACTGCCACATGCTACCAGTTTTCACGAACAGCCAATTGTGTGGGGTTTGGGCAAATTAGGCTACAAAAACAACACAGAATATGTTACAGTATACAAGCACAAAAAATTTCAACTTAGCGAAGTGAAGCACGTAAAATGAATGTAAAATCAAGACTGCATATCTATCCCTGCTCGGGACCAAAGACAGATGCTTATATTGTGGGCGAACCCCGAGCACTTAAACATTTGGCTGCACAGTTAAATCGAGCCGCAGACAGTGTGCTGGGTTTGGAAACTGTGGACATGTATAGCAGTGACGGACATGAGTACACCGTGGTAATTGCCAGCGATGTTGAAGAGGAAGAGTGGCAGGCAGTGCCTGCGCCCTATGAGCGTGGTAGCACACCTACTACCATAAAAGTTATACAAAACTATAACGAAATAAAACAAATATTGACAAAAACGTAGACAGAACGTACAATACTAAATACTCAGTAGAAACACTGATTTATCAACAAGGAGAAAATTGAAAATGGCACAATCCGTAAAAGGAACTAAAACAGAACAGAGTCTTAAAGAAGCATTTGCTGGTGAAAGTCAGGCAAACCGTCGTTACCTCTACTTTGCAAACATGGCAGACGTAGCAGGTGAAAACGATTTGGCTGCACTATTCCGCAGTACTGCTGAAGGTGAAACTGGACACGCACACGGTCACATGGAATATTTGATTGATGGTGGTGCTGGTGATCCCGCAACTGGCATGCCTGCCAAGAACGTTAAGGAAGCACTGGAAAGTGCTATTCATGGCGAAACACATGAGTACACTGACATGTATCCAGGTATGGCAAAAACTGCTCGTGACGAAGGCTTTGATGAGATTGCTGATTGGTTTGAAACACTGGCCAAGGCTGAACGTAGCCACGCTGGCAGATTCCAAAAAGCACTAGCAGCACACGAAGCAGGAGAGTAAGTGAACTGTGCGGATTATTGACTGGCAAGAGTGGTTAGATTCGCACATTCCCTACTATGAGAAACAACGGCAGGAGGCAAGGTATTTAGACAACCCTCCTGCAGTTGTACTACAACTCAGTGTTGTAGATAGATACGACAAACATCGATCCAGAAACACAATTTGGTTTAACTGGGACACTGCCAACAATGAAATACAGGATCTTGGCTATCAAAACAGTCCTATATTCTTAGACACAGACACACACCAACAATGGTTTTGGGCATTCTGGGACAGAGACGAAGCACTGTTAGCTTTGCTCAAATTACAGTAGTACTAAAGTAGTACTTGCTCAAAAAGACTCCCGATGTTATAATAATAGCATAGAAAGGGTCGATATGAAATTCTTTGAAGAAACTACCAAATGGGCAGACAGCACACCTAACCATACGTACCTGCTAAGTGATGACAAAAGCAAAATGTACGCCTACGTTCCTGTAGGAAAAAAGTCTGTGGTAACTTTCAGTAAGCCAATTCGTATCAGTGCTTCAGGAAGAAAGTTTCGTGTGGTAGCAAACAAATGGCAGTATCGTATTCCCGAAGAAGAGCAGTCCTCAAACCCAAAATGGGAAGTTCGGGGAAGTAAGGGTGATGTTTATGTGGTGGAAAAAACCGAGACTGGTCTAACTTGTACTTGCACGGGATTCCGTTTCAGAGCAAAGTGTAAGCATTTAACTTTTTGTAAATAAATTTATGACTTACAAACCAAACATTGTAAATTATACTGACGCTGATTTTGACAACTGGTTATCCAAATTAGATAAGACAATTTTTGATTTGTATCCAGAATATGCAATGTTTACTGTTAGTGAAGCATATATTGAATCTCTGGCTGATTATATAAGAAATCCTTTAAAAGGATTTATTGATGAAATAGAAGGAGAATATATCTTCGAATCCAAAGATTCTTATGATAATTTAATGAACAGTAGATTTGAATTTCAGTACTCGAAAGGACAGGGAACGATAGACGTAGATTATTCTGACACTGTTCGTGGCGAAAACACAGATTTCACCAATCAATGTAAACCTGGATCGTTAATAGGGTTTAGAGATGAGAATATCTTTGGTATAGTGGACTCAATTGATAGTGAAAACACTTTAAAATTAAAATATTTTGCATCAAGAACGTCGTTATTCGGCAAGTCTGTTCCAATCCAGAAAAAACAAAAATATTGTATAGTAAAAGAAGTTCAATTACATCAATATATAAGCATTGCATACGATTTAAATTTACAAATGCGTTGACAATAAATCCCAAATAAGTTATAATACTTGTATCGTAAACAATTTCGGAGCGTCCAAAATGGATCAGCCCTGGCAAGTCATTAGTGCGTTAGAAGAGCATAACCTGCGTACCAACAAAGAGCAAATCATTGAAGCGCAGGCCCAAGCAAATAATTTGGAGTTTTTTGAAGGTTGCAGGCTTGCCTTGGACTCAATGATTACTTTTGGATTAAAACAGATTCCAGAAAAAACAGATCAGGATGGTCCTGGTCTGCCTTGGGAGGCCTTTACACTGGCTATCACAGGTTTTGTAAATCGGGAAGTTACAGGCAATATGGCACGAGACATGGTTAACCAAATGATGTCTCGTGCTGGGAAAGAAGAGTGGAACCGTTGGTATCGTAGGATACTGATCAAGGACTTACGCTGTGGCGTAAGCGAAAAAACTATTAACAAGATTGGAAAGAAATATGGCTCAAATTATATTATCCCTGTTTTTGATTGTCAACTTGCTCATGATAGTGCTAATCACGAGTCCAAGGTACAAGGAACTAAGAGGATCGAAGTTAAATTGGACGGCGTTAGAGTTCTTACTGTTGTTTATCCATCTGGTAGGGTGGATCAGTTTAGCCGTAATGGTAAGGAGTTAGCCAACTTCGAACACATCAAAGCAGAGTTGGCAGTAAACGCCGCCACGTTTTCAGAGCCAATGGTGCTGGATGGCGAAGTAATGAGTTCAAGTTTTCAAGACTTGATGCGGCAAGTGCATCGCAAGGAAAATGTCAAGGCCAATGACGCCGTGCTTTATCTTTTTGATGCACTGCCACTCAGTGATTTTGAACAGGGCCGTTGCGCTGTCACACAGAAAGACCGCAGTGCATGGCTGAACGATTGGTATGACAACAAATTGAATAAAAGCATGAGTCATGTACAATGTTTGGACCATGCGGTGGTAGACTTAAATACTGACGAAGGGCAACAGCTCTTCTCAATGTACAACAAGTCAGCAATCGAAAATGGCTACGAAGGTATCATGATTAAGGACTTGGATGCGGCTTATGAATGTAAACGCAGTCATGCTTGGCTCAAGATGAAACCTTTCATCGAAGTCAGTTTGGAGGTTCGAGAAATTGAAGAAGGTACTGGTCGAAATCAAGGGCGCCTTGGAGCGTTTGTCTGCGAAGGAGTCGACGACGGCAGACATATTCGTGTTAATGTGGGCAGTGGCTTCACTGATAGCAATCGTGATGATTTTTGGAGTCAGCGCAGTGACATTATCGGCAGTATTGTAGAAGTACGTGCAGATGCAGTCACACAGAATCAAGATGGTTCTTACAGTCTGCGCTTTCCCCGTTTTAAAACTTTTCGTGGCTTTCAACAAGGAGAAAAACTATGATTGCAGCTATTTGGCTTGTGGCAATGGTAATTTATTGGACATAAAGGAAACTAAAATGAAAAAATTAACGGCTTTATTATTAACAGTGACTCTGCCACTTGTGGCTTTTGGTTATGCGGAATGCGACCCAGATGCCAACATAACCACTATCAATGGTGTGGGCTTGCCAGGTCGGATGGCTACCTTGACCAACGAACATGTCATGTTTGATGGTATTATTGACGGTGGAAAAAGAATGACCATTACTCGTGCAGTTCGTAAGGCAGGTACGAGGGTTGGCATTCACATTCACAAGTGGGGTGGCACTACCTGTGTTATCGAAGGTGCAATGACTGACTTTGTGGAAGGTCAGGCTCCCGCATATTATCCAGCTGGTACTTGCTACTACATGCCACCAAATACTTATATGGCTACCAGCAATATGGGCAGTGTAGATGCAGTGATCCAAGATCAATTTATTGTGCCAGATGGACAGCCTTCAATCACTATCGTGGAGCCAGGATACCCTGCCTGCAAATAAATGAAAGATATTTGGGTAATCAGCGACACGCATTTTCATCATGCCAACATCTTACGGTTCAAAGATGCGGAAGGCAACCTTATCCGCGGCAGTCGTTTTTCGACTGTGGAAGAAATGGATGAGTGCATGTTGGAAAACTGGAACAGTGTAGTAAAGCCTGGGGATAAAGTTTACCACTTGGGTGATGTGCAAATGGGCACACACGAACAGTTTCGAAAGTTTTGGCCCAGACTAAATGGTAAGAAAAATCTTATCGTTGGTAATCACGATGACATCAAGTACTTGGCACAAAATGGTTTTTTTGCTAAAATATATATGTGGCGTATGTTTCCCGAGTTTGGTTTACTGTTAAGTCATGTGCCCATACACGAAACCAGTGCTCGTAGATATCCGCCCAAAGACTATCCTGAAAGTGTAAAAGAAGTAGTTCAATTGTTAAACGTACATGGACATATTCACCAGAATGCCAGTCCCACACCACACCATCGTTGTGTCTGCGTTGAGCATATTGATTACACACCCATTAACATTGAAGAACTGAGAATACGATGAACGAACGAATTCGAGAACTTGCCAAACAAGCTGGTTATCAGGAAGATATGTTTGGTGTAGGACACTGGGATATGCCTGAATGTAAAAAGTTCGCCGAGTTGATTGTTCGGGAATGTGTTCAGACATTGCTTGATAATTCACCTGAACTGTTTACCAACGAAGCGGCCGAAGAAGATTGGGACAAAGGATATGATCGAGCAATGCGAGATTGTGTACATCATATCAAAGAACATTTCGGAGTTGAAGAATGATGGAACAGTACGAACGTAAAGCAAGATTTACAGAACTCAAACCCTATGACATCCTCGCCAAAGAGCATGACTTTATGGAAGTATGTGAGTGGAATAATGGTGAGGGTTTTGATGTTACAAAAAACGAACAGCAGTTCTCACTTACTTGGGGACAATGGGAATGTTTGCAAGCACTGGTTGCTTTTAAAGGTTGAAGGATGAATGAACTATCTCTTTTAGTCACTGGTCTGTCGTCATTTGGAATTGGTTTATCAGTGGGTTTTGTACTGGGTTACTTTGGAGTTAAAGAATGACTAAATGGATTGATCCACCAAGTGGATGGAAATATGGATTTCCTAAGCCTATTCCCGAAGATGTAGTTAACTTCGAAGATTGGCTCGTGTCTGAGGGGTATCCTCGTGCTGAAATAGAAAAGATGGGTGATTACTTCTTTTGTAGTCAATGGGAAACTGAAGAATGAAACGACTCTGTAAAGACTGTAGACACGCCAAAGCCAAATTTCTTGATAAACTTTGGCAGGGCAGTTTTGCCTACAAGTGTCAGTTACCGACCAATTATGTAGAAGGTCAACTGAATCCTGTGACTGGTCGAACCACTAAAGGCTACTATCAAACCTGTGCTGTGGCTAGAGTAGACCATAACATCTGTGGCAGTCGCGGCGCAAATTGGTTACCCCGTGACACTCACCGGCATCTTTTTACAATGATATCTGATGAAACTTAAAATCGGAATTATAGGATATGGATACGTAGGCCGCGCAGTTGCCGCAAGTTATCCCAATGCAGAAATTTTGGTTTATGATCCTAGATACACCAACGACCCACTGTTCGCACCATTTGGCACTATTCACAGTGTCTGCGATGCTGTGTTTGTCTGTGTGCCCACGCCACAGTCTGACACCGGTGAGTGTGACACCAGTATTTTAAATCAAACTTTGATCAATCTCAAAGGCAGCGCCGCAGTTGTAATCTGTAAAAGCACTGCACCGCCTGACTTTTATACTGCTTGGGAAAACACAGACAGCATGCGACTAGCACACGTGCCTGAATTCCTAACACAGGCCCGTGCCAGTCTGGACTATGTAAATCCACACAAAATACTAGTGGGCTGTCGGGAAACTCTACAGTCCACTGTGGCCGACATACTCATGGCCAGTATGATTAACTTTGAACGTGTACGTATCGAATACTGCTCAATTGCTGAAGCCAGTTTCTTTAAGTATATGGCTAACAGTATGTTGGCAATGAAAGTTATCATCAACAATGAGTTGGCTGACTTGGCTGAACGCATGGGCATCAGTTGGGAGGCTGTGAGTGCGATTGCTAAAACTGACAGTAGACTGGGTAGCAGTCATTGGCGTGTGCCTGGAGACAATGGTGAACTGGGCTATGGTGGTGCCTGCTTTCCCAAAGACACAGCAGCCTTAAAAAATCTTGCAGATCAAAACGGCGCAGAACTCAGTGTACTTGAGGCCGCAATGATTAAAAATCACAAATTAAGGACTAAAAATGGATCGCGATGAACTAAAACAGATGTTGCAGGAAAATCAGTGCGAAGTCACATTTACCAAAGTAGATGGAAGTGTGCGAGTCATGCCCTGTACACTGAAATCTGATCTAATGCCTGTGATTGAAACTAAAACTCAAAAAACCGCTAAGAAAGAAAACTTAGACACTCTCAGTGTGTGGTGCTTGGATAAGAAAGAATGGCGCAGTTTTAGAGTTGCGAATGTTCAAACGGTTCGGACAATTTAATTCTGCCAGAACTGTTGACTTTAGTTGGCACACACTATACAATAACAAAATCTGCTCCAAGAGTAGTGTATTTTTAACAGAAGGAACTTTTATTATGATGTTTTCTACCGAAACTAAAACTGGTAAACTATTGGCTGCATTGAAAAGCGGCGAGCAATTGACCGAAGCACAGATCCGTGCTCGTTTCGGTCTTAAGAACCCACGTGCATCTGTCAGCGACTTGCGTTACAGTGGTTTTGCTGTCTATGCAAACCGTCACGTTGATACCAAAGGTCGTGAGACCACCAAGTATCGCTTGGGTCAACCCAGCCGTGCAGTTATTGCCGCTGGTATGCGTGCCTTGGGTGGCATGGCTGCTTAATTAACTGAGCAGTAAATACAAAGGCACTTAGGTGCCTTTTTTCGTCTGGCGTTAGTTCAACGGATAGAACAAGGGTCTTCTAAACCCTAAATAGAGGTTCGATTCCTCTACGCCGGACCAAGAATTTTTTTGGCAGATTTATAGTCTGTTAAATACTGCATATACCAGTGTAAATACTGAGTTGACTTTGGTCCACATTGGTATTATATTGTATATTATCAATTGCCATTGATTGGCAAACTAAAAAACGTTTTTTATATAAGGAAAATTTAATGAAAAAAACTCTATTGGCTTTGGCCGCTGTCACCGCAATGGGCGTGGCCAGCGCACAAGTAACAGTAAGCGGTAGCGTTGCAGTTGCAGTTCAAAACACTGTAGCCGCAAGTGCTGGAAAATTCGATCTATCTGATGCAGACATCAACTTTTCTGTTAAAGAAGATCTTGGTGGTGGCATGTCAGTAACTGCTGGTACCAGCATTAGCAACGAAGCAATGCGTGGTAACGGTGTTACTGTTAATAATACTGCTATGTCACTTGACGGTGGCTTTGGTTCATTGGCATACAAAAATGTACTAAGTGGTAAGGCAAAAATGAGCGCAGGTGTTAGCGTCGAAGATGACATGAGCGACTTAATGGGCGGATACAGCACCGTAAACGTATTCAGTTACACACTACCTGCTATTGCTGGTGTACGTGTTGGCGTTGAATACGCTGGCGATGATGCCACTGCACTTGAACTAAAAGGCACACCAAATGTATTTGGTACTGCTCAATTGGGTGACGTAACCGTTTATGCTGAAAACGGCGGCGCTGACAAAGTATGGGATGTTCGTGTTGGAATGGCAGCAGGTCCTGCTACAGTTGGTCTACGTACTACCAAAGAGAAGTTCAGTGAAGTTGCTGTCACAGTACCAGCAGGTGCTATGACTTTTGGTGTACACTATGCAACAAAAGACAACGGCGACAAAGCAACTGGTGTAAATGCTACATACGCAATGAGCAAGCAGACCAGTGTACAAGTTGGTTATGTAACCGGTAAAGGCAATGGCTTTGACGGTAACAACTACCGTGTACAGTTGAAAAAAGCATTCTAAACAATGTTTAGAGTATAAGAACCCACTTCGGTGGGTTTTTTATTGACTATATAACATAAACCTGTTACATTACTGCTATGAAACCAGACGACATTATTACCATTACTGCCGACACAATTGACTTAGATAGTTTTACGATTGACTACGATGCTCTTAAAGGAAGTTACAACGGCATCTCTATCACAGACTTTGGAGATTCTGCGCCCAAAGGAATAAAACTCAAAGAAGGTGAAGACATCACCATTGGTGACCGTAGTCTACTAAAAACATTAGACGCTATTGCAGAACGTTTAGCCATACTGGAAACAAACACCAACTTGGAGGCTGAGTTTGAAGAATTACACAGACTAGGCAATCAATATCGAAAAATGGAAGCAGAACTAAAGGATAAAATTGCAACCTGGAATATTTTGAAAAAATGATTTATCTCGGGGAAGTTTTAGAAATCTATATAACAAACGAATGCAATTTAACATGTAGTAATTGTAATAGATTTAATAACTATGATTTCAGAGGACATTATTACTGGAAAGATTATAGATTGGCAATTGCGGCTTGGTCCAAAAGGATTACTGCAGATACTATTAGTATAATAGGTGGAGAGCCTACACTACACCCAGAGTTGTTTATATGGAAAAGAAATTTAGAAAGACTTTGGCCCGACTCGGTAGTAATGGTGCAGTCTAACGGAATTTATACCAAAGAAAAGATTAAAGAACTAAACGCAAGTAAAATAATACCGGTGATTTCCATTCATGACAAAAAAATGTTTAAAAAACATGAAGAATACATTGCTACCCATAAAATGAGTATTCCGGGCGGAAATAATGAACCTAATTCATTGATAATAGATGCAACCGAATTTACAGATTGTGCTTTGATAGATAATCAAAACAGTTTTAGTTTACATAATAGCGATCCAGAAAGCGCATTTATTTGTTGCTCAATGAAATACAGCCATACAATTTTTGAGGGTCGATTGCATAGATGTCCTTTGTTGGCAGTTTTACCAGAATTTGCAAAGCAGTATAAGGTGAAGATGTCTGAAGAAGATCTGGAGTTATTGAAAAATCCAGAATATGTTTTAGAACATGATTGTAGTGAAGAAGATTTAAAGAAGTTCTTTTATTCGATTATGACTCCAATGAACGTTTGTAAGTTTTGTCCCGGAGAATATAAATTATCTGAAGTAAAAATGGACTCAAAAAGAAAATTGCATCAACGATTATCAAACTAGTATGGGACTTATTCGAGAAAAACGATCAATGAGTCTCACAGTTGTACGTGACAAGTATCAAGTATATTGGTACGATGATCGAAACCGAGCATTCGAAGCCGCACAATGGTGTACGGACACATACGGTCCAGAATGGGGACATTTTCGTTGGCGTGATGTGGACCGAGTCGGCGCCAGCAAAAACTACTTTACCTTTCATAGAATGGATCATGCACGTTGGTTTGTTCTAAAATGGGACACACTCTAATAGACAGAAAATAGCAAATAAGTTATAATATAGGTATGAATATTGTAACCATTGACGGGCAACGTGTGAGCACCTATGACGCAATCATGTGGGCCAGTAAACAATTTGGTCATAACGGCTTCAGTGTGAAAAACTGTTTCCCAAACTATAATTGGCAATTTGAGTTTGACAATCCTCAACACGCCACACATTTTGCACTGCGATGGCTATAGTAGAAGCCATACACTCACATAGGGTAGTTATACCCTGGCATAATACCATAGAGCATGTAGCAGAGTGGACTGAGGGTAGTGTTTGGGCTATAGAAAAATTTGGACTTCCGGGCGATCGGTACGTTTGCAGTCCTACTAGGGAAGGTATGGAGTTTTGGTTCAGGGAAGAATCAGATGCTGTTTTTATGATACTGAGATGGACCAAGAACTGACATTCACATACGCATCTGCACCTCAGTGGTTTAGGAACTACTGTACAACGGTGTTAAATTTAGAAAATAAGATGGCAGACTGGATAGTGCAAACAGGTCCAGGTATAGGTCAGCGAACTGCGTCTGAATTTATCAAATGGTTTTTTGATGAACACAATATAGCAACATATATTGATGACAGCAACAGACTTTGGGTTACACTGCCAGATACTACGGAAACTACCAAACTAATTCTCACGCACTCATGACTTTTACGGTACTTAAGAAACATAGAGTAGACTTGTTGATTTGGCTCCATAAAAATGTGGAACCTGCAGACAGCGGTAGTCGTAAAGGCAATGAAGCAGAGCCCATACCACCATATCATGTCAGCACAATTAGCCAACGAGCAGAATGGAAAGGTCGGACTGCACAATGGCATATCGTTCAATCTGGTATGAGTAAAGAAATTACAGTAGATGTCAACGATGCTCGCATTGGGTTAATGCTTAAATTGAAATATGCGTAGTTAATGACAGCCATTTTTAGTCCAAATTCTTGTAAATACTGTTAGTCAATCAAGAAGGAGTAAAAAATGGCTGAAGACAAAAAGAAAGTTACAATCGATGAAGACGCAGTTAACGGAATGGACACAGACGGAGATGGACACATCACCAAAGCAGAATACGACATGCACCTGGAGTTCAAACGTAGAGAACTGGAAGATCAAGACGCACAGCGTGATGCCATGCGTAAAATGACTTGGTTTGCACTATTTGGTATGTTGCTGTACCCTGCCACCATCGTAGTAACCAGCCTACTGGGAGCAGACAAAGCAGCAGGTATCATTGGTGATATTGCACCTACTTACTTTGTGGCTATTTCAGCATTGGTAGCAGCATTCTTTGGTGCTGATGCTATCAAGAGCAAAAAATAATCAATGAAGTTTCCACAAGTAATTGTTGGAGTACAAAATCAAGACCAGTGTTATGAAATTGTTAATGATTTGATAGCATCTGGTCTTGAATGCTTTAAGGATTTTCATTTTGAATACAGAAAGAATAACTATTGGAACAACCCAGAATTCGCAGATTGGGAATACGATAGAACTGCGGTATTCGAATTTAGAAACGAAAAGATCCAGACTTGGTTTTTGACAAAGTATGGCCAATTACACTGTAAGGCAATTTAATCGTTGTTGGGTTGAGATTAACGTTGAACCATCAGACGAACAGACCTTTGATAACGATTTAACTGACGTACAGGTACAACAAGTAAATAGTTGGGTCCAAGAAAAAGACTTGGGCAAATGGATGAGTTTTAATCAATGGAAATTAAAAACACCAAGTGCCGTAACCGCATTCATAATGTTTTGGCACGGGCGCATCGTTTAAGTCGGGGTCACCGTGGTTGACATAGTAATTCCCTACAAGCACGAATCTTACTATTGGCGAGATTGGGAAGATCACTTGCTTTGGTGTTTGGATGAATTTGGCATGCCCGGTGATCAATACGATTTGGAATATTTGGACGAAGGTGTCAAGTATCAGTTCCAAAATGAGCAGGATGCTGTTGTATTTTCACTCAAGTGGGTTGGCAGATAACGAATTTTCTGTTATAATTACAGTATGAAAGCATATATAGGACCTCATAAATCTTGGTTTGGACCATACCAGTTGGCCGAGCTACTTTGCTTTTGGGCAAAAGACGTAGAAGACGAATACGGCATGAAAAGCAAGCCAGACTGGGTACACGACTTTGGTGAATGGCTGGCTCACGGCAGTGTAGAGCCCGAAGCAGAAGTAGGTGAAATGCGTTCGTGGAATCGTAACCGTCACCATACTTGGCTGTACAAGTTTTTTATATGGGTTGAGAGTAAACGTAAACGTAAAATCAAAGTACGTATCGACCGGTGGGACACTTGGAGCATGGATCATACACTGGCTTATATTATTGTGCCCATGCTGAAACAACTCAAGGCCACTCAACATGGCGGTCCTTATGTTGATCCCAAAGACTGCCCACCGGAACTAAAACCCGCAAAACAGACTAAAGAAGAAAAAGCCAACGGCAGTACAGACAGCACACACTTTGAGCGTTGGGATTGGGTCTTAGACGAAATGATATTTGCGTTTAGCACCAAGTTAGACGATTCATGGGAAGATCAGTTTCGCAAAGGCGAACATGACATACAGTGGAAGCAGTTGGAAGGTGGCATGAGTCAAGTGGTCAAAGGTCCCAACGACACATACGAGTTTGACACAGACGGGCATGCAAAATTTCATGCTCGTATCAAAAACGGCTTTAGACTGTTTGGCAAATACTACGAATCGCTTTGGGACTAACTATGTTTGAATACAGTGTTTGGTTTCTGGTTTTTGTAGCAAACGGTACTGCCGTCACAGTAGAAAAAATGCCAGTGGCCAATCAAGGGCAGTGTATGCAGTTGGTAAAAAATATTAACGAAGTGCGTAAGCCTGGTGGCAGATCCGTATACGCAAGTTGTGTGGCTACAAAAAAACAGGAGCAATAAGTGGCTGAAATTTTTACATGGGTAATGCAGATAGTTTTTTGGTGGTTTACTATTAGCCTTGTGCTTGCTTGGATTAAAAGTAAGGCAGACCAGGAAGAAACAGTCAGATTTGAACGTGCTGTAGAAATACTGAACAATCTTGTACACAGAGTCAAAGTAGAAGAACATCAGGGTATCTTTTACTGGTGGGATGAGGATTCAGACACTTTTCTTGCCCAAGGCAGAACTATTGAAGAAGTAATTGATAATCTTAAGAAGCGTTTTCCCGAGCATCACTTCTTTGTCAAAGACAACGAAGACGTAACTTATAGACTTAAAGGCCCTGAATGGGCAATGGAAGTTTACAAAATTGCGAAATAAAGTCAAAGCAGATATTATAAAGTGGCTTATAGACTTTGTTGAAAAACCAAACCCACTGCTAAACAACTGGGCACCTTGTCCCTATGCAAGACAGGCAAGAGTTAACCGAAAGATTGCTTTTGTAGATTGTACATTCAACAATCTCGCGCTTGAGATACTAAAAAACTTGCCGCAGTTAGACACAAAAGATGTTGTTATATTCTATTACGATCCTACAGAATCAACTGCGGAAGAGTTAGAAGCCATTGTAGAAAAAATTAATCGTGTTGTTATGGCAGAAAATTATGTCTTGCTAGAAGATCATCCCGAACGGGAGGAATTAGTTAACGGCGTCAAAATGAATTTCGGTAAAGCCGCACTAGTTCTTGCACAACGATTAAGCAAATTAAATGATGCTAGCGAGCAGTTAAAGGCCAAAGGATATTATCATCACTGGGATCAAGCAGCATTAAATAACGTTGTTACATGGCGTTTCAATAATTGATGTATGCACGAATAGATTTAAGTCAAACTGATTATCCTTTATTAGACACTGCTTGGTCAGTTATACAAATACCCGATCCAGACCAACTAAACGAAATATACAAAAAGTATTGTAGGTATAAGAAGTTTAATAGTGTAATGCCTATATTCGACAGTGAGTACATTGATCAAAGAAGTGACGTTATAGGGTACTGGCATAATGACAGATTGGTAGCATTTAGTTTAATGCGTAGATATGACTATATCAATGTAGAAGCAGTGCAGTTTGCTTGGGACTATGCGGAACCCAAACTTGGACTAGGCATTGCCAGTTTAAAAAATGAATGTGCTTACTATAAACAACGAGGGTTTCAGTATCTTTATCTTGGCGGAGCAGATGAATATAAACAACAAATTGACGGATTTGAAATTTTAGGAACAATATGACATATTCAGTTTACCAACATTGGGACCCACTTAAAGTCTGCATAGTGGGAAGGAGTTATGGTCCGGAATTTTATAGTTTTATTAAAAACAAAAAAGTAAGGAATATTTTAGAACGCATTGCCTACGAAACCGAAGAAGACTTTCTAAAACTAGTTTCTCTCTTGGAATCGTTCGGCGTAGAAGTTTTACGTCCAACAGTTTCAAATAACTATAAAAACTATCTTTCTGCAAACGGTCAAATCTATCCTCCTCCAATGGTACCTCGAGACCATAGTATAATGATAGGAGATACTTTCTATCATAATTGGGTTTCTGAACTCCAAGTTTATCAAGATATAAAAGCAGATCATTGGCCGGAAATTAAATGTATAGAAGACTTTAAAAAAATCGATCAATATATGAAGGACGAAGTATATGCAGCAGTTAATTCTACCGGATACCTGAGTGTATTAGATCATAGACATTTGCTCGATAAAATTAGAAAAAATTGCAATATTATTGAACGACCTTTAAAATCCGCGGCTAATATACTTAACGGTGCTCTTATAAGTAGAGTAGGTAAAGATTTATATATTGGCACATGGAACAAGGATGAAACTCAATCAAAAAAAGTAGCTGGCTTGTTCCCGCAATACAGAACAACTATAGTTAATACTGAAGGTCATTCGGATTCTACATTTTGTCCGATTGTTCCAGGTTTGCTTGTTTCAATTGGAACGGATGAGTTTGGAGTGCCAGAAATGGTGTCCCATCACGAAACTTTCCCGGGTTGGGAAGTAATATATCCAGGAGATAACAATTTTTCTAAGGTAAAGTCATTTTTAGAATTAAAACAAAGAAACAAAGGAAAATGGTGGGTACCTGGAGAAGAACTAAACAATGAATTTATTGACTTTGTTGAATCCTGGATAAGTCACTGGTTAGGGTATGTCGAAGAAACTATTTTTGATGTAAACATTCTGAACATAGATGAAAAAAATGTAATTGTTAATTCTTATAACGAAAAAGTATTTCGTGCATTTGAACGCTACGGTATAACACCACATGTAGTGAATTTCAGACATAGATATTTTTGGGATGGTGGAATTCATTGTATTACCAGTGACATACACAGAGAAGGTACTATGAAAGATTATTTCCCTGAGCGAGGATAACATGGACATTTATCACATTTGGGCAGACAAAGAAGGCGATATATCAGACACTGAGTTTGTCAACAATATGAAATCCTTCTTGGAGCATTTAAAGTTGGAAGGTAAGATGGAAACTTATCGAATTACCAGATGTAAAATGGGATTCCGTAGCATGGACATTCCAGAATGGCACATAATGATGGAATTCCGGAACATGGCACAAATGGACTCAGCATTTGAACGTGTGGCACCACTGGAAGGTGAACTTGAAGGCAAGCATCGTAGTTTTAACCAATTTGTTGCTGATAATATACAACACGCTCTATACCGGGATTGGCCCGACAATTTGTAGTACTAAAGTACTACTTGACAGAATTACCAAAATCCCTTATAATAAACTATATTTGACACACTAGGAGTCGCTATGACCATGCATCTTGAAGGACCTTGGCTCAGTCTATCTGGCAAACGAAAAGGCAAAATAAAGTTTCGTACCGCCGAACAGGCTCGCCGGCATCGCGAGTTAGAAGACAGTTGGGCAAAACTTATGAACAAGCATGGTGTAGAGCAAGAACAACGACGTCAGCGCAAAGGTCTTGACGCCGAACCCTTACAGTATAACCTCAGTGCGCCGCCTGGACGTGAAACTAAGTATATCCCTAGTTTGGGCAACGGCATGGGCAATGCCGCAAAACGTGAGGCTCCGCAGTATACTGGTAACAAGATTAAAGGTATTGGCACCATGCACAAAAGCAACGCGGTTCCTATCTTTAGTGATGACGAAGCCGAGGCAATTGCTCACATGCGACGATAAGTATGTGATGCTATATTGGATTTTGGTGTTCAGTTTCTTTGACAGTAGGCCCGAAGGATTTGTCAGTTACCAAGTATTAGGTAGTGCAAAAACTCAGCAAGAGTGTAATAAAGAACTGATGAGGTTAAATACAATTCACAGGCACGGGACTGGGTATTGTTTTAGGGAATCAATTAAAGATGGCAATAGCAAATGACAAAGAATGGTTAGACAAAGTCTACCAAGCATATTTGGTATGGACTGATGTAGAAGATATCACACGAAAACGTGAAGCAGAAAAGTTTGTAAATTTTTTATATAGAACCTATGGCGTGGTTCTTCCCAGTCAAAGATATAAATCTTCAGTGCTCAGTAATTAAGGATCAGTAATTGCCCAAAGAAGAAATGATGCGCTATACAGGGCGTGTACTAGAATGTTTGCCTAATGCAGTTTTTAAAGTAAAATTAGACGAACTTGAACATATAGTAACTGCCTACATCGGCGGCAAAATGCGGAAAAACGATATTAAAATTATTACAGGAGACTCAGTGGTAATGGAAATGAGTCCCTATGATTTAAATCGTGCTAGAATAGTATATAGGACAAAATAAATACATAATGCGTGATTATATAAATTTAGTTGAAGCGAAAAGTGGACAGGAACTGGTATTAGAAAAATTACCATATCGGGAAACTCAACTCAGCCCTGTTATGAGTAAAGCCACTCTTGAATATCATTATGGCAAACTGGCACGTGGTTACGTTGAACGCTATAACAAAGGCGAAGGCGACAAAACTTTTAACGAGGCCGGTGCATTTTTACACAACATATTTTTTCCTCAACTTTATCCTCCACGCAACAACAATAAGCCGCGCGGCGCGAGCCTTGAACTAATTAATCGCAAATTTGGCAGTTTTGCTGAATTTAAAGAACGTTTCGCCGAAGAAGCAATGAAGATACAGGGCTCGGGTTGGATCTATCTTAGCCGCAGTGGCGAGATTAAACGTATTCCCAACCACCAGAAACGAGCAGACATTGCACTACTTGTGGATTGGTGGGAACATGCATGGGCCAAAGACTATGGTGCAGACAAAAAACGTTACCTTGCTAACATATGGCGCATAATCAATTGGGATAGAGTTAACATTAGGATTTATTCTGGCAAATGATTACAATTACAGAATCAGCAGTTGAAAAATTAAAAGACCTGCTGGCAGAAGAAAATAATCCGGACCTTAAACTACGTACTTTTGTACAGGGTGGTGGTTGCTCTGGCATGCAGTATGGTTTTACTTTCGATGAAATTGCCAACGAAGACGATTGGGAGGAAGATTTTGACGGTGTTAAAATTCTTATAGACTCAATGAGTGCCACATACTTAGATGGTGCTCGAATTGACTATAAAGAAGATCTAATGGGTGCTAGTTTTAGCATCAACAACCCCAACGCTGAAACAACCTGCGGTTGCGGAAGCAGTTTTAGCCCATATTAATCACTGAAGCCTAAACTCTAAGTCCGATAAATAACTAAAACGGATTCTAGAACTATGGCTCTTTTACCTAATATTAATGTCGGAACCTCTCCCAACGATGGAACAGGAAGCAGTCTCCGCGATGCGTTTATTATTGTAAACGAAAATTTTCAACTTATTGAAGCATTTTTCCCCAACTCCAGTGTTGCTAATTTAGCAGCGAACATTGAGAGCACCGGAACTAGTGTGTTTAATATTGCTAACGTTGATGTGTTGAATGTTAACACAATATCTAGTTATACTACAACAGATATTACAGCAACAAATATTACTGTTGACGTTCTTAGTGCAAACACTATTACTGGCTTCACTGTTTCGGGGAACATTACCGCCAACATAGAAAGTACTGGAGAAAGCACATTTAACCTAGCAACTTTTTCAGGAAACAGTACATTCACCGCCAATCTAATTGCAGATACAACTATTGCAAACATCGCAAATTTAGACATTATTAATGCTACTAATGTGGTTGCAAGTGCAAACATAACTGCAGGAAATTTAAATATTTTAGAGACGACCAGTGTTACTTCTCTAACAATTAGTCAAGATGCAGTCGTAACTGGTAATGTAAGTTCTGGTGGAACCTTTAGCACTATAAGCACGCAAAGTGGTCTTCTTGTAGTACCAGGAACTTTTAAAGCCAACGGACGGTTTAGCGCAAACACCCATACTATCACATCTGATGCAAATTTAGCGGCCAGTCCTATCTATGCACAAACCATAGTTGCAAATTTAACTGCAGGAAATATTACTATAACTTTGCCAAATGCCAGTGTGCCGTATTCCAAAGGAATATGGTATACATTTATTTGTTACGATGAAGGCGGTCTAGATAACAGAACACTAACAATAAACGTGCAACCTTCAGCAGGAAACATTTGGACTAGTGCAAATACGCAGAATACTTTTGTTAATGTTGGCGCAGAATTAGGTACGAATTCAGTTAATTTAAAAACCAATGAAATATATTGGTTCACTAGTTAATACATTATATGGCAGCGACTTGGATAACCCCCGCAGGTAGTTTAGGCGTAATTCCTGAACTGCAAACTTATACACTAAACCTCGAAACTTATAGTCCTGGTTCAAGTGTAACATATACTCTTATATCCGGAGCACTACCTTCAGGTTTATCTTTAGCATCAAATGGAAACATATCGGGAAATACTTTAAATGTTACTGGAACTATTACCAGTAACTTTACAGTAAGAGCAACAGATACCATTGGTGCAGTAGCAGATAGAAGTTTTAACTTAACAGTTGCCAGCGTACTTCAACCTGAGATCACACCCAACACAGGTGCATTAAGTTTTCAAATTGCAGGTAGTTATTTTCAACAAACTTTCACCCTAGTTGATACTTCCAATTTGGCAGATACTAGTTTTATTATACTTGCTGGTAATGTCGCTCCTAATCTTACATTGTATGCAAATGGTAATTTGTTTGGCCATATAGAACCGGTAACTGCCAACACAAACTTTGAATTCGATATTAGAGCAACTGACGGAACAAAATTTGATAATAACTACTTTTCGCAGTGGGTTATAAACAGAAAGAGTCTAACTGCAGACACCACTTACTATAATACTGACAACGTTAGTATCATTACCGCAGATACAAGTTCGTTGTATTCTCCATTTTTGGTTACACCTGCTGGCCTATTAGGAAATGTCAGAGAAGGTAATAACTTTAACGTGCAAGTTCTAGCAACAGATTATGATGAAGATTATCTTACATATGAACTGGTGTCAGGTACACTGCCGACGGGACTTTCCTTAGTTGCTAATACTGGCTGGATTACAGGTACTATTCCTTTGTCAGGAAATGTAAGAGGAACTCTTAGCACGTTTGAAGTTAGGGCATTTAAGAGGTTTAATACCGATTTTGTGTCAGAAACCAGAGAGTATAGTATACAAGTAATAGGTGCGCTCGACGAAGAAGTTATTTGGATTACTAGCAGTAACATTGGATCAATTTACAATGGCGAAATCAGTGAACTATATGTAGAAGCAGAACTTAGTTCTGGATCACAACTACAATATAGTTTGGTAGGAAATGGTTTAGGTGGTTTGCCGGCCGGACTAGAGTTTGTATCAGACGGTACCATAGCAGGCAGAGTAAGTTTCGAAACAAATGCAGCGGTAGACACATATACTTTTACAGTCAGAGCCAGCGATGTCAATGGGTTATTTTACAGCGATAAAGAATTTACTTTAAATGTTAATCAACGTAATGCAAGACCTTATGAAAATTTATATGTTCAAGTTTTACCTGACAGAGCAGGGCGCCTAATCTATAACGAATTGCTAAACACCACCGACATATTCCCTCCAGATTATATCTACAGATATTGGGATCCTTGGTTTAGCAAAAATACACTGCGTCGAATGTTGTTCTTAACTGGATTAAACCCCGACACAGACAGTCAGTATATCAATGCCATGACCTTAAACCACTATTGGAAAACACTAAGGTTTGGTGAGGTCAAAACTGCCGTTGCCAAAGATGATAACTTTAATACTGTGTACGAAGTTGTTTATATTGACATTATTGATCAGCAGGTAAACGCCAGTGGCGTTGGCCCTAACATTGCTGAAACTGTGCCCACAAACAGTCAAAACATCAGCACAGTTTACCCCAACAGTTTCCCCAATATGATTCAAAGGTTGGCAGGTAATAATACCAGCACAACCACAGAATACACATTCTACACTGACGCAAACCTCACTATCGAAAACCCCAATCCCAATATTACAAGCAATCTTGATTATTTTGGCTTCAGTACAAGTTTATATGGCGACTATGTAGCAGTAAGTGCTATGCATGAAGATAACGACATTGAAGGAACAAACTCAGGTAATGTCTATATTTTTAATGCCACAACCGGCTCATTAATTGCCAACGTTGGAAATAACAATGGCACCGCAGTAGACGGCCGATTTGGTTACTCAGTGAGTATAGATAATCAAGCAGGTAATGTCATGGCTGTGGGTGCGCCCTATGATGATGTAGGAATATATACTCAAACAGGCACAGTAACAATTTTTAAAACAGACACTGGCGATTGGTCTGATATTACCAGAGTTATTAAAATCGATAATCCCATTTCATCTTCCAACGAATATTTTGGTTGGTCTGTAAGCGTAAGCGGAAAATATGTGCTTGTTGGAGCAGTGCAAAATGATACCGAGGGATCGAACTACGGTCGAGCATATGTTTATGACACAGCAGGCACGTTACTACATATCTTAAAAAATCCATTTACAGATTGGGATCCTACAAGCGACCAATTTGGTTATGCGGTTGCTGCTTATGGACAGTATGGCGTTGTCACTTCTTACCTTGCAGATCCTTTGGGATCAAACTATGAAGGAGCAGTTGCAATCTTCAATCTCAGTACAGGGCAACTAATAAAAATAATAACCAATCCCAATTTCTATGGCGGGTCTGTTGCTGATCAGTTTGGTTACCGAGTGGCCATGTCTGCAAACTATATGGCAGTAACTGCAAACCTTGCTGATGAGCCTGACCCTTCTATCGTGTCCGATGGACTTGTTTATGTTTATCGTTCAATCAGCGGCTCTTGGCAAGACTGTGAGTTATTATATACATTGCGTAATCCAAAATATGGCAACGATAATTCTACAAGCCAGAATTTTGGTATTGGCCTGGCCATAAACGATAGATACGTTGTTGCTGGTGCTTATGGTGCAAACTACCCTGTATCAAATAGCGGTGTTGGCTATGTGTTTGATTTGCGTAACGGTCAGTTGGTGCAGACCGTGCCAAATCCTAACCCACAAGTGAATGATTATTTTGCTTGGGCTCCATTTATAGACAAAAACAATAACATAGCATTTACGACTCGTGGTTTATCTACAAGCGGAAACGTTTACATATTCAATCCAGATTCCTCAACAACTTCAGTTGACAACAGTGTGGGCTATCAGGACAGGGGTATACTGCCACGCTGGATGACCAGTAGACAACCAGACGGCACTGTACTTGGCTTTACCAGAGCACTTGTGTTGTGTTATACCAATCCAGGTCGCAGTGCAGAAGTTGCTTACAGAGTGCGCAATGCTTATCAGGACTTTAACTTAATAGATTTTACAATTGATAGGTATGAATGGGACAGCATCCTCAGCAACAACTACATTAAATCCAATGAAGCAGTTGCAGGTACTGGCTATTTGATTGCAAACACACAAAGCAATATTGTGACAGGTAACAGCACAATATTCAGCGGCGAGTTAGCAGCCAACGCAACACTGTATGTAGGTGGTGTTATTATCGGAAATGTTGTAACCATTACAGGCAACACAACACTGGTTATGGATGCAAACAGTTACAGTAACGTTTCCAACCTTTCCTTTACCTACAGTAACATATTCTTGAATAACAACTATGTGATTGCGACAGGTAACATATCTGCAAATACTACTAGTAATGTAATCACAGGTATTGCAGCCAACATCACAGGTACAGGCACAATTACAGGTAACACAGAAAGTACCACAATTACTGGCACAGGCACTACGTTTACCACAGAAGCAACTGTTGGTAAAAACATTTATGTTTCTGGAAATAGTATTGGTACTATTCGCAGCATTATAAGTGCAAACACACTCACGGTGCTCAACCCGCTACCATCTAATGTTTCAAGTGCAAGTTTTGAAATTGAAGGAGTAAGTACTCTATTCACATCAGAGTTGCATATAGGTGATGCTGTTGTAGTAAATACTAACGTAGTTCTTGGCTATGTAAGCAGCATTACAAGCGATACTAGTATGAATTTAAGTGCTAATAGTACTGCAAACGTAAATAATTTGTCATACAGTCACACATTTAGAGATCCTTACACTACCCCAACAAGTGGTGATAAATATCTTAAGTATCCACAATTTGGAGTTTTAAGTTAAATGGCCAGTCAGATTAATCAAAATACCATTGATGCTACTTATCCTATAGCAGGACAGGATAATAGCAGTCAAGGATTTCGCAACAACTTTAGTGCAATTCAAACTAATTTTGGATATGCTTATAACGAAATTAGCAGTTTGCAGTCTAACGCTATTATAAGAAATCAAAACAACGATTTGGGTGGAAATACTACAATCACTTCAGGTACATTTAGGACTAGCAGAGAAACTATTTTTGCTATAGGATCCGTATCAGGCAATATTCCTTTAGATTACCTAAACGGAAGTTATCAAACTATTACACTAACTGGTAGTACAGTTTTAACTTTCAATAGTTTTAGTGGTGCTAATGGACAGCAAACAAGATTTAGACTAGAAGTTACAATTACAGATACCAGTTTTACACTTACAATACCTGCCTCAGTTAGTATTAACAAAGACACTATCGCTGGAATTAGTGGAAATACCATTTATTTTTCAGATCCTGGTACTTACATTTTTGAGTTTGCTACTAATAATGGTGGTACAAGTTTTCATGTTTCTGACCTGAGTAGGCCACGTAACGAAATGCAAGGTAATGTAAGTGTTGTTACTTCGATCAACAATGCAGCACAAGCCGGCATCACAATGACTGTAACAAATGTCAGCGGGAATGCATATGGTACTATTACTTGTGACGAAATAGTAACAGGCAATTTAACGTATGATGCTAACGGTGCAGTATTCAGTGGCAACGTAGAAGCAGATTGGTTTATCGCTAATAGTGGATATATCGGAAATATACGAACACCTAGCCAAACTTTTATTACAGATTTAGGCACACTTAATAGTTTGAGTGTTAGCGGAAACGCTAATATTGGTAACCTAACAGTCAATGGCATCACAGACATGTGTGCAGGAACAGTTTACGGGTTACAGTTTGTACCTAATGCTGCGGCAGCATCAAGTACTCAGATATATAGTAATGTTGGTACTGTAATTATTGCCCCAAATGCAGTAATTGCCAGTTATACATTAACTATGCCATCAACTCCGATGAATGGACAAATTATTAAAATTGCCTTTGCAAATACAATTACAACATTAACACACACAACTGTTGGAGGCCAAACCTTACTAGGTGCTCTAACAACTGCTGGTGTAACTACTGGCGGAGAATGGCTATATTACGACAGTGTTTGGTACAAAACTACTTAATCGAATTATTTGACAATTTCCTAATTTGGTTGTAAAATTCTATAACAAATAGGAGAATGAATGCAAGTAGACCTAAAAAAATACGAAAAGTTTGTAAACGCTGTAACTTCTGCGGAAAGTAACTCCATAAACCATTTCCAAAATCGATTAAGAGATCTTGCCTACAATAACGACGGCTACAATTTTTCTTTGCTTTTAACTGCAGGAATTGGATTGGCTAGTGAAGGCGGTGAGTTTAATGAGATCGTTAAAAAAATATTTTTTCAAGGAAAAGAGTTCAACCAAGAAAATGTTTTTCACATGAAGCGCGAATTAGGAGATATTATGTGGTACTGGGTTAATGCTTGTAGGGCATTGAATCTTGATCCGAATGATGTTATTGCTGAAAATGTACGTAAATTGGAATCTAGGTATCCAGATGGTCAATTTGATGTTTATTACAGTGAGAATCGAAAAGAAGGCGACCTGTGATTAACGATAAAAAGTACATTGAACTACCCGACGAGATAGTTGACAAACTGGAGGAAATTCTACTATACTTAGAAGATGGTAGAGTATACCTGGCACGTGAGCAACTAGAGCAGTTGTTGGGCATAGAACACAAGGACCACGCATAATGCATCCACTAACTCCAGATTTAAGCACGTTGAGCGACGAAGAACTTGCCAAAAAAGTTCAAGACTTAAATAGACGTATGACTCAGGCTTGGAGTTCGGGTAATGGAGAATTACTACAACAAGTTCAAATGATGTTGGAAGACTATAACGAAGAACTTAATAAACGTCAACGCAAGATGATGGAAGATCTCGCCAAAAAAGCCGGCCGAGACTTTGACGACATTATCGACATCAAATGAGATATGACGCAGTAGGTCAGGCATGGTGTACAACTACAGAGTTGTGCGACTTGCTTTATAAAAATCCCGACTTAGATATAACTAACTTCCTTGTCGAAGATGGACATAAGTTCAATCACAGTGTGAGAACACTATTTGCAGAGATGCCATTACTTAAAAACTATACTGAGTGGATTGGAGACGTCAACGAGTTCCATGATTCTAAACAGAACACATGGCTAATGCCCGCAGAGTATCGAGAATTAGATATTGCGGCATGGCTGCTAAGTCAATGTACTAAAGAAGCAGAACTACAAAGAGTTGGTGAAGAATTACTACTTTATCAAGAGCGAGACTTGTTCAACTTACTTCGTTTTATGAAATATCTAGTAGATACACTTAGAAAAAACAACGTAGTTTGGGGTGTTGGGCGTGGATCCAGTGTAGCCAGTTATATACTTTACTTAATTGGTGTACATAAAATCAACAGTCTATATTATGACCTGGACATCCAGGAATTTCTTAAATAGTTTACTAGGGAGAACATGATGGCACGTGGCGTATACAGAACAGCACAGGGCAAGTTCATTAATATGGATAATTTAAGACTGCAAAACGAACAAGAACGTGCAGTTGGAAATATGGCAGTAAACGCCAGAGGTGATCAAGTAAACAAACAAGGTCAAGTCGTAAAAGGACGTAACCAAGCAATCAATGAACGCTATCACGAACGTGATCAAGCAGCAAGACAAGCAATGAGGAAACCTAAATAAATGGCAATTGAAAACCCTTTCGATCAAAAAATTGGATTTAAATTTACTAATAAAATCAAAAGTGTAAGAGCACTTAAAAATCATATTCTTGCAAGGGATATGGCATTTGGTAGTAGACAACTTAGTAGTGGTATCGTATTACTAGACGACGACGGCAAGTCAGATGGTATTAGACCACGTTGGTGTCAAGTATATGCAGTTGGACCAGAACAAAAAGATGTCGAAGTTGGACAATGGATTCTGGTTGAGCATGGTCGTTGGACCCGAGGTGTCAAAGTAGATATCGACAATGCCGAGTTTACACTACGCAGGATTGACGGTGATGCTGTCATGCTGGTCAGTGATGAACTGCCACCAGACGACACAGTCAGTACCGCAGTTGATGGTAACGCACAGCAAAGGATTGACTGGAGTCAACAGTGATCCGAGACTGGAACAGAGAAAAGATTGAGCAGGAAATTTGGAAAATAAAATTTGCTGCTACGGATCCCAGAATGGACGGATTTACTACTTGGGGTTGCAAACAAGATTTAATTCGTTTAAAATACTACATTGAAGACGCATTAGAAGATTGCTCAACCTACGTAGGTGAACAAGAGTTTATTAATAAACTTGAAGCAGAACGAACTTTCCGCGAATTAAAAAAGACTCATGCTTAAAACAGTCAGGGCTGTGCTTTGGAGTTTTCTTGGGGTACGTGGTAAAGAAGAATTCGAACAAGACAAAACACAGTTAACACCTATCACATTAATAGCAGTGGGGTTCGTGCTCTGTGTTGTATTTGTAATAGCATTAATGATTTTAGTAAACATTGTAGTATGATATTCAATAAAGTAAGAGAACTTAAACAACAAGGTCTCAAGATAGGAATTACGTTTAGTACATTTGACTTGCTACACGCAGGACATGTTGCTATGCTCAGTGAATGTAAAAACCACTGTGATTATTTGATTGCTGCACTACAAACTGATCCCACAATTGACAGACCAGACACAAAAAATCCACCAGTACAGAGTATAGTAGAACGGCAGATACAGTTGGCTGCTACTCGCTACGTAGATGAGATAGTGGTATACCAAACTGAAAAAGATTTGGAGGACATATTGTTAACACTACCCATAGATGTTAGAATTTTGGGTGTAGAATATGCTGACAAAGATTTCACCGGCCGTCAAATTTGCATTGACAGAGACATTGAAATTGTTTACAATAAGCGGGATCACTCGTTTAGTAGCAGTAACTTACGCAAACGAGTAGCAGAGGCACAGAAAAATGGGTGACGGTGGTAAAGGCTCGAGCCCTAGACCTTATAGTGTAGATCAAAAAACATTCAGCGACAATTGGGACGCTATTTTCGGCAAGAAGAAAAAACCATCACCTGACGACAATCAAAAGAAAGATAACAATGAAAGAACTTTGGACAGAGAAGTACAGACCCCGGACAGTTGACAGTTATGTGTTCACTGACCCCGCAGTTCGAGAGCAAGTGCTAACTTGGATTAAGGAAGGCAGCGTTCCACATTTGTTGCTACATGGTCCAGCAGGCACTGGCAAAACTACATTGGCCAAAGTATTAGTAAACCAACTTGAGATTGATGACTATGACTTTTTACAGGTTAACGCATCGCGTGACAATGGCGTGGATTTCCTTAAGACTAAGATTGAGGGTTTTGTCAGCACACTACCATTTGGTAGCCTTAAAATTGTACTTCTGGATGAGGCGGACTACTTATCGCCTAACGCACAAGGCCTGTTAAGAGGATTGATGGAAACTTATGCAGCACAGGCAAGATTTATTTTAACTTGTAACTTTGCCAACAAAGTTATCCCCCCACTAAAAAGTCGCTGTCATGAAATTCATGTACACAAAACTGATCAAGTTGAATTTACCGCAAGAGCAGCCACAGTGTTAGTTGAAGAAAATGTAGAGTTTGAATTAGACACACTGGACACGTATGTGCGTACCACATATCCAGACTTGCGTAAGTGTTTGAATTTGCTACAGGCAAACAGTACAACAGGTAAACTGGTGCAACCACGTGAAGGCGAAGGTGGCACAGATGATTGGAAACTTAGTGTTACAGAACTGTTCAAAGCACGTCGTATCAAAGAAGGACGCAAACTGTTGTGTGATCAAGCCAGACCAGAAGAAATGGAAGACGTGTTTCGTTGGATGTATGACAACTTAGATTTGTGGAGCCAGACAGACTCGGGACAAGACGAAGCAATTGTAATCATACGTCGAGGATTAGTTAATCACAGTATGGTAGCAGACCCAGAAATTAATCTAAGTGCAACTATTGTAGAGTTAGCAGGTATCGCAGAATGACAAATCGAGACATCCATTTAATTGCTTACTATCATCAAAAACCCAAGGATCCTAAACGTACCAAGGAACCCGGTTACATGACCAACGTGGAAAACATTGCCTACGATGAATCCATAAATATTACAAGAGGTATCAAAACAAGGGATCAACTGCAGGCCAGTGTTATTTTAAATTTGAACAAAGAAACTGTAGTTAAAAACAGTTTCAATAGTGGAGCAGACTATGCCAGTTTACTAGCACACTATCAAGAAGGTTATCCTAAGTATATTAATCCTTTACTAGCAGAATTATACCCAGAGGTAAAAGACAATGGAAATGTACCAACAGAAAAAGAAGAAGCGTGAAGTAGACCCCAATGCTCCTCCACGCCCTACTCTGTTGGGACATGAAAAAGAAATGAAAGTATGGCGCAATCAGTTTGAAAAACTGGCCAGTACTAACACAGAACAGGCAATTACAATCGCCACCCTTGAAAGAAAACTAAATCGATTACAAAGTCAGGTTGACGCCATGACTAGTTTTATCAACAGAAAGATTAGATGAGAAAAAAAGTTATACTTACAGATTCGGATGGTGTACTAACTGATTGGGAATATGCTTTCGATATTTGGATGCAGGAGCATGGATTCCGGCGCCAAGAAGGCAGTGAATTTGAGTACAACATTGGCAAACGCTACGGCATTGACTACGAGCAAGGCAAAAAGTTAATAAAACTTTTTAACGAAAGTGCCAGTATAGGATTTCTACCCGCACTACGTGACAGTATGTTTTACGTTAAAAGACTACACGAAGAACACGGATACGTGTTTCACTGTATTACCAGTCTAAGTCTAAATGAAAACGCACAAGAACTTAGGAAAATGAATCTAAAAAAACTGTTTGGGAAAACAGCGTTTGCTAAATTTATTATCTTAGATACAGGTGCAGACAAAGACGAAGCACTAGAACAGTATCGCGACACTGGATGTTTTTGGATAGAAGATAAAATTACTAATGCAGAAGTTGGAGTTAAACTAGGGTTAAAAAGTCTGCTAGTAGAACACGGTCACAATATGCATCACAATAATCCTGCAATACCTAAAATGAAAAACTGGCGGCAAATCTACGAAAGAATTTTAAGTAGTAGTTAATAAGGGAGCCTGGCTCCCTTATTTTTTATATCTCCTGATAAATTTTTAAGACTTCAATAACCGCAGGGTGACGTTGAATATCTCGGCCTTCCAATTCAACACCAGCCACATATTGGCAATCTCTATAACTTTCTACAAGTGATTTGAAGTCTAATAGACCATTGTCAGGGTCACGCCTATCTGCTTGGCGTGTGTCTCCAGTAACTATCATCTTACTGGCTTCACCTAAACGTGTCAGCAACATTTTCATTTGATTGGGAGTTGCATTCTGCATTTCGTCTGCAATGATCCAAGCATTCTTAAATGTGCGTCCACGCATAAATGCTAGTGGAGATATCTCAATGATTTGTTCATCTAGCATTCTGGTAACTTCTCTTTTGTCGTAGTATTCCATAAGAACATCAAACAACGGTCTGGTCCAAGGCTCCATTTTTTGATTTAGGTCACCTGGTAAAAACCCATGGCGTTCATCGTCTACTCCCACTGCTGGTCTGGTCAGCACTATCTTTGTTACCCTCCCGTCTTTTAGTGCCTGTATACCCGCAAGCATGGCCAACATAGTTTTACCCGTACCAGCAGGACCTGTGGCAAACACAATTAGTTTGCTGGGATCTGTTAGTAGGTTTACGTATGTTTCTTGATTGAGGGTTTTTGGAAGTAAATCGACTCTGCGTCGCTTGTTGTAGTATGTGTTTAATTGTATAATGTTATCTGTATCACGGACTTGCTCCTGATACATTCTTTGCTTACGTTTTGACAATGTGTCCTCCTGATCGTAAACGTAGTTTTCGGTGTTAGCAGACCGGCTAACACCCTGTCTACTAGAATATTTAAATCTGGTTTACAGGAGGAATATTACACTATAATTCTAAAACTTAAGGCATAAGTATTTGGCTGTTTAACGCTTAGTGTAAACAAAATATAGTCTACTGTTAGCATCTTTCTTAAAAGTATCTAGTGTGAGATTGTACTTTTCGGCAAACTCATTCACCGTTTCAAAATCCCAAAGAAAGATATCTACATAAGGTCCTGTTTTATGGGGAATCCCTGGATTAGCACGTAAGAAAAACTTACCCCCAGATTTCAACAAATTTACACAGTGACTGAAACGCTGTTCAATTTCATCTTTTGAATTAAAGTTAATGGAGCCCAATGCTATTATAACATCAAAACTTTCTGGTGCTACACGATATTCTAAGATATCTACTTCGTAGTCTGCACAATTATTATAGGGGTCTATACCTACCAAATTGTTGATTCGTCCTTTAAAAGGATGGTATCCACAACCTACGTCCAACACTTTACTGGGATTGAGTTTGTTAACTTCATCTGCTAATTGCCAACCGGTATATTCAAATTCGTTAGTTCTAGGTTTCCATATTTCACTAAAAAATCTTAGCGTATAACGTTCACTTAAGTCTGCAACAATATTTTTTACAGTACCATAATAGTCGCTGTCCAAACTGAGTTCAGATTCCATAGCATTTTTAAATTTACGATAACGGGCAGGAGTCCACGGCAGTTTGTCGACTTCAGTTTCCCCTCCGATAGCGTCATAAATTTTTTGATACTTGGGTAAATTAAACGCACTCTTTAAATTTTTTTCTAAAAGAGCAAAAATTTTCGTATTCATATAAAATTTTTTACTTTCGACTAAATAAATTTGTCAATCAATAATTTTTTGACTAAGTAACTTTAATTATCAATAAATTCTGTATGAAATATATTTTTGTGGCAGGTGCACCAGGATCAAAATGGAGTAGTGTAGTTAAAAACATCTACTATAGTGCCAGCATTGACCGCACAGATTATACTGAGGCTCGTACATACCATCACGATGCTTCAGGGACTATGCAGTTAATGCACTTGGGTGCTTATTTTGATCCAGGCATGGAATTTGGTGATTTTTTCGATAAAATGGACCAGTACAGTCGAGAGGACTTAGAACTAGAGTTTGACCGTCCTTTCTCGGGCAAGGGTGTACGTATTATTAAAAGTCATGTTTTTGCACATCATATCGATTTTATTCAACGTACTTGGCCCGACTGTCCCATTGTACTTGTACACAGGCCCAACGACAGTTGTTTAGGCTGGTGGACGATGTGTGGAGAATTTGCAATTACCTATCCAGACTATAGCAGTTATTACAAAAACCTAAAACACATGACAACACAAATACGTGCTCAAAATCAGGATATTATTAAAGCAATGGAAGACCGGCCGGGATTTTTTTCTTACGATAATAGAACTGCTTGTTTAAACTTGCACATCGAGCAGCCTCCAGAAGAATACAGACAGGATTATTCTCAAGACGATATTAAAGTTAAAATTCTATCTTTTACAAAGGAAATAAAATGAAGCGACTACTAGCAATGTTAGCATTGGTGATTGGCACACAAGCCCATGCAGACTATACTTTAATTGTGCCACAAGGTCCCGGATTGGGTACTGCTGTTTGGGCTGGCATTATAGCACAGAATCTCAGCAAATACACAGACGAACCTGTTGTTGTAAGACATATTCCCGGAGCACGTGATATTCCTGGATACAATGAATTTCACAACAAACTAAGATTCGACGACAAAACTATTATGGTGGCCCACGGCGGCAACGGTGTTAGTTTTTTGTTGGATCGGGTAGACTACGATTACAGACAGTACGATGCCATTGGCATGATGAACTTGGATATTGTGGTAGGAAAACGTGTGGGCACAGATCCCAAAAAGGACACATTTAAAGTAGCAGGCGGTTCTGGACTAGAACCCGACGGTATGGCCATGGCCATGATGGTTTGTGGACCACAAAAAGATGGTAGTATTTCTGCTTATCTTGACTGCTGGAAAAAACGTGTAGTATGGGTCAACGGTGTTAAAGGTGCAGAAAAGCGTTTGGGATTTTTACGTGGCGAACTAAACATTACTCGTGAAAGTCCTCCTGCTTGGATTAAGTTCTGGACTGACAAGGCTAAAAATAACGAAGTATGGTTTACACATGGCACTTACGACTTAGCCAATAAACGTCAAGTTGCTGACGCAAACTTTCCAAATACACAGTTCGAAGATGTATATCAGAAATTATGGGGTCAAGCACCTAGTGGTGAATTGTATGAAGCATATCGTCTGACTCGTAACTGGCGTGATGTCATTCAAAAATCACTATGGGTTAATAAGGGTAATCCCAATACAGAAAAACTTCGTGCGGCACTACGTAAGATGTTAGCAGATCCCGAAGCAGTTCGTGCCATTGAACAACGTACAGGACGTTATGGTTGGATTGTGGGTGACGATGGTAATGCAGTTATTGGTGAACTCAGCAAGTTAATCACAGAGCCAGCACTTAAAGGTGCAGTACGTTGGAATCAAGAAGCCTACGGTTTCCCCAGTGTTTACAAACCTGAATTAGTCAAGTGATCGCTTACTTACTTTGGATTTTAGCAGGCAGTTTATACGGTCTGCTGATAGGAGTGATACCAATTGCAGGAGTAACTACTGCGTTAATCACTGTGTTTGGTTTCGCTCCTTATTTCCTTAGTGACCCTTATGCTGGTATCGTGTTTCTTACCAGCATTATTGCTGCCTGCGCGGCTGCGGACAGTTATACCAGCATACTGACAGGCATACCCGGGGCGTCAACCACTGCAGCCTGTGTTATAGATGGATACCCTATGACACAACAGGGCCAAGCAGGTCGTGCAATGGGCATTGCTATCTTCGACAGTACTGTCAACGGTGTGTTATACGGCACACTGGCATTTTTGTTGCTGCCATACTACGGACAAATTATTCTATGGTTTGGCATGCCTGAGTTTGCAGGCTTTATGTTAATGAGTCTTGCCTGTGTAGGATTTGTTGCCAGCAAAAATCCCTTTAAAAGTTTAATTGCAATTGCACTTGGATTATTCGTTGGTGTTATAGGACAGGATCCTGCCACAGGTGCTTACCGTTTTACTTTTGGCTGGGAGTACTTAGGTGCAGGTGTACAAATGATTGCACTGATATCTGGCTTGTTTGGCATTCCAGAACTACTATGGGGGTTGAAAAATAGACATAAGCGTCCTCCAGTATTTGACCAGTACTGGCATCAATTACGTCAAGGTGTGCGTGACTGTATAGAATATAGACGTGACATGATGCGTGGTGGTGTAATAGGATTTGTCACAGGCTTACTGCCAGGTGTAGGTGGTGCAATAGGAGACTTTTTAGCCTATGGTTCCACAGTGGCGCGGCATCCAGATAAAAAGTTTGGTGAAGGCAATCCATTAGGCTTATTAGGATGCGAAGGTGCTAACAGTGCTCAAAAAGTGTCAAGTATGTTGCCCACAGTGTTGTTTGGGATACCAGCCGCGCCTTTTGCTGCTATCATGATGGCACTGTGTATCTACTTTGGCATTGAACTGGGTACACCCATGTTAATTTACGACACAGACTTTGTACTAAGCCTTGCTGCAGGATTTGTGGGCGGCAGTATTGTAGTAGGCATAGTCAGCGTAGTGTTCATGCGTTACATTGTAAAAATATTGGAAATACCCTATTGGATATATGCTACTATTATTTTAGCAGTTATTGTGTGGGCAAACTTTCAATACACACAGGGTTGGCAGGACATGGCCATGCTGACATTATGTGGTACGTTAGGTATTGCGTGTAAATATTATGATATCAGCAGACCGGCATTGTTAGTAACTTATGTGGTAGCCGAACGTTTAGAAGGTTACATCTTACAGACCAATCAACTGTACACATGGGACCAATTGGTCACACGACCTTTGTTTGTGTTGACTGTGGCAGTGGCTGCATGGATTGTGTATAGAAGCATAAGAAATAAAAACCGAGGATTAAATTATGTCTAAGAGTAATTGGGAAATTACTAAGCAAAGAAGTCAGTATCATTTTAACACTATGATCAATGATCCAAAATACGATACTGTAGTTAAACTTGGAAGAATCAAACCCACATGGACTGCAGAGTTGGAGCAGGCTATTGCAGATGCATACCCAGTTACTTGGCGTACTCGTGGCAGACCCAACGACACACTGGTCAGAGCAAGTGAAGAATACGATCAAGAAGAGTACGACTTAGAATCGTACGGCATGAGCAAAGACTATGTTGTAACAGACATGAACTATTCTGTAAGTGCTATATATCAACGTATAGCAGACCAGTTTGCTTTAGACTTACCAATGACGAGAGTGCATGTACAACGCCCCGGACAAGTTTGGAACTTGCACTTGGACAAGTTAGAAAAGTGGATGCCTGAAGATCCCGCACAAGTTGTTAGATACTTTGTACAGTTGACTGATTGGCAAATGGGCCATTTTTGGAACTACGGAAACTATCAGTACGCAGGATGGCGTGCGGGTGATGTTACCACATTTGATTGGTTAAACGTGCCTCACAGCACTGCCAATGCCGGGCATACGCCCAGAGTTACACTACAAGTTACCGGAGTAAAAACCAAAGAGACTGATTTTTTTCTCGCTAAATTACAGTATAATCATCAAGTTGAAATCAATGAACAAAGTTGAACCGGGGCACAAATATTTTGATTGGGGTTATTCAGATTCTGAACTTTATGCACTGTATTCTCCTATATTAGATAAAATTATGTTTTTGTGCAATGATTTAGAACATACTATTTCATTGGGTTTACTTATTTCTTCTAAGATGCATTTATTTCCTATTAGAATAGATCAATCACACAACTATTCAAAAGAATTAATTGACAATTCTTGTTGTTACTACAGAACATTCTCTGACTTAAAAAATATCAAAAAAATAAACTATCCTTACTTTAGAATTTTTGCAAGAGATATTGTAAGTTACAAAAATAAAATTACCGAATCTAAAGAAAAAATAGATGAATCTGTTACCACTATAAGAAATTTTTTATTTTTAAGCAATTGGACCCTTCACCAATTTGGCAATGTAGATTTATGCTTAAAATATTCTCAAGAACTTTTGCCAATTTTACCTAATGGAATATTTGAGACATATTACAATCAAAAAAAGAAATGCCTGGAACAGATTTATCTCGGTGAAAACTTCGAAGTAGCAAGTGATTTTATAGAAACTCATATTAAAAATAATATAATACAATATGGCCCGAATAATATATTTTCCTTGGAATAATTTTAGATTTACTAGTAGTAGTACCAAGTCTAGATATCAAAATTATTTTAATTTTGACTTCGGGTTATGGGGTATTCCGGACGGTGTAAGCAAAGCAAGGTATGGAAAAGATTCATCTGAACTTTTAATCCATACCGCTTCAATAATTTCAGATGGACCGTTATTGGGAGAAGAAACAGAAAACTTTGAAACAGTTACTGATAAGAGAAGTGTCGATATTTTAGAAACAGTAAACAAAAAAAATAAAAAATTAGCAATTTTTTGGAGTGGAGGAATAGACAGTTCTGTTATGATTTCTTCAATTTTAAAAAATTGGTCTACTCATGATCAAAAAAACGTAGTTGTTTTTCTAAATGACTACAGTCTTGTAGAAAACCCTATATTCTTCCATAAAGTTATTAAGAAAAAGTTGAAGTATCAACTTTTTAATAATTTAAAGTCTTTTCCTAAGTTAAACAATTATATTGTAACAGACGGAGAACTAGCAGACAAGCTTTGGATTCCGCAAATGGCTATAAACTATTCGTATATCTATGGAGATAATTCTGCCCAGAATCTGTGGAGCAACGAAAAAGATAATTTTATCGATTTTCTAACGACTAATTACTTGAAAGATTCTGCAACAAAAATTATAGAAAGAATAGAATATAATATCCAATCTTTAAATTTTGAAAAATTATCTTTAAAAGACATTTTAGGTTGGATAAACTTTAATTTTTTCTGGCAGCAAATTTATTTGTCTAGATATCAGTTATTGACTGATCCTTCACCCGAATCTTTTAAAGAATATAAAGAAAATTACATTCCATGGTACTGTAGCAATGATTATCAGAAATGGGCTTGGGCACCATCAACTAGAGCAATGATTAATCAAAGCGGCTTAAAAAAATACAAGGACACTGCTAAAAAATACATACATGGTATTGTTAAAGATAAAATATTCGAATACAAAACTAAAGTCCCATCAAAATTAAGTTCTACCAATTTTTATTCCGAAAATATAATTTTTGAAGATGGCTCAGTAATTAAAACAAACAGTGATAATTACGAAGAATTATTTTATCAGCACTTATTAGAAAGAAAAAATGCATAAACCAATTAAAATATTAATCATGGGTTTGCCTGGAAGCGGCAAGACTACCTTAGCAAAGCCTTTTGCAGAATTATTAGGCGCAGTACATTTAAATGCGGATGCTATCAGAACAGAATATGATGACTGGGATTTTTCGCCCGAAGGTAGAATTAGGCAGGCCATGCGTATGCGTTATCTGGCGGATGGAGTAGTGAAAGCAGGTAAGATAGCAGTAGCAGATTTTGTATGCCCTACAGAAAAATCTAGACTGGAATTTGGCCCCGACTTTACTGTGTGGATGGATACTATTAAAGAAGGAAGATTTGAAGACACAAATCGCATGTTTGAGCCTCCAGCAAATTATAATTATCATGTTGCTGAATGGTTTGATGATACGGATGAACAACTCGTACAAGTTATATCAGAATATATGAAGAGAAACAATAATGTTTGATTGGAAAAAACCAACTACACAGATGTTAGGTAGGTGGCAACCGTGGCATGATGGCCACACTGCCCTATTTAAAAAAGCACTAATGGAAACAGGCCAAGTCTGTATTATGATTCGGGACGTTGGTGGTATAGTAGGCGAAGATGCAGGCGGCGGACGTACAGTTGCACAAGACGATAATCCATTTGATTTTGAAACTGTTAAAAATAATATTATTGAAGGTTTAGGAAAAGAAGGATTTGTTTACAACAAAGATTATATTATTATGCTTGTTCCTAATATTGTTGATATTAGTTATGGTCGTGGGGTTGGATACACGTTCACCCAACATGATTTGGGTGAGGAAATTCACGCAATTAGTGCAACACAGATTAGAAAAAAATTAAGAGAAGGAGGCAAAATCTAATGTTACTTCCTGACTTATGTGTCAACAGTAAAAAATTTTTTAACTCTGATTACTGCGGCATAGATTCTTATAAGGAATGTCAGGATAAAGAGCACTTTAAGAACTTTCTGTACATTGTAAATTGCAACATAATTATCAGGTGGAAATAAAGTAAGTCTTATGATGTGAGAAGATTTTTTAGGTAATCATTGTGTAATGATAGCCAAAACTTATTATGATCAATGTTGTCTTGTTTTATTTTATAATTTAATGGTTCAAGTAAAGATTGACCCGAAGTTTTTATAATATCTTGTAATTTTAAAACTAAGTCGGCCGATAAAAAATTTTCTAATTTATAATCTACTTTTTGCTTGCAATATGTTATAGTGTTATAATTGTTTAAATCTACATCCTCATGGTTAAAACCATGAGCTTTTTTAAAAAACGCAAGTTGTTTTTGTGTGTCCCAATCAGTATATAATAATATTTGAAAATCATTTTTATGAAATGTATAATCTTCGATGCTGGGATTACAATAAAAAAATAACTTATTATTATAGCAGGATGTTTTTGTTTCTTCGTTTAAAGGCCATATTTCTGTTTTTTTCCAATTTTCTATATTATTAATATTCCAATGAATTTCATAAATTTTTGGTAGTAATTTATAATACTTTTGGTAAAAAAATAGGTTATTCAATAAACGCATTTCTTTTAAAATGTCTTCAGTCAATTCTGCATAGTTTTCTGGAAGATTTTTCGGCCAGCCTGATCCCTTAATAGTTTCGTAGTTTTCTAAGATTAATTTCTTACTTGCGAATTCGCATTTAAATTTAGTTCCTAACAATATATGCCATAAAGCATAAAAACCACCACTCCCCCCAAAATAATACAAAGCAACATTCATGGCAAATATTTATAGGCATGCCTGTTATTGTATTTGATAAATATCTTGTATGGCCACTAATATTAAATCAGTACTTGACAACGTCAAGAAAATCTACATGACAGACAGCGTACTTGAAAGTTTGCTGGACTACGAGCGTGTACTTGACGAACTGGATCTGTACACATTTGCTAACTGGAAAACCGGCGAATTGCTGGCTGGGCCGGACTACGAAAAATACTTTGTAACCTGCAAGTGGATGTTTAGATATCGCGAAATGCCCGATCCAGCAGGTGCTGAACGTTTACTAAATTATGGCTGTGAAGTAACCTACGAGAAGGATATGTTAGAATATCCAGTTGAAGTCAAAACCCCAGATGACTTTAAGCCAGGTACAAAAGTTCCTAAACTAGTCAGCACCCCAATTTGGGTAGTTACAATTACCATGCCTAAACGTTTGATGAGCGACATTCAAGCAGGTGCTCTAGAACTTGAGAACGAAACACTGGACATGGAAGACGTTGAGGACGCTTACGAAGACGGACTTGACCAAGTACAACAAACAGGAATAAACAATGAGCAACCAGCTATTTGAAGGTCTTGAAGAAGGCGACTTGGCAAGACTGGTCAGCAATGTCTATAGTATTGATGAGTTTAAAAGCAAGATGGGCGATGATGCTGACATCATTGTACTAGGGTTTGTTGTTGATGATAAAAACCCTGCAATGGATTTAATGAACTTTGTTGAACGTGGATACGATTTTGTCTTAGACGCAGATGTAAGTGCAGGTGAGGCACAAAACGGCGAGTACATGGTATTCGTTGAAATGGAACGCAACGAAGATGCACCTGAACATATTCACCAGTTAATCAGTGATATTACAAACCTAACAGACATAGACATGGCGGATTGGGAATTTAAGTATCGCAAAAGCAACACCAAATACGACTGCACAGAAGAAAACATTGCTAGAATTGTTCCCTTAACTGCACGTCAATACAGAGCAAAGTTTGGAGCAGATGATGAACTTAATGCCATGCGTGAATCAGCCCGTGTTCCTATGAAGTCATTGGGCGAGCCTGACAAATTTAAAGAACAAATTCAAATAGCAGCTGGCATCAGATAACAACATTGCTAAATACAGCAAATGTTGAGTAAACTCGAAAAAAACGCATCACAAGTTGTAAAACCCACAGCAAAATCAGTGCAAAAGCCATGGTACTTTATCAGCGTGGGCGTAGGTACTCAAGCACAGCCACTGAGAAAAGGAGCACAAAAAAATGGCAACTGAATTTGAATTTGATTTTACAAAAGAACACCTAGCAGAAATTATATCTGCTGACGCAGATGATTGGTATGATGCACTGTGCGAACTGTTACCTAAATATGGTATTACCACAGAGCGCAGAGTAGCGCACTTTCTTAGCCAGTGTGCTCATGAATCAGCAGGCTTTAAGCGTCTAGAAGAAAATTTAAATTACAGTGCCAAGGCACTACGTGCAGTATTTGGTCGTTATTTTGGTGAACCACCCAAGCGTGACGCAGACGAATATCATCGTCAACCTGAAATGATTGCCAACTACGTGTACATGGACGAGTTCCGCAAGTACAAAATGGGCAACGTTAATGAAGGTGATGGTTGGCTATTCCGTGGCCGAGGACTCAAGCAGTTGACAGGGCGTGAAAACTACACACGTTTCGGTGCCAGCGTAGACATGACTGCAGAAGAAGCAGCAGAGTATGTGGCAACTCCTGCGGGTGCTATTGAAAGTGCCTGCTGGTTCTGGGACGCAAACAACTTAAACGATATTGCAGACAGTGACGATGTCAAGCGTATGACTAAAAAGATCAACGGTGGTACTATTGGACTTGAAGACCGTCAAAAACGTTATGTGCATGCCATGAAAGTGTTAGGCATGAGTGCAGAAGAAATAGCAGCAGATGATGACGACGAAGTAGAGATAGAAGATATCGGTGTACTACGTAAAGGCTGCAGAGGTGACGGTGTCAAGATGATGCAGGCTGCATTAGGTCTAGATGCTGACGGTGTGTTTGGTCCCGGCACAGAACGTGCATTGAAGCAATGGCAGACAGACAACGGTTTAACTGCTGACGGTATTGCAGGTCCTAAGACTTTAGAAAAACTTTTAGAGGACTGACATGTTTACACAATGGATAAAAGATAGAATCAGTGAACGCACCAGCTGGAATGGTGCAGCACTGATTGTAATGGGATTATTAGCAGTTTTTGCTGCCAACTTGGCAAAGTTAGTTGGTGGCATCGCAGTTCTATATGGTATCTGGACCATATGGAAAAAAGGTTAATCGATTAGTTTTAGATTCAAAGGAGAAAAAATGAAAAAACTATTTGTAGCACTAGTGGCTAGCGTAATCGGCTTGGCTGTTATTCCAACACAGGCCAAAGATCCAATCAAAGCAGCATGGGTATATGTTGGACCTGTAGGAGATGCAGGTTGGACATTTGCACATGACCAAGGCCGTAAGGCAGTAGTAGCCAGATTTGGCGATGCTGTACAAACCACGTATGTAGAAAACGTGCCTGAGGGTGCCGACGCTGAGCGTGTGATTCGTGATCTTGCTCGTCAAGGTAACGATATCATCTTTGCTACATCGTTTGGTTTTATGGACCCAATGCTAAAAGTAGCAAAGGAATTCCCCAAAGTAAAATTTGAGCATGCCACAGGTTACAAGACTTCAAAAAATATGCGTCTATATGATGCCAGTTTTTATCACGACACCTACATGGCAGGTATTATTGCAGGCACAATGACCAAAACAAATACCTTAGGTTTTGTTGGTAGTTTTCCTATTCCAGAAGTATTACGCAATATCAATGCATATACCTTAGGAGCACAATCAGTAAATCCTAACGTCAAAGTAAAAGTTGTTTGGGTTAATACTTGGTTTGATCCTCCCAAGGAAACAGATGCCGCCCAGAGTCTAATTAATGCAGGTGCTGACGTACTATTGCAAAACACAGACAGTACAGCTGTGCTACAGACTGCTGATAAGAACGGCAAGTATGCATTTGGTTGGGACAGTGACATGAGTAAGTTTGCTGGCAAGGCGCACCTGGGCTCCGCCATTGCCAACTGGGGTCCATACTATATTCAGGCAATTGAAGAACTCAAGGCTGGCACTTGGAAAACCAAGCGTACAGTATGGGGTGTTAAAGAAGGCTTGAATGACCTTATCAAAATCAGCAAAGAAGTTCCAGCAGACGCTGTTGCCCGTGTAAATAAAGTTAAGGCAGGTATCAAAGCAGGAACGTTTGATCCATTTACTGGTCCTGTAGTTGACAATACTGGTAAAACCAGACTTGCCGCAGGCAAAGTAAGCGATCAGGCCTGGCGAGACAGTATTAACTTTTTCGTCAAGGGTGTAGAAGGCGCTGTACCAGGAAGTAAGTAAGCATGGGTTTCAAGTTAGCCATTGCAATGTTTTTTGTGCTAGCCAGTCTGGCTGGTGTGGGTTATTGGTATTACAATGACACACAGGAAAGAATTCGCACACTACAACAAAACAATGCTAAACTTGAAACTGCTATACAGATCAACGAAGCCAGCATTAAAACAATGCAGGCTGATGCTGCTAAAAATGCAGCATTGACAAAACAATTACAGACTGATCTACAACAGGCAGAGCGGTATGGTGATGAGTTACGTAACACATTACAAAAACACAACCTTACCGCTCTGGCACAACGTAAACCTGAATTAATCGAAAAGAGAATGCAAGATGCGACTAATAAGTTATGGGCCGATCTTCGCAGTATTACTGACCCTAACAGGGTGCGGGATACTAAGCAAGCCGGAACCAAAGATAGTAACAGTAACTAACACTGTTAAAACTACAGTACCTATAGTTGCCAGGCCCAAGGCAGTGAATCTCAACGACGTCAAAATCTACGTTGTCACAAAAGAAAACATAGATCAGTTCGAACAAGACTTTGCAAAGAAAAACGGCAGTTTAGTTTATATTGCTATCAGCATCAAAGACTATGAAAACCTAAGTCTAAACTTTGCGGAACTTAGACGCTACATAGAACAACAGCAGCAGATTATTGTCTACTACGAAGAAGCAGTAAAGCCTGAAGAAAAGACCAAAGAGCCCGAAAATAAATAATCTATAACAAGGAAAAATCATGTGGGAAATGATACAGAATATGGCAAGTGATAGACTGTGGATTTACACAGGCATCTTTGGATCATTGTTCGGAGCAGCATTTTTGTTCTGGTTTAAAGATACAAAGATGGCTATATGGGCAGTAGGCAAGTTCGATAGCACATTAGAATACTTGGCAATCCGGTGGGGTTGGACCTGGTTGCAAAATGATCCTAATGCTTGGCGTGTTAAATACCCAAAAATTACAGCAAAAATCGACGACTTAGAAACACGCATTCAAAAGTTAGAACAAAAATAACTTTGACTTAACTGCTATACTGTTGTATAATCAATAAGTGGATTACTATCAAACGTTGGGTGTTAGCAGAACTGCTAATGCCGACGAACTCAAACGTGCCTATAGAAAATTGGCCAGTCAGCACCACCCCGACAGAGGCGGGGATACTGCACGATTTCAGGAAATACAGGCTGCTTACGATACATTAAGTGATCCTCAAAAGCGACAACAATACGATAATCCTCAACCACAACATCAGCATTTTGAATTTAATTTTGGTCCAGGAGGTATGGATGAGATATTCAGCAACTTTTTTCGAGGACATCAAAATCCATTTCAACATGCTAGGCAACAACCCAGACGCAATAAGGATATAAGAGCAGAAGTCGCTATAGGTTTGCAGGAAACATTAACAGATGCTAAACGTACTTTGAATATAAAAAGTCAAAATGGCGTAGTGCAAACTGTTGATATAACCATACCTCGAGGAGTCAGTGCTGGTACTACTATTAAGTATCCGGGTCTGGGTGATTATCTTTTTGAAAACTTACCCAGGGGTGATCTGTACTTAACAGTTAACATTTATCATAATCCAAATTTCGAAGTTTCAGGTTTAGATTTAGTTACAAATTTGACTATAGACTCGTTTGATGCTATACTAGGAGTAGATGCACAAATTGTAGGCCTAGATGGCAAAGTTTTTACAGTAAGAACTCCCAAAAGTTGTCAGCACGGAACAAAACTCAAGATACCAGGAGAAGGTCTGTATAAATTTCAACAGGATATTAAAGGAAACTTGTATGTGAAAATCCACATTAAAGTACCCTTTAATTTGACAGATGAACAACTAGAACAAATTAGAACAATTAAACAACAACTAACTGCACGGTAAATATTTTTATGGTACAATCAAATCCAGACATAGAACGAATTATTGAAATGGCTACCAACATTGCCCAAAGTAAACATCACGAGTATGTAACTCTAGAGCATATACTACAAGGCATGTTGGCTTATGACCAATTCGCAGATTTCTTAGGCAAATTTGGCGTAGATGTTGAAAGTATGCAAAAAGATCTAGATGCATACTTAGATCGCCAAGAGTATTTAGTTAGTAAAGTATATGATGTTGTACCAAAGAAAACACACAGTCTCGAGCGTGTGTTCAATCGTGCATTTACACAGGTTTTATTCAGTGGCAGGCATAACTTGCAAACAATAGATTTGTTTTTAAGTATCATGACAGAAGATAAAAGTTATGCTACTTACATAATCAACAAGTATGGTTGCGAGCGTAGCAAACTAGTTAGTTTATGGAACAAAACTTTTCAAGAAAAGCATGGCGGAAAACGCAGTAAAAACCATGCTGACCAGGTGTTAGCGGAATATTGCGACAACTTAAATGTTCTTGTCAATGAAGGTAAAATTGATCCTGTAATTGGTAGAGAACACGAGATAGACGAAATCAGCCAAGTTTTAGCCAAACGAAACAAGAGCAATATATTGATGGTAGGTGATCCTGGTGTGGGCAAAACTGCTATTGCCGAAGGACTGGCACATAAAATTGTTAATCAAGAAGTACCTGCTTACCTTAAAGACTTTACTGTATTCAGTTTAGATATTGGTAGTTTGCTGGCAGGCAGTAAGTATCGTGGTGAGTTTGAAGAAAAAGTCAAAGAGGTAATGAAAGCATTGACTGTAAAAGGCAACTGTATTTTGTTCATCGATGAAGCACACCAGATGCGTGGCGCAGGCACAGGCAGTAACAGTGGTCCCGACTTTGCCAACATGATTAAACCTGCATTAACTAAACGCAATGTCAAAGTTATTGCCTCAACTACATGGGAAGAATACACACAGAGTTTTGAAAAAGACCGTGCGCTAATGCGCCGCTTTTATCGTATGACTGTGGAAGAGCCCACACCTGAAGTTGCTAAAGAAATCCTAGTAGGATTAAAAGAATACTTCGAAGAGTTTCACGGCGGCGAGATCAGTGCAGAAGCCATCGAAGCCGCAGTAGATCTCAGTGTGCGCTACCAAACAGACAAACGACTGCCAGACAAAGCCATTGATCTAATTGACACTGCGGCAGCAAAACTTAAAATCTATACCACAGGTTTTGTTGTACGCAAAAGTCACATTATTGATGCACTCAGTAAGTTTACTAAGATTCCAATTGAGCAGTTAGACACAGAAGCCACTAAGAACCTCGAAACACTGGAAGGTGACATTAAAGAAAAACTCTACGGACAGGATCAAGCAGTGGACAACGTGCTTGAAAAGATTTATGTTAGCCGTGCAGGTTTGAAAGCAATCAACAAACCTGTAGGCACGTTTTTGTTCTTAGGCCCAACTGGTACAGGTAAAACTGAACTGGCAAAACTGCTGGCAGAAAATTTGGGCATGAAACTGTTACGCTATGACATGAGCGAATACCAAGAACGTCACAGTGTGGCCAAACTGATCGGTGCACCTCCTGGGTATGTTGGCTACGATGATGGCAATCTGGGTGGCGGACTACTAATTAGTGATGTAGAGAAAAATCCCAACAGTGTTATCTTGTTTGACGAAGTTGAAAAAGCGCACCCTGACGTCAGTAACGTATTGCTGAGTTTGATGGACGAAGGTGTAGTAACCAGCAGCAACGGCAAAAAAGCAGACTGTAGGAATACCATTGTTATTATGACCAGTAACTTGGGTGCTGCCGAAAGCGAACGTAATAGTATCGGCTTTGCCAGTTTGTCCAAAACAGGCGAAGATGACGCCGCAGTTAAAGAATTCTTTAAACCTGAGTTTAGAAATCGTTTAGACGGCATTGTTAAATTTAACAAACTGGCCACAGAAACTGTACGCAAGATTGTGGTCAAGTTTGTTGAAGAAATGAACGACTTGCTCAGTGACAAACGTATCTACGTCGAACTAAGCACCAGCGCCATTGATCACATTATTGACAAAGGTTACGATGACAAGATGGGTGCTCGTCCGCTAAATAGAAAAATTAACGAACTTATCAAAGTTCCTTTGAGTAAACGTATATTGTTTGAAAATTTGCAAAATTGTACTGTAAATGTCGAATATTATGATGGGGATTTACAATTTAACATTACCGAAAACACTTACCTGGTATACCCCACAGACAGCACCATAGACGAAAATGGCTATATTATCCTGGACAAAATTAAATCCAACTGTTAAGTTAGAAGACACGACCAAAAAGTTCTTTAAACAGTACTTGTATAGAGCACGACTATATCTACCTGGTGGAAGGCTTACTCAAGGTTATCAAGAAAAGTCAATGAGCGAATTGATAGCATGGCGTAAGCAGATGGCTACAAGATATATTAACTATGGTGGCAGTTGGCTAGCAAAAAAGAACGGCAGAGTCAATGACATGCGTTTAGAAGATCTAGTCTATTGGCGCACACAGATTAGAGCAGTCAGCGAGTTTCACTTTAGAATAGAAGAACCGTGGATGTGCGTTTATAGCAACAGTGAAAGTGACTTGTATAATTTAATCAAACAAAGTCCATCTCAAGGCAGATTGCTTAATATTAGCACACCAAAAAACACAGACAGCGTTCGAGCATTAAAGGCAGGCGAGGTACTGGTAAAGTCTGATAATGGGTACAGTTATAGAATACACTTAAAAGAAGGTAAGATGACTGCACAGATCGCGGCCGCACTGCTTAGTTTATTAGAATCGCAAGGCGATGAAGTCAAAATGACTAAAAGTTGTGAACAAAACTTACGCAAACGCAATGTATGGTTTACCAAAACATATTTTTACAGTAAGGACTTGCGAGTGCTTACTATGATCAACTTGATCGACCCAGATATTGTATCGGAATTTTTTAAACTTACAAAAATAGACCGATAAATATCTTGATGGTTAGGAAAACTAATGGCTAAAATCCAAGAAGAAATTATCGCAATTAAAGTTAGCAAACTAGTTAAAGATTCAGAAGAAGCCGGCAAATTAGTCGGTGCTGAAACAGTGCAGGCACTTGAACAAGTAGCACAAGAACTAGTAGGCGAAGGTGTAATTGTCGAAGTAATCACTGAATAAACATTTTTATAAAGGTCTTAAATGAGTAAGAAAACTGTAAGCGCGAAGCAGATTACGCCTAAAGCCGCTGGCGCTACCCCAAATCCAATCCCAAAACTAACTAAACCTGTTATGCCAGTTCCAGGCAAACCACAAACTGCTGCACAATTTCAACAGCCAGGCCAAGGACAGCAATTTGATTTTACTAAAGTTCATGTACACTTTGCTGTGCCCTGCTATGGCGGTGTTGTCAGTGAACCTACAATGACAAGTTTCATTAGATTTACACTTATGGCAAGTCGTGTTGGTTTAAACTGGAGTTTAGACACTATGGTCAATGAATCATTGGTTACAAGGGCACGTAATAATTTGTGTGCTAAAATGATGACCAACGAAAATGCGACTCATTTTATGTTTATCGACGCAGATATTAGATTTGAAGCAGAGGCTATCTTTGGCATGATTGCTGCTGACAAAGATGTAATCGGCGGATTGTATCCTAAAAAATCTTTGCCCATTGACTATGTAATTAACTTAAAAAATGGTGGCCGAATTGAGGGCCCTTGCTTCCAAGTTGATACACAAGGCACAGGATTCTTGCTGTTTAAGAAACATGTCTATAAGCAACTAATCGATGCACATCCTGAATGCAAATATGTAGACGATATTGGATTAGGTAAACAGTTTGAACCATGGATGTACAGTATCTTTGATACCGTCATTGATGAAAAAGGACACTACTTGAGTGAGGATTGGACATTCTGCCGGCGTTGGCAGGCATTGGGTGGAGATATTTGGGCAGACAGTCGTGTGCTACTCAACCACATTGGACACTACGAGTTTAAAGGTGATCTATCAGCACTAGAGCGGAAAGGCCTAAAACGTGTTGACATTAACAGCCCTGAAGGTAAGGCTGCAATGGAAGCACAACAACGTGCGGCACAAGAAGCACTAGCCAAAGCACAAGAAGCACAGAGTGTCGGACAGCCAGCCTAATTTAGAAACTATAGCATTTAAAATCGGATTAACCGGTACTTACTGGGACCGGAAACCAAAATGTAGTGTATTACTAAATGGTGAAAATAAATCTAATTTAGTTTGTGATGAAAATTTGCAATATGCCGAATTTACATGTGATTTGGCTGAAAGGCAAGAACATCTACTAGAAATAAAGTTAGAAAATAAAACTATTACTGACACTATTGTAGAAAACAGCAAAATAGTCAAAGACATGCTGTTAAACATTAAAAGCATTGAAATTGACGAAATGGAATTAGGCGAAATTAAATGGAATCTCAGCGAGTTTGTGGCAGACGATCCAAATAGACCAACACTAAAAAATTGTGTAAACCTGGGCTGGAATGGTAGTTATCGACTAAAATTTACCAGCCCATTTTACCTTTGGCTCCTAGAAAACATGTAACGCTAAATACTATATTAATCTTAGTATAGTATGTATTCGTTTGAACTTTTTGAAGCACCTAAAAATATTGTAGTCTTATATGCAGGGCGTTTCCAGCCCTTCCACAAAGGACACAGAGCAGTCTACGAATACCTTGTAAAAAAGTTCGGCCGTGATGCTGTCTACATTAGCACCAGCAACAAAACTGACAACGATAAAAGTCCTTTTACATTCAGCGACAAAGCATATTTTATGCAGATCCAAGGTATTCCTATGGATCGTGTCAGAGAAACAAATCAGCCCTATCAAAATCCCGAATTAGTAAAAACATTTGATCCTGAAAACACTGCACTGATTGTGGCAGTTAGCGACAAAGACAAGGATCGCTTTGGCAAGATTGGATTTAAGAAAGACGGTAGTTTAAGTTTCTTCCAGGACATGCCCAATGAACTTGGAGACATGGCTCCCATTAGCCAGCACGGTTATGTAATGACTGTGCCCACATTTGATTTCAATGTATATGGTAAACCTATGCGTAGTGCTACAGAAGTACGTGCTATGTATCGAGCAGCCAACGAGCAAGTACGTAAAGAAATAATTAAGGATCTATTTGGCAAGTGGACAAAGGAAGCCGAACAGATCATGAATGCCAAACTACAAGAAGACATCATGCCAGCAAGTCAGGGCACTATCAGTCCTGTTCATGAAAGTTGGAGCAAAAAATACAAGAAAAGTATCGATTGCAGCAACCCCAAAGGCTTTAGTCAAAAGGCGCACTGTGCTGGACGCAAAGCAAGACAAGGCGGTAAAAAGACAAAAAGTCAAAGTGTAAGTGAAAACTTAGAAGGACGCATGATTGATCTTACTAAAAACTTTCCTACTTACACAAGTTTAATCGGTAAAATTACAAAAGAAAATCCCACTAAAGTTACAATCGAAATCGTACAGGCAGATGGTCCAGGCAACGTAAAAGTTGGTGATGAACTACGCATTGCCACAAACTATATTAAACGACTGCCTATTACAGAAAGTCATCATACAGACATTCCCGGCATGCTGGAAAAGTTTTTGCCAATTGCAATGAAAGAATTAGGCATTGCTAAACTACCCAGCATTAAGTTAACCAAGCACCTAAAGCCACACGGCACACAGGCCAGTTTTGGCATGTACAACCCAGACGATGGCAAAATTTATTTGGCCGTTGCTGATCGTCACCCCGTAGACATTTTACGAACATTGGCACACGAACTGGTACACTTTAGTCAAGACGGCAAACATGAGTTAGATGCAGACAGTGGTGAAACAGGCAGTGATGAAGAAAACGAAGCCAACTCAGTTGCCGGCGTCATTATGCGTCAGTTCAACAATGAGTTTCCTGATGCAATTAAGAGCGAACCACTATTAGCAGAAAACTTATTAAACAAGGCAACACCAACTCCACAAGAAATTATGCAAAAGCATGGCATGACTGATCAAGAGTTTATGCAGCAACTACGTTTGGGTCGTGCAGTGGAAATGGAACACACAAACAATCCAAAGGTAGCAATTGAAATTGCCTTGGACCACATCAATGAACGCCCAGACTACTACACTATGTTAAAAAGTGTAGAACGTCCTATGGGCGAAAGTAAAAAAAAAGTAGTTAGCGCAAACTACGGCATTGGCAAAACGCCCGGTGCACTAGCACGAGTAGGACCCAAAGGTCAAGTACCCCGTGCTCGACTACACGTTAACGTTCCTAAGAAGACTGCTATAAAATTAGGTATACCTCACACACATCTTAAAGAAGCGTTCGACGCACCTTACCCAATGACTTGGGAACACGGTGACGATAACGAGTCACATGATGCACTGGTTAAACTACCAGACGGTACTAACCTAAGCATTATGTTCAGCAAGGAGTATGCCGAGCCTGACTACGTAGAAGAAGAATGGCAAGTAGAGTTTTATCGCAACCACAGTCAAGATGTCACAGGCGAAGGTGATGCACAGCGTATATTTGCCACAGTATTGAGTGCTATCCAACAGTTTATTAAATTAGAAGAACCAAAGCGTATAAAATTTAGTGCCGCTAAACAAACAGGCGATATGACGCCAAATGCCAGCAGAACAAGTTTATATAACAGACTTGTACAACGTTTTGCCAATAATTTAGGGTATGGCGTAAAAACTACAGACCATTCATTGAATACAGTGTATGAATTAGAAAAATTGCAAGAAGGCATGGCGGAAAACTTTGCCGACGGTAAGGTAAAAGGCCGAAGTCGCCCAGGGCGTGTAAAAGCAGCAGGCGCAAGTTGTAAAGGATCAGTCACTGACTTACGTGCTCGAGCAAAAAAGTATAGTGGTGAACGTGGTAAAATGTATCACTGGTGTGCAAACATGAAAGCAGGGAAAAAATAATGGCAATAAGTGTATTAAAAACTTGGTGGGGAGTCACTAAAGGCTTCTTTACGGGCGGCCCAATAGGTGCAGTTATCGGCGGCAATGAAAGTGAGGCCGAGCAAGTAGCTGCCGATGAAATGCCATCCATTGAAGAATCTATTCGTAAAGACGAAGAAGATAAGGCAAACTAAAAAAGACATAACAGCCAACGAAGAAAAGGTAAATTTGTAATGAAAAATCTATTATTAATTGTATTAGCATCAATTGCATTGTCAGGTTGTAGCACAACAAAAACTCAAGAGTCAGAACTTACACTGTGCAAAGGCAAGTTTGCCTTGTGTGCTGCCAGTACCTGTAAACCCACTGGTCGTACAATGACCACCAATAACGGTGTAACTTATCCTGAAATGGCCTGTACCTGTCCTGTGTTGGACGGCTACAGTATTGCCGATTTAACTGCTGGTGTTATGCAAGGTACTTGTGCAGTAGATGATCCCAGCACACAGGTTTGGAGTCTGTTTGCGCCACGCATATTTTACCCACAAGAAGCCAGTGACTTTGTACAAACACCCAAGTCTGCTACTAAAGCCACTGTGCAGAGTTGCCCAGGTGAACTGGCACCAGAATCTGTAAATTGTTTTGGCATGATGTGTACCTATGACAAAGACCCTGTTAACGGCACACAAACTGCTACCTGCACCTGCCCTAGCAGACAGATTGAAAAAGGCACAGAGTTCTTAATTGAGGCAGGACAAGGTGACCCCAGTTACTGCGCCCGGCACCCAGTAAGTGCTCCTGATCCATTTGCACAGGGCTATCCCGATGTGTGGTTAACGAGGAAGTAATGTGAAACTGTACGAACTGTTTGATACTGTATCCGAGCAACTGACCTACAAGGGTTATGCTTGCCGCATCGACTGTTCGGGGCACATTGCAGGCTACGAGTGGGCACGACAGCACAATATTACAGATCCAGACGCATGTCCATATCGCCCCAGCCATCCCAGTTTTTATGAAGGCTGCAGAAGTTACGCTGAAGGCAGAACATGAAGCAAATTGAAATTAAATTAGATGTTTACGGAGCATGGAAAGACGTTGCACCAGCATACAGAATTTATATAGACGATGAGATGATATGTGAGCGTGGTTTTTATGCTATGGAATATGAATTCTGTCAGGAAAAAATATTAGTGGAATTACCTGCAGGAACAAGTCACCTAATTAAATTTGAACCTCTCCCCACAATTCGAGGAAACACTTTAAGTTATAAAAACCTTAGAATGAATGGAATAATGATAGAACCTGGGTTCACTGTTCCAAACTAAATATAGCATAAGGACCTTTTTGACATGAAAACCCAAGAATTTTTAAAAGAAGACATTGTTACAGATGCCGCAGAAATGCATACCGATCACGAAGTACAAATGGCACGCAGTCAGTGTTATCATGCTGCCGAAGATGCTATCGCACTACACAAACTACTACGTCATATTTCAGAAGCACAGGGCATTGAAGGCTGGGTCGCTGCAAAAATCACACTGGCAGCAGACTACTTGAACAAAGTTCGTGAGTATTTAGAATATGATTTAATGAGCGCACAAGAGCCTGGCGAAGAAATGCCTGTGGCAGAAGATGAAGACAAGCAATGAAAATTAGGGATATTATCAGTGAAGAAGCCAGTGCAGGCGCAACCGCAGCAGGCAACATTGCCACTGTGAATAATCCTAACATTGCAAGACAGAAAATTAAAAGAGATCGTAACGGTATACCCAAAGCACCACAGGCACTAAACCCTAACGGCACTGCAAAAAATGCCTTAGACATAGATGCAAACATTACTGGCGGCCCAATGTTTAAGAGATAATAATGGATATTAAGAAGTTTTTAGAAACAGTTGACAAGTTCGACTTTGCAGGTGAAAAACAAGGACAACAACCTGGCCAACAATGGCAGGGCACAGACAAAGGTCTGCCTGGTACTAAACTTGTGGGCGAAGAACTTGATTCCAATGTTGTTCTTATTCAAGATCCTAAAGGCCAATACTTAGACAAACTAGATATAAATGTGGCTGCAAAAAAATATAATTTTAATGCCAATGATATAAAACAACAGTTACAGCATCAAGACTTTACTCAAATTGGAAATATAAGAGTAATAAAGCCAATAGCAGCAGAAAATGTCATTAAAGAATTAGAAGACTATGTAAAAGAAACTTCTACAGAGCGTAAACTTAAACGTGACTTTGATAACTTTGACAGTGAAGATTGGGCAGATTGGGACGCCAAAATTAAAAGACTGAAACAACTTGCCAAACAAGGCGAACTGGTTACTGTATGGGACAAAGAGAAACGTGTTTATAAAAATGTTCCTAAAAGCGAAATAAAAGAATACCAAAATAGAATGGATCCTGATGCGCAGGTAACTAGCCCTCCCAGTCCAGATGCTAGTCAAACTGCTATAGATCAGATTAAAGATAAAATTTTTGCACGTGATGTAGAAGGTGAAACTGTTGAAGAACAAACGCCTACAACTACTCCCCCAGCACCTGGTGCTCAACAATTTAAATTTACACCGGACCAAGAAAAATGGTTAGGTGGTGCTAATCGTCAAGATCCCGATATCCTAAAAAGAATGCCTGGGCCAAAACCCGGCGTAGATTATTTTAAAGGTCAAGACGATCAAGCAAGAGCAAAAACATTAAACATCGGTAGACAAAACTTAAACACCGTTAAAGGTGTAGTTGGTGCACAAAAAGATGCTCCTGAAGTGTTTCCTACAAGGCCAGCGGCTGCACCTGCAGTGGCGGTGCCAAAACCACAGGCTGCTGCACCTGCACCTACAAGACCTGTAGTAGTAGACGAACCTAGAAAGACTGCGTTAGATCCTAATGCATACAAAAAAGTACCACAACAAACAATAAAAGTAGATGCACCAGCAGCAACAACTGCTCCAGCAGATGCAGTACAACAAGCTGATAGGCCAGCAAGAACAACATGGCGGAGTTTGGCAAAACTAAATCCACAAATTAAAAATCCAGATAGAATATATCCAGGTCAGGAAATTACATTACCCGATGGTTCTAAAGCAGTTGTCGACAAAGGTGATACACTAAGCGGTATTGCACAACGTTATAGACAAGGTGGCTATGCAGATAGTACACCAGTAAAAACAGCGCCTGCAACTGCTACTTCCACACCAGTTAAACCTCAGCCTGATCTAAAAGGAACTGAATTACCTAAAGTAAGCGGTAAGGCTGCTAGTCAACTACAAAAAGGTAGAGAATACCGTGCTCGCCAGGCAGCAAAACAAGATAACACAAACCTAGGTGGCAATGCTGCTGACCCAGAAGCACAGGCTTTTGCAAAACCAGATACACCCAAAGCAGAACCAGGTGTAACTGCTACTGCAAATCTAGGTGTATCACAAGGCGGAATAGCTGCTGCTTTTGGTGATTTAAAGAAACGTGACGATGGCAATTGGTACTTTCCAGGCGGTGTAAAAGTAACTAATCCAAAAACTATTGCTGCGGCAAACAAGGCTGCGGTGCAAACTAGTACTAGACCAACTGCAATCGCAAGTAACAATGCACGACAAGAACCAACTAGATCAACCGCAAAGAATTTTAAACCAATGCCTAGTTACATTTTAAATCAGATACCAGGTGTTGAGAGTAACAACAATCCCAAGGCTGTAGGTGCAGCAGGAGAAACTGGTGCATGGCAAACTATAGCCGGCACTTTAAAAGACCCAGGTTACGGTGTTGAACCTGCACGAGATAACAGTCCTGAAGAGTTAGCAAGAGTGGGTAAAGATTATGCTAATGCTATGTACAATAAGTACAGAGATCCTGAAAAAGCATTGGCTGCATATAATGCCGGACCTGGTGCAGTAGATAAAGCAATTCGTGCAGCATCAATGAGACCTGGTTCAGATTGGAAAGATTTCATTCCAAAATCTACCAGAGAGCAATATTTGACAAAATACAACTTACAGCCGCCGACAAGATTAGCAGCAAAAGGCGGCGCTACTGTTGAATCGCTAATGTCAGACTATCGCAAGTTTGTTGCAGAATACGGCAATCAACAGGCGCCTGACCAACAGGCTACTAGCCAAGACAGTGCAGAAAGTGATGCAGAAGCAGAACTAAAACGTCAGCGCATGGACCGACGTGTCAGTCAAGCAACACTGGCTGGTTTAAGCGCAGTGCTACCTCCAGGCACAAACACCGCAGTGGCAGCAACTGCATTAAATAAAATTGTTGATCAGAAGCCACTGAGTCCACAGGAAAACCAAGTTATAGGCACACTGATGCCGTTGTTGGCTAGAGCAGCAGAAGAACCTAGTACTAGTAGCAGTCTAAAAACCGCATTGGGACGTGCAGGTATGTTAACAAAATTAGGAAAGCAGTGATATGTTAACCGGAGATCTATTTCAACCGCTAACAGAAAAAAAGAAAAAGCCCAAGCCCACCAAGCCAGAGAAATGGGCCTATGCTAAATCTGAAGCAAAGAAAAAGTTTGATGTATATCCCAGTGCATACGCTAACGCATGGGCCGCTAAAAAGTATAAAGAACTAGGTGGCGGTTGGCGTATGGGCGAAGATAGTGTAGAAGAAGCAGATCAACAAAGTGATGCACCCAGTAAAACCTACGGCAATCAAAAACTAGTTAACATAATGCGTAAGGCTGCTGAAGTTCCTGGCACTGGCCTATCCAATGACCAACGTATGTTTGTGGCCATGTACGATGAACTAGAAGATGCAGTAGAAAAAATTGGTGATGTAGAAAAACAAAATCAAGAACTACGCCAACAAGTTGCCAAACAGGCACAACCTGCGGCTAAAGCAGCAGCGCCAGCAAAAGAACCTACAGCAGCACAGGTCAAAGCACAGCCCGCAGCAGAACCTGCAGTACAACAAGTTGTGCAAAATATTACACAAGTTCTACAACGTGCAGAGCAGAGTGCTGAAACACCAGAACAACAAAAAGAACTGGCTGCTGCCAAAGAAAGAATTGCAGACTTAGAAGACAAAATGAGTCAACTCAGCAATGCTGACGTAAAAGAGATTGAACGTACATTTGTTGAGATTGAAAAAGGCGGCATCAAAATGGGTGACGTCAAACGTTTGTTGCGTGTAGTAGACAAGCGTATTGACCAAAGCGCAAAAGAAAAACAAGCGGCAGAAAAACCAATTACAGTAGATCAACCAGAACCAGAAAAACCAATTACAGTAGATCAACCTAAGCCAGGAGAAATTTCCACAAACACAATAATAGATTTTATGAAGAAAACCGATGACACACTCGATGATATTAAAGCAACTGATCAGGAACAAAATAAAGTTATAAAAGTGGTTCCCGACAACACAGACAAATTAAATGCAATTATTGCTTCTTCCCCAACATTACGAGCAAAGTATCCAGATGTCCAACCACAACCTATACAACCATCACCAGACAACAAAGTAGTTCAATTTCGCCCACGCACCGCACAACCTCCTGCACAACCTCCTGCACAACCTCCTGCACAACCTCCTAAACAACGCATAGCCGTAGTTCCAAACCCAAATGATGAACTACTAACAGGAACAAACAATGAAAGTATCAATGAACAACAACAAGAAACATTTGATTTTAGATTGCCTGCAGCAAGAGTTATTGGCGTATTAGATGATTTCTTTGCAACAAAATGGGATGGTGCTTTTAAGTATTTTGAAAAAACTTTCCATGACGAAGATAACGAAGAAGAGGAAGATCCATGGGGAGAAGGTCTTACTCAACTGGACAATGCATTTTTAGTTCCTGCAACCATTGTTAGAAAACTTGGTACATTAACAAACGCTTTTATTGACTTAGAAGACTATCACACCCAAATTTATAATCATCCAGAATACAATGCTATGTTTGGTCATGTTATGTTTCCTGCATTTAAAGGAAAAATTTACAACAAACCTGTTAAAGCAAGTGAAACTAAAATGGGCTTCGATGATGATTTACAATTTTTTGAATACTATTTTAATGCACTTACAAATGCTGTTAAAACAAAAATTCATCCCTTCATGAAACAAGTAAAAGAGTTTGTCGAAACTCAATACGCTGAAAATAAAGATGACAATCATGCTATGATGCAGTATTTTGTACGGAATGTATGGAATCCGTACATGAATGAAATTAATAAACTACATGCAGCAAGAGAAAAATTAAAGCCTGTTGTTTTTAACATGAGGCAAATCTTAAGAACAAAACCTCAAGGTGAACTATTTGAGCGCAAGAAGAAAAAGAAAAAGTCCAAGAGCAAGAAAGCATTCGGTGGTTACTACTTCCCAGGCTATCACTACTATGGACAGGGCACTGCCGAGATCAGCGACGGCGGTGGTGACGGTGGTGGCGAAAGCATGTTTGAAGTTGTCACAAAGAATCGTTCACCAGAAGAAACAGGTTCATTAGACAGTTACTACGGTCGTCGCAGACAGCCACACAAAGTTGTAGATGGCAAACGTGTCGAACTCACAGACCGAGAAGAAATCCAGCAATATTTGGATGCCTACGAAAACCAAACAGACCGCAAGGACTACGGTGATTTAGATGAAACACGTTTGTATTTCCGCACTGTGGCCACACTGGCAGAAAGTCTTGAACAGGACTTTGGCATGCAACAAGACGACAAAGGTTGGTATCTAACAGCACGCAGCGGACGTCAACGTATCCTAGACGCAGAGCGTGCATTTGGTGAACCAAGGATCCTCTAATGCGTAGAGATCCAACAGAACTGTTCAAACCTGAAGACAGCGAACTTCGCAGAATTAAGAACAAGTACGTTCCTGAGTGGAGCATGTTGGATTATACTGTGCTAGAATGTGCATGGGAGTTTGTAGACGCACAGACTGCGATGCGTTTTGCCTATGAAATGTACAGACTGGGCGAAGACATGGATCACAACGCTGTGGTTAAAATAGATCATAACAGTGTTGAAGTACAGATTAGAACCGGCGACGTTGACGGATTAACTATATTAGATTTTGAATTTGCACTTAAAGCAACTGCTGTTGCAGAACAGTTAAAGGGCGACAGACTCAGCAAAGTCAAAAACGAACTGGGCGAAGCCTATCAGGGTGGACTACGCAAGTGGTTTAAAGAAAAATGGGTCAACATTGCCAAGAAGAAAAAAGGCGGCGGCTACGAAGAATGCGGCAGCAGTGGTGACAAAAAAGGCTATGCCAAATGCGTACCAGCTGCAAAAGCTGCTGGTATGTCATCTAGTGAAAAGAAAAGTGCAGTACAACGTAAACGTAGCGCACAACGTAAAGCAGGCAGACCCGGCAAGAAAAGTGGCGCTAAAGGCAAGGCTCCAATAAGGGTAAGTACAAAGAAATGAAAATCGTTGAACTAAAATGCTGGCCTGGCTATGAGCGTGTACCTGGAACCAAAGCAGGTGCTGTAGGTAGTTGCCGCAAAACGAGTTCTAAAAACGAAGATGCTGCTAACCCAGCCAATCTTGGCCTAACTATATTTGACATAGACGACACACTAATGCATACTACTGCAAAGATACGTGTTGTCAAAGACGGCAAAACCGTACGTGAATTAACCAATCAGGAGTTTAATAACTACAAACTAGAACCAGGCGAACAGTTTGACTTTGGTGAGTTTCGTAGTGCAGAAAAGTTTGCCAAGGAAAGTGAACCCATACGCCCTATGATTGCTAAACTAAAAGCAATCATGAAAAACGCAGGAAACAGCAAAGTTATAATGCTGACTGCAAGAGCAGACTTTGATGACAGAGATACTTTCCTAGACACTTTCCGCAAGTACGGTATAGACATTGACAACATCCATGTGCACCGCGCAGGCAATATTCCAGGACCAGAAACTCCAGCGCTGAAAAAAGCAGTTTGGGTACGCAGATATTTAGACACTGGTATGTACAACAGAGTCAGACTGTACGATGATTCAATGAGCAATCTGCGTGCATTCAAAGATTTAAAAGATGAATATCCTGCAGTAGACTTTAAGGCCTATTACGTAGGTCCCAGCGGCAGTAGCACTGTTGTAGAAGTAGACCTTAAAGGCAAGTTAGCAACAGGTGCTGTGGCAGGCGCACTGGCTGTGGGTCAAGGTGGCGCACTTGTTAACAAACTCACAGACCCCGACAGTCCTCGCTATCAGGTTCCTAAAGATGCAGCCACATACCAAATGAAGGAACCACCACGTGAACTGCCCAAGTCACTGCCTGCTGCACAGCCTAAACAACAGACTGCACCTCAGGTCCGAGCAGAACCAAAGGCAGTTAATTTGACTGGCAGTCCTTACGAAACACTGATGCGTAAAGTAGCACAAGCCAGTGGCATACAGGGCACAGAACTGGCAGCGTTTATGGCACAGATGGCGCACGAAAGTATGGACTTTACTCGCATGTACGAAAAGGGTATCAAACGTTACTTTAATCGCTATGATCCCAGATACAATCCAGGCACTGCTAAAATATTAGGCAACACTCGTGCAGGCGATGGCTACAAGTACAGAGGCAGAGGTTTTATACAGTTAACTGGGCGTGACAACTATACCCGTGCAGGCAGAGACCTAGGTATTGACTTAGCGAACAAACCAGACTTAGCAGCTGATCCTAAAATAGCAGCACAAATTGCAGTATGGTTTTGGAAAAACAGAGTGCAACCAAAGGTAGATGACTTCAGCAACGTAAATGATGTAACACGCAGTATCAATCCCAACATGCGTGGTCTGAAAGATCGTGCAGAAAACTTCAAACAGTATCAGGTTGCTATGGCAGACACTGGAGCAGATTCATGAGATTATTTCAGTTTGAAGCAGAACTGCCACCAGAAGCAATTGAAAAACTTCAACAGTATAAACAGCAACGTCAGCCAACTTATGCAGAACTTAGACGTAAGGCTCTGCAGGTTGAAGAGTTAGCAGGCATGGCCAAAAAGATTGAAGACCTGCGTGCCAGAGTAGAACGTGTATACGGTGATTTACCTCCAGGCATGCAGGCAGATTTGGAACTAGCAGATTTATATCCTGTGCCAGAAACAGATCAGGACTATGTTGATCTGAAACAAAGATTTGTAAAAGACATAGCACTACTACAAAATTATGTACAGAGCAAACGCAGTCTCTACAAAAGAGAAAGCGTGAACTACAATGGCGCTTTTTGGTTATCACAGGTACAGGGCAGCGATAGTCCTGTTAGCCCAGTTGGTGCAGTTCCAAAAGCACAACGCATAAATACTAAAAAGGCGCCAATTAATGTTAAGAAATCTGATTAGACTGGTAGAAGCAGCAGAGCGTAACTGCCCTGTGGCAACCTACGACATTGACGTCAACCTTAAAAATCGACAGACAGCAATTGACAGTTATCATTACGGTCCTGCTAATCCAGCAGCGCCAGGAAAATATTGGAAAGATAGTGCCAAGCAGTGGAAGATAGACGAAAAAACTGCAAAGACAATGCTGTGTGCTAACTGTGGTGCATTTGATGTCAGCGACAGTATGCGTGACTGCATTGCCAATGGTATTAAGGGTGACGAAAAGGCTGTAGATGCAAACGCCAGTATTAACTTAGCAGACTTAGGATACTGTAACTTCTTGCATTTTAAATGCGCCGGGGATAGAAGTTGCACTGCTTGGATAGCAAATGGCCCCATAACAGAAAAAGACAAAGGCAAGAAGGCAGACTAGCATGGAAGATTTAATCAAAGCAATGAAAATTGCATTTAGCACAGAGTTTAGTTTTTATTTAAAAGCACACAATTTTCATTGGAACGTAGAAGGTCCAGATTTTCAAGAGTATCACAAACTGTTTGAAACTATTTACGAAGAAGTCTACGAAAGCATTGATCCATTTGCTGAAAACATTCGCAAACTGGGCAGTTACACTCCTGGTAGTTACACACGCCTTAGTATGCTAACACAGATCGACGACGAAACTGGCGTACCACCAGTAATGGGTATGGTAGAAGAACTGTTAAGTGACAGTGATAAGTCCGTCAAAGTATTCAAGATGGTTTACGACCTAGCAGAACGTGAAGGTGAACACGGTTTGAGTAACTTCCTTGCTGAACGTATGGATGCACATCGTAAACACAGTTGGATGTTAAGAGCAAGTCTCAAGTAAGAATGCAAACAAAAGACTTTTATGAAGCCAGTCCCAGTACACTAGGCGGGAGTTTTACACCTGACTTAGTAACAAGCAAATTATGGCTAGCACGTAAGGTGCGTGCTTTAATGACTAAAACTCGTGTCGAAAAATACAAAACAGTATATGTACTGGGCAGTTGGTTTGGTAATATGGCTATATTTTTGCAGCAAAAAGGTGTTGAATTTGATCGAATAGTGTTAGTAGACATTAACAAAGATTGGATGCAAATTAGCAAAGAACTATTAGAACCAATTACAGACAAACTAGATACCATAATTCAGGACGCAAACAAAATTACCTATTCTGACCAGCAGCCAATATTAGTAATTAATACCAGTTGTAATGAAATGGCAAATGAGGGTTGGTTAGACCGTATTCCTGCGGGATCAACGGTTGCTCTGCAGGCTAGAAATAATGTACAATCAGTGGACGTAGTAACAGACACCGTAGAAGAATTTAATAATCAATTTCCGTTGAGTGATGTGTTTTACTTGGGCGAGCGTAAACTACGAGATCCGGAAGTTAGTTATCAAAGGTTTATGAAAATAGGAATCAAATAATGAAAAAACGCAATTACTCACAGGAAACTGTAGACAAACTCAGAGGCAGTGTACACATTGACCATACCCTGGCTAGACTGGGTGCAAATAAACTACGCCACTTGTTAGCCACAGAACCATATATTAACACACTAGGTGCTTACAATGGGCAACAGGCAGTACAACATGCCAAGGCAGGACTTAAAGCAATTTACCTGTCAGGCTGGCAAGTAGCGGCAGCAAATAATACTGCACTGCAAACTTATCCGGATCAAAGTCTATATCCAGTAAACTCAGTGCCCAATGTGGTAAAAGGTATCAACAATGCTTTCCGTCGTGCGGATCAAATTGAACACGTAGAAGGCAACGTGACCACAGACTACTTCCTGCCCATTGTAGCAGATGCAGAAGCAGGGTTTGGCGGTGCACTTAATGTCTATGAACTTATGATGGCCATGATTGAAGCAGGCGCTGCCGGCGTACACTTTGAAGACCAACTAAGTTCAGAAAAGAAATGCGGACATTTAGGTGGCAAAGTACTAATTCCCACAGGACAGGCAATTCGTAATCTTAATGCTGCACGGCTGGCAGCAGACGTAGCAGGTGTTAGCACAGTTATTATGGCACGCACAGATGCAGAAGCTGCGACACTGATTACCAGCAATCACGACCCACTAGACAAGGATTTTATTATTGATGAGCGCACTGAAGAAGGTTTTTACAAATTTAAAAATGGTATCGATGCTTGTATTAGCAGAGGTCTTGCTTATGCCCCTTACGCTGATCTCTTATGGTTCGAAACTAGCACACCTGACGTGGCACAGGCTAAGAAATTTGCCGATGCCATACATGCCGAGTATCCTGACCAGTTGCTTGCTTATAACTGTAGCCCTAGTTTCAATTGGCGTAAGTTCCTAAGCGAAGACGAATGCGAAACTTTCCAACGTGAAATTGCTGAACTAGGATTCAAGTTTCAGTTTATTACACTGGCAGGATTCCACAGTGTTAACCTTGCTACATTTGAACTTGCTGAAGCATATAAACAACGTGGGATGGCAGGCTATGCAGAAATGCAACAACGTGAGTTTGCGGCAGTAGACAGAGGCTTTACCACTGTAAAACATCAACGCGAAGTTGGCGTTAGTTATTTTGACGTTATCAGTGAAGCAGTTGGTGCTACCAGTACCGTTGCTAACAAATCTTCAACAGAAGCAGATCAATTTCATTAAGTATTTACAATGACAATAAATTACTCAGAGCGTATACCTAACAATGTTAATTTAAGTGAAGACAGAGCACTACAACGTGCTCTTGAAGGATGGCAACCAAACTTTTTAAACTGGTGGCAGGACATGGGACCAGAAGGCAGTACCAACTATGACGTATATCTGCGTACTGCTGTCAGTGTAGATGCACAGGGATGGGCACAATTTGACCATGTTAAGATGCCAGACTATCGTTGGGGTATTTTCCTAAACCCTGCTAAAGAAGGTCGCAAGATTCATTTTGGTGATCATAAAGGTGAAGCGGCCTGGGACAGTGTGCCAGGTGAATACCGTGCAAACCTAAGACGTATTATTGTGACACAGGGCGACACAGAACCTGCGTCAGTGGAGCAACAACGGCACTTGGGTTTGACTGCTCCCAGTTTGTATGACCTACGTAACTTATTTCAGATCAACGTAGAAGAAGGCCGTCACCTGTGGGCCATGGTATATTTGTTACACAAATACTTTGGGCGTGATGGTAGAGAAGAAGCAGAAGACTTACTGGCACGTAACAGTGGTAGCGCAGACAATCCACGTATCTTGGAAGCATTTAACGAAAAGACTCCAGACTGGCTCAGTTTCTTTATGTTTACTTACTTTACAGACAGGGACGGCAAGTTTCAGTTAAAAGCATTGAGTGAAAGTGCATTTGATCCCTTAGCACGTACTACACAATTCATGCTTACAGAAGAAGCACATCATATGTTTGTAGGCGAGAGCGGCGTAGCAAGGATCCTACAACGCACTGCACAAGTTATGAAAGAACTTGGCACAGATGATCCGCAACGTTTACGTAGTGCTGGTGTAATTGATTTGCCAACAATCCAACGTTACTTAAACTTCCACTTCAGTAAGACTGTGGACTTATTTGGTGCAGACGAAAGCAGTAATGCTGCTACATTCTACTCAACAGGACTAAAAGGACGTTATGATGAAGAAAAGCACGATGACGACCATGTACTAAAAGACAGTGAGTACAGCGTTTTAAGTGCAGACTTAACAGAGCGCAGTGTACCCATGCTGAATGCACTTAATGAAGTGCTACGTGATGACTACATCAAAGACAGTGCCAGTGGCGTTGGACGTTGGAATCGTATTTTAAACAAGGCAGGCATCGACTTTGAACTTACAGTTCCACATAAAGCATTTAATCGTAACATCGGACCACTAGCAGGCTTAACAATTAGTCCCGAAGGGCGTGTTGTATCACAGGAACAATGGCAGCAAAGTCAGAGCCAGTGGTTACCCACACCAGAAGATCGTGCATTTGTACAAAGTCTAATGGGCCGTGTTACTGAACAAGGACAGTATGCCAACTACATTGCACCACCTTCTGTGGGTATCAACAAACAACCAATGGATTTTGATTACGTAAGGTTTAATTAATGTTAGAAACAATCTGTGATACAATGAATCATGCATATCAGCGCGGCTGGATTACCAGTCGTGACGGTAATGTCAGCATTAGGCATCACGACAGAGATCATTTTTACATTACACCCAGTGGAGTACGCAAGCAAACACTACAGCCTGATCAATTTAAAAAAATTGAAATACTTAAACAACCAGTAGAAAACAGGCCATTACCTTTTGAATACAATTGGCGTGAATTAGAGTATACTGACATCAGCCGTAACTTACGGCCAAGCGGAGAAATTCCTTTACACTTTGGTTTGCAGCGTGAAATACACAGCGACGAAGTAAGAGTGGTCATGCACTTTCATCCCACTTACACCGTGGCTGCTATGCATGCCGGAATTGAACTACAAGATTTGGTCAAAGACTTTCCTGAACTAAGTAGATATACATCGGTTGCTCCTAATGTACCGGATGTGCCGCCGATCAGTCAACAGTTGGCAGACTATACAATTGATAGACTTGATGTTTGTCCAATAACTGGTTTGGTAAAGTATGATATTATTGGTATTAAAGGACACGGCGTAGTAGCAGTAGATACTACGCCCTGGAGATGTTTTGAACACATTGAACGTTTAGAACATATCTGTCAAATAGTTTTAGCAAGTGGACGACATTAAAGTATGTTAGTCATCTTGGGTGACAGTTTCTGCTCTGAAAAGGAGGGCTGGCCTTCTATGCTAGCCAATATGCTTAATACAGATTTTGTTTGTCACGGAACACCTGCTGCTAGTTGGTGGATTACCTATAAAGATTGTCAAAGATTAGAAAATAAGTTGTCAAATGCAAAAATAATTATATTTTGCCACACACATCCTGCTAGAATATTAACTGAAAATTTAAATATTCTTCAATGCGATTATAGAGCAAAATCAAAAAATGAAGAGCAAGCCGCCGGTAGTTTATATATGAAATATATTCATAATCACGAAGTTCATGATTGGTCGATGTCTGCTTGGTTTAAGGAATTAAATGAACGGTACAAGCAAGCCACAGTTTTGCACCTATTTGCTTTTGACGATTCAATGAGTCTAGGAAAATATCTCACCAATGGAATTAAAGCAAAGACATCGCTTACTGAATTAAGTTTATTAGAGTTTTCATCAGATGACATCAATTTGCTGTCAGGCGATAGTAGAGCAAATCATTTTAGCCAATACAATAACAAAATATTAGCTAAACAAATTTATAATGGATTAATCAATGGTATAGATTTTGATTTTGACAAAAGTGAATTTAATTTCGGAACTTAAATGGAATAAAAATGGCAATTGATAATAAAATTTTAGAAATATTAGGTAGAGAAGAATACAGGCAAGGCAACACCATAGAACTTATAGCAAGTGAAAACTTTGCCAGTGAAGTAGTGCGTAATCTCTGTGCTAGTGTGTTTACCAACAAGTATGCAGAAGGTATTCCTGGCAGACGTTTTTATAATGGTTGCGAACACGCAGATGAAATTGAACGTCTGGCAATTGAATACGCTACAACACTGTTTGGGTGTCAATTTGCCAATGTTCAACCACATAGCGGTGCTAACGCCAACCTTGCAGTATTCAAAGCATTACTTAAACCTGGAGATGTTATCTTAGGTATGGATCTGAGTAATGGTGGACATCTGAGTCATGGAAGTCATGTTAACCTAAGTGGTGCTTGGTTCAGAGCTGCCAAATATACATTAGGACAAGATGGCCTAATAGACTATATAGAAGTAGATAAATTGGCTCAAGAACTAAAACCTAAATTGATCATTGCAGGTGCTAGTAATTATAGCCAAGTTATCGATTGGGCAAGGTTTAGGCAAATTGCCGACAAAGTAGGTGCAAAACTATTATGTGACATAGCACACTACAGTGGATTGATTGCCGGCGGACAATACCCCAATCCTTTCCCACATGCTCATATCGCTACTAGCACTACACACAAAACATTACGCGGTCCAAGAGGTGGAATAATTCTATGGAACGACAACGATTTATCGGCAAAAATTAACAACGCAGTTTTTCCTGGCACACAAGGCGGACCTTTGATGCATATTATTGCTGCCAAGGCACAGTGTTTTCACGAGGCATTGCAAAAAGATTTCAGAGAATACAGCCGGCAAGTTATCTTAAATGCAAAAGCAATGGTAGAAGTATTCAAAGAAAATGATGTAGATATAGTTAGTAATGGTACTGAATGTCACATGTTTACTTTAGACTTAGGCAAAGAATCTTATAGTGGAAGACAACTTGCAGATAGACTAGAGGAAAAAGGAATTACTGTGAATAAAAATGCAGTACCAGGAGATACCAGAAGTTTTGTTGAAACTAGTGGAATCAGAATTGGCACTGCTGCTGAAACTACTAGAGGACACAACGAAGAATGGTTTAGAGAACTTGCTCAGAATATTGTTAATATTTTGAGAACTTAACACCTTAGGACCGCTAAGTTAAGGTGTAGGCGGCTGCTGCCTGTGGGAATCGATTCGCTACCGTGTACCATAAAGTGAGCACTAAATATTTTGTCTTTCAATTATTATGATATTAATTAAACACCAAACACTAAACGAAGTAAAAACCGTCACCAAACCTTGGGGATGTGAACGCTGGATACAGGCCGGAGATGACAATCATACTTACGTGCTTAAAGAAATTGAACTAAACACCGGGTTTAGAACCAGTATACAAGTTCATAGGCAAAAAGCAGAAACTAATTTTATCTTAGAAGGTCGTGGAGAACTTTGGTATTATCCAGAATGGTTTGACTGCGAGCGCTACGAACAAGGAAAATATACCCAAAGCGAACTTGATTATATTTTAGCAAATTTAGAGTGCATCGAATATGGGCCAGGAAGCACAATGACAATAGAACCGGGCACGATACACAGAATGGTTGCTGTTACAGATTTGCGTTTTGTAGAATCCAGCACCTGTCACTTAGACGATGTTATTAGATTACAAGATGACAGCAATCGCAGTCACGGTAAAATAGATTCAGAACACCAATAATGCTAACAGTTTTAATTCTCGCTGCAGGCTACGGTAGACGTATGGGACACTTTAGCCGCATGGTCAATAAAGGCCTTATTCCCTACGACAACAAACCTTTAATCAGTCATATCATCGAACGATTTGATCAGGACACAAAATTTGTAATTGCCTGTGGGCACATGGGACAGCAAGTCAAAGACTATGTCAGTGCAGTGCATACAGACAAACAGATTATTTACGTAGATATAGACGACTACGCTGAAGGTTCAACGGGCCCGGCTACTACAATACAAAAATGTAGTCCACATTTGACTGCGCCATTTATGTGGCTTAGTTGCGACACTGTTTTTGATTTTGATTATAAATCTAAAATGGATCACAACTGGATTGGTGTATATCCTGTTGATAGTGCCATAGCCAAAGACTACTGTTGGATTCAAAGAGACGGCGACACCATTACAGATATCTACAACAAACAACCCAGCACTACCGCAGTCGACGCTTTTATCGGCTTGATGTACTGCAAGGATACTACATACTTAGACAACTTAAAAGCCAAAGGTGCACGTGAAGCCTACCAGGGATTTGATGATAATTTAGAATTACATGCACACACAGTGAGAGACTGGAAAGACTTTGGCACATACGATAAGTGGGTTGAACTAAGTAGAGGACTTAAGGAAGTTAGTTTTCCTAAACCTGATGAAATCTTTTATCAAGACAATAATAAAATTGTCAAGTTTACCACCGATAGTACACTAACAGATAAAAAAGCCAACAGAGCACTACTGAATCCCAACTGC